CTGAGAAGCATATGTGGAGATCTCTTAGAGGTGGACCTCATCATGGAAGAGGTAAAATGACTGCTGATGATAGAACAGAAAGAAGGTCTGAACGTGCCTTCGATTTGGAGACTTCATATGGATCTGGATCAGTAACCAAGAACCCCAAGAAACTCCGTAAGCAAAAGGCAATGGGTGAGCACGACTGATAAATAAGTCAGAAGGTTGATTTGACCCCTTGACTTTTTAGTCGAGGGGTTTTATAATATCTAAATCGGGGAATTAGCACAGTTGGTAGTGCGCCTGCTTTGCAAGCAGGAAGTCAGGAGTTCGAGTCTCCTATTCTCCATTCTAAATACTTAAAAAAGTATTACTGATATGGCTTCTGGTGTAAAGGAAGGAAGTATAATGGAGGGTATTTTAGCAATTTATATTGCTATGATACTTGCAGATCCAAACGATGGTAATAATATTAATGAATTAAAGGGTAATATTGATAAATTTAGAAAGCAAACTGTTCTTAAAGAAGGATTAAACCCGAGAATAGGTATAAAAAAAGAATTTCCTAAAGATGATGATTTGGGATATGATATTGCTGTTGGTGATCCTAAAGTCAATCCTAATATGAAACAAGGGCAACCATATATCATACAACAAAGGGAAGGAAAACCTGCGGATTTTATTCAAGTTGCTTTGGAAGTTTATTTAAAACCTGCAGAAGTTTATCCTGGATTTGGTGACGAATATGATAAGTATGCCGAGCAAAAGAAAGATTATGGTAAGTTGGCGAAAAAAATTGATACTATGATTGCATCTAAAAAATCAATTTTGTTTAGAAAGATTATACAGGCAAAAAGGAGATTTTTGCTGAATAAAAATATAGATGTAGTTAGATATGAAGTTCTTGCTGATGGTGTGACTGGGGAACAGGCAGATGGAAATATTAAAGCGGATATTATGGTAAAGATAATTGCCAATGGTAGGGAACTTGTGAGGGATCAAATTAATATTTCTGTTAAAAGTGATTCTACTACAGTACAAAATGCTGGTATTATAAAAGGACTTCAATCAATGTATGATGTGATAGGACCTCCAAAATCTAAATCATCTATGGCTAAAAAGTTAATGGAAGATATTGCTAAGGCAAAAGGGGAAGCAAAACTTCAATATGTTTCTGCTATGTTTGATTTGCTTGGGGAAAATTTATCCAATGCATCTGGATCTGATTTTACCAATAGAGCATTTAATTTTTTAGAGGAGGCAATATTTGGTGATGATATGGCTCAAGTTATAGATTTGACATCATCAGGTGGAAAAGTGAAGGAGATAGAACCTGGACAATTTAAAGCGTATAGAAAATATGGTAATGCTGGGAAACCAGTAAAACTAAAAGCACAGAAAAGTGCCTCTGATATAAGAATTCTTCCTGAAGGAGAAAAAGCAACTAATTTTTTATTCAAGTTTAGATTTAAAAGAAGAAATTATAAAGATGGATCTGGCCAGTATGTTGAAAAGATTATGATTGAAACTGGTAAGTTGGCATATTCCAAGAAATAATAAATAAAGGTATATAAAGAAACAATATGAAGAGTTTTTCTAGATTTTTATCAGAGGCAACACAGTCGCAAGCAGCAATGCAGGCGAAGAAACTTGGATATACCGGAGATGGTCACGGCGGTTGGTTAGATCGCTCTGGCAAACTTGTTGCGAGAACTGATAAAGGAAAACTTAAGTATATTGATGGTCGTCAAGCAAAGGGACCAGAAGAACCCTCTGCAGGAAGACAGCAAGCACCTGCCGCCGCCCCACAACCCCAAGCAGCAGCACCAGCACCTGCTCCTCAAGCACCAAGAGGGGCAGCAGCTGCTCCAGAAGATACGGCAGCAGAAGATGGCGATACTCTAACAATAGTGTTTGGTAGATTTAATCCACCAACAGTAGGACACGAAAAACTCTTAAAGTCTGCAAAGAGAATTTCTGCCGGCGGTAATATTAAAATTTATCCATCAAGAACTCAAGACCCCAAAAAGAATCCTTTGGATCCAAATACCAAAGTTTCTTATATGAGAAAGATGTTCCCTGAATTTGAGGAAACGATTATTAATGACCCTGATATGAGGTCTATCTTTGATGTTCTCGTGAATGCGGATAAAGATGGGTATTCAAGTGTCAATATTGTAGTTGGATCTGATAGACAATCTGAGTTTGAGAATCTTGCACAAAAGTATAATGACGATCTCTATCAGTTTGATTTGATTCGCGTAGTATCTGCTGGAGTTCGTGATGCTGATGCAGAAGGTATTGAGGGAATGTCTGCATCTAAGATGAGAAAGGCAGTATTGGATAATGACTTCGAATCCTTTAGAAAAGGAACTCCAAAGTCTTTAGATGATGGAGAAACTCAAGCACTCTTTGATGCTGTTCGTCAAGGAATGGGCACAAAGAAATCTAAAGTAAAAAAAGAAAGTTATAGCCTCTGGGAGATTGCTCCAAAGTATGACCAAAAGACTCTTCGTGAAAATTATATCAAAGGAAGAGTTTTTAAGATTGGTGATATTGTAGAAAATTTAAATACTGGATTGGTTGGAAAAATTATGCGTAGAGGAACAAATCATTTAATTTGTTTAACCTCTGAGGGGAGAATGTTTAAATCTTGGATTAAAGATGTGATGGAATATACTGAAGTTAAGATGGATAGGAAATATAGATTACCAGGAAAACCAAATACATTACTTGGAACTACTGGATATTTAAAATATGCAGTACAACAAACTCCAGGATCCACTCTAGGAAAAGAAAACCTCCAAAAAGGTGGTAGAGCGTTCTTGAATTTCATAAATAAGTATAAGGAAAAGAAAGTAAGTACTTATTAAGATGTCAATGAATCCTCTTAACGATATTTCCAAAATTTATTTGGAACAGGTTTCAGAGTCTGTAGTTCCAGGAAAACCTGCAGAGAAACTTGGTGCTGTAACTGCTATTCCTCAGGATGAGCGTGAATCAGCAAGAAAAAGAACACTCGAAAAAGCAGCAGCAATTCGAGCAAAGAAAGGTATTAAAACTGAAGCACTTGATCCCGTAGGAAAAGAGGATGCTGATGTTGATAATGATGGTAAGAAGAATACCAAGAAAGACCAATATCTTTTAAATCGTAGACAAGCAATCTCACAATCAATCTCAACACAAAAAGAAGCAAAAGAAGTTAAGAGATGGTGGGATGATGATGGTGATGGAAAGGGATATGAGGAAGGTGAAGTTTCTGGTAAGTTTAAGAAAAAGAAAAAGGCAGTGAAAGAAGGTTTCTCTAACTGGAGAGAAGATCTTTTTGAGGTAATTGGTGAAGTTAAAATTAAAGGTAAAAGTGGAAATCCAAAAATTGTAGAAAAGCAAATTAATAATAAAGTTAATATCAATCCAAAACTTGATCTTGGAGAAACAGTTGAAGAATTGGGTGGAACTCTTCTTGAGATGGTAGAGATTGATGAGGTAGATTATATTGTTGAAAGTGTTTATGATGAACTTTTAGATGAAGGGTATGAGGAAGATGATATTGAAGAAGCACTCGAATATGCACTAACTGAAGCAACAGTTACTTTTGGTCACGATACTCCAACAGCAAAAAAGAAGGGTGGAAATCTTCTAAAAGCAGTTGGAAGACTTGCAAGACAAAAACTCTCTAGCAAAGTTCGTGGTGCTAAAACAGCAGCAAAACAGGCAGTAGCAACTGGCGCAAGAAAGGTTGCTAAAGGTGCATTAGGTGTTGCTCGTAAGGTGGAAGGTGGTGCTAAAAAATCAACCACCGCAGAAAGAAAACCATCAACATATCGTGGTGCAGGTGCTGGTCAAAAAGAAAGAGTAAGTAGTGGTTCTTATACACCACCTACCAAAAAGAAAGCAGAAAAACCTGCTGATCCTTGGAAGGGAAGTTCTACAGTTCCTCAAAAATCAAAACCAAAACCAAAAGCAGAAAAGCCTGCTGATCCTTGGGAAGGTAGTGCAACAACTCCTGCAAAACCAAAAGCAACAACTAAAAAGGCAGCAGCACCAAAAGCAAAAGCACCTGCTGCAGCATCAACTGCAAAGAAAAAGAAAAAATCAAAGTTAGATAGTTTGCTTGCTGATATTAGAAGTGAGCAAGTTCAGCAAATTGATGAACTTTCCACAAGAAAGATGCTTGCATATAAAAATGCTGCAGAAAAAGACAGGGAAGTTTTAAATAAAAAATGGGACAAAGGAACTGCTACTTATAGAGAAAAGATGAGAGTTCTTGGTCGTGAAGAGGGTGAAGAAAGAGCATCAAGACAAATAAAGAAAAAAACTGGAAAGGACGCTTATAGAATGAATGCACTTGATAAACTAAAAGCAGCGGTTACTAAAGAAGAAACTCAACTTTCTGAAAAAACATTAAGTTCTGCTGAAACTAAAGAAAAGGAAAGAATTGTAAAGTCGATGAAAGATAAGTCGGCAGATTTTGAAAAGAGATATCCTGGTCGTGGTAAGGAAGTGATGTATGCAACCGCCACAAAGATGGCAAAGAAAATTGCAGAGCAGGCAATGGAACTGCAACCAAAGACTCAACCACAACCAAAAGAAAAACCACTTGATACTGCAATTGAAAAGCAAAAATATTCGAATTTGAAAATGGTGCAACAAAAGCAACAACAACTTCAAAGACAAAAACTTAATCTTCAGAGACAAGGAAGACTGCCTTTAGAGGCTGACTAATCTAAATAGGACAGGATACTCTTCATATGGAGGTTATTATGTCTGCATTAATCGCATGGGCAATTGCCAATCAAGCACTTATCGCAACTGTTCTTTTTGCAGTTTCGGAAACACTTGGAGCAAACCCCAAAATCAAAGCTAATGGTATTTTGTCACTTATTCTTATTCAGGCTCAAGCAGCACTGAAGAAGAAAGGTGCTACAGATATCACTCCTTGAGTTAAATCAAATATCAATAGAGACCTCTTTCTGGGGTCTCTATTTTTTATAAATATCTTATAGCAAATAACTTTTACGGAAGAAAGAACATGGCACTCTGGGGAAATAATGACGCTAAAGGTTCCGTTGGAACAGTATCTTTAGATTATGCTACTGGTGTTGTAACTGGTTCAGGAACTACTTTTGGTCAAGTAGGTGCTGCTGCAACTGGTGATGTAATTAGATTTGGTAGCAGAACTGGTACTTATTATGGAGATGCTGTAATCGTTGGTATCGCAAGCACAACTCAACTTTCTATTGGAAGAACATGTGGGTTAAGTGGTGCTGCTATTTCTGGAGTTCAATTTGATATTAGTGAGCTTCCAAAATATACAATTAAAGATAAGAGATACCAGCAATTCTTTACTGATTCAACAGAAACTTCACTCATTGCTACGACATCTGCATCATTGACTGCTGGTATTGGAACCAATATTGTTGCAATCGCTAGTACTTTGGGAATTATTGTTGGAGATACTTTAGTTAGTAGCGGGGTCTCAAAGGTTGTTGCTTCTATTGCATCAACAACTGTCTCCCTTGCTTCTACAATTGCATCTGCAATTTCTTCTGGAAGTCTTATAAATTTTACAAGAGTAACTGGTGGATACGAAGCATCAATTTACGGTGTTGCTGAAGGTGGAATGGATTCTGCTGCAACTACCACATATGAATTAAGTCATGAGGGTTGGGTTGGTATTCAAACTTATATTGATGCAGAGGGTAATCTGAGAGTTAAGAAAGAGACACTTGTTGCAATGTCCGGAATCACTACTGGAAATACTCCTCTGTATGACAGCAATCCATTAGTTTGATAATATATGATTTTTAATGAATTGAATCCTGATAATTTTCTCTTGTTTGCAATTAAACATTATGAAAACCCTCAAGCAGTAACTAGAGAAGATTTTGATAAAGATTTAAATCATTTTAAATATATCAAAAGACTTTTGAAACGGTATAAGAATACAGGTGAGCTCAAAACTCACCTTCTTCTTAATCACTTTATTGTTCTTTATAATATTTTTGGAGAAGCAACAACTCCTATGTTGTTTTTTAAAATTGAAAAAGATCTTTGGTCTGCTATGAAAAGTTTTATTATATTTTTGGGTAGACTCCCAGAATATCCAAAATCTACAATTCATGATATTAAAGTGGATGTTAATTGTCTTTCCGAACTTTATAAAATCTACAATGGATCCCAAGAAACTTGATTGGATTATTTCAATAGTTAGAGAAGAAATGATGGCAGCGGGTGCTGGTGGATTTACTGGTTCTGCAGATCCAAAAGGACCTGTTGCTGGATTTGACCCTGTTATGGGATTGAAAAAAAGAAAAGGTCCTCAAATTAAACTTGCACCAGGTTCCAGAAAAAGGTGGTCAAATAAATAATATTAAATCTATTGAAGTATTTGTTTCGTAATAAAGAAATAATAGACTTCAAAAAAATGTTCAATCAAAATACTTCTGCAGATACTAAAATTGCCGTTTTGGAAGAAAGGCTTTCTTCTTATGAAATCATGATGAAAAAAATTGATGAAGCAATTCAGATAATGGGTAAGACGAGTCAAAATATTAGTAAAATGCTTGCCGTTCATGATGAAAGAATAGAGCAATGTGGAAAAACTGATGATATGATTTCGCGAATGCTCAATGAATTAAAAGATGGAAATAGAGACCAACATGTAGCAGTATCTGAGAGAATTGATAAAATAGAAGTAAAATTGGAAGAGATTATAAAATATCGCTGGATTGTAGTTGGAATTTTTGCTGTATGCACTTTTGCATTTTCTCAGTCTGGAGTTGTTATAGATTTTTTAACCCCAGATAATTCTCAACAAATAACGATTGAAAAAAATAAATAATATTGAGTTTGGCACTTGCTGCCATGAAGACACAAAAGAAACCGTCCATTTATTCTCTACAAAAAATAACAAATTCTGTTATAAAATGGACGGGAATAATGACTTCCCTCTGCCTTGACAAAGCACGATAGTCTGATAGAATACGTAAACAGATTAAAATTTGATTATGGATTTTGTTGATGTTAAGTACATCAATTTGATATCTTCTCGCTTTCAGAAGTTCAAGAAGATAAAGAATAATCTCTACAACTTTCGCTGTCCTATCTGTGGAGATTCTCAGAGAAACAAAAGTAAAGCAAGGGGATATTTGTATCAGGTAAAAAACAATACAAATTATAAATGCCATAATTGTGGTGTTAATATCTCTTTCAATAATTTTCTTAAAGAGATAGATTTAGTAATTCACAAACAATACACGTTTGAAAAATTTAAAGAGGGAAAAACTGGTAAAAACTTTGTTGCAGAAGAACCCGTCTTTAATTTCGAAACTCCAATATTTAAACCAAAACTTGATTTACCAAAAGCATCGGAAAATCCTGATGCTAATGATTATTTGGTAAAAAGAAAAATAAATCCAAATAAATTCTATTACACTGAAAAATTTAAGGAGTGGTCCAACTCTTTAAAGAAAACATTTGATAGTATGAAATATGATGAACCAAGGATTATTATTCCTTTGTTCTATCAAAATACACTTATTGGATTTCAAGGAAGATCCCTTGGTCCAAGCAAGGTTAAATATATCACTGTGATGATTAATGATGATGCACCAAAAATCTATGGTCTCGATGAAGTACAAAAAAATGAAACTGTCTACATCACGGAAGGACCCTTCGATTCAACTTTCATTCGCAACTCAATTGCTCTTTGTGGAGCTGATGGTGATGTTGGTAAGTGGGGTATTAGCAATCGCGTTTGGATTTATGATAACGAACCACGTAATGGAGAAATCCACAACAGAATCGAAAAATGTATTTCAAATGGAGAGAAAGTTGTAATCTGGCCTTCCTCAATAAAAGAGAAGGATATTAATGATATGGTTATTGCTGGACTGAATGTGCAGTCTGTGATAGAATTAAATACTTACTCTGGTTTAGAAGCAAAACTTAAATTTACTACCTGGAAGAAAATATGACCAACGGCACCAAAGTTAAAAAGCGTGATGGACGAATTGAGTCTCTTGACCTAGACAAGATGCACTTGATGGTTGAAGAGGCGTGTAAGGGTCTTGCAGGCGTCTCTGCGAGTCAAGTTGAGATGACATCGGGCATTCAGTTTTATGATGGAATCAGTACTGGAGAGATTCAAGAAATTTTGATTCGTAGTGCTAGTGATTTGATTGATTTGGATCATCCTAACTATCAATATGTTGCTGCTCGTCTGCTCCTTTTTGCAGTTCGTAAGCAACTCTATGGAAAGATGTTGGAACTACCGCATCTAGAGCATCATATCTATGTTTGTGTAAATCAAGAAGTGTATGATAATGAAATCTTTAACAAATATTCTAAAGAAGAAATTGATAAAGTAAATAGTTTTATTGACCATGATCGCGATTTTCTTTTCACCTATGCAGGTCTTCGTCAGGTAGTTGATAAGTATCTTGTGCAGGATAGGAGTGCTGGTGGTGTATATGAAACTCCCCAGTTCATGTATGCAATGATTGCTCTTACTATCTTTGCCGAATATCCAAAAGAAACAAGACTCTCTTACGTCAAGAAGTATTATGACGCAATCTCAAAGCACAAAATCAACATTCCCACACCTATCATGGCAGGAGTGCGAACTCCACTTCGACAATTTGCGAGCTGTGTTCTTGTTGATGTTGATGACTCCCTCGATAGTATCTTTAGTAGCGATATGGCTATTGGTCGCTATGTTGCACAAAGGGCAGGAATCGGTATCAACGCAGGCAGAATCCGTGGCATCAACGCTAAAATCAGAGGCGGAGAAGTTCAGCACACAGGTGTTGTCCCTTTCCTCAAGAAGTTTGAAGCAACTGTCCGATGCTGCACTCAAAATGGCATCCGAGGTGGATCAGCAACTGTCCACTTCCCAATCTGGCACCAAGAAATCCAAGACATCCTAGTTCTTAAGAACAATAAAGGTACTGAAGATAATCGTGTCCGTAAACTGGACTACTCAATTCAAATTAGCAAACTGTTCTATGAAAGATTTATTCAGGACGGTGAGATTACACTTTTCTCTCCGCACGATGTACCTGGACTTTATGATTCTTTCGGAACAGACAAGTTTGACGATTTATATGTTGAATACGAAAACAATTCGTCCATTCCGTCGAAAACTGTTAAGGCACAGGAACTCATTCTTAGTCTCCTCAAAGAACGTGCTGAAACGGGTCGTATCTACATTATGAATATTGACCATTGCAACTCTCACTCTTCCTTTAAGGATAAGGTTGAGATGAGCAATCTATGTCAAGAAATTACTCTACCAACTTATCCTCTTCAGCATATTGATGACCCTAATGGGGAAATTGCTCTCTGTATTCTTTCTGCCATCAATGTTGGTAAAGTGAAGTCTGATGAAGAACTAGAAGAACTTTGCGATCTTTCTGTTCGTGGATTGGATGAGTTGATTGACTATCAAAAATACCCCGTAATTGCTGCAGAAATCGGCACCAAGGCACGTCGTTCTCTTGGTATTGGTTATATTGGTCTTGCCCATTATTTGGCAAAACTTGGGTTCAAATATGATTCTCAAGAAGCATGGGATGCAGTTCATGGACTTTCTGAATCTTTCCAATATTATCTACTGAAAGCATCTAATCAAGTTGCTAAAGAGAAGGGTCATTGTGAATACTTTGGTCGTACAAAATATGCGGATGGTATTCTTCCTATTGACACATACAAAACTGATGTAGACGAAATCTCTTCTATTCCACTTCAGCATGATTGGGAAACTCTTAGAGCATCTATCCTGGAACACGGTCTCAGGCACTCAACATTGTCCGCACAGATGCCATCGGAGAGCAGTTCCGTTGTGTCAAACGCAACTAATGGAATCGAACCTCCTCGTGGATACCTGTCCATTAAAAAGTCAAAGAAGGGGCCTCTTAAGCAAATCGTTCCTCAGTATGCAACTCTTAAGAACAATTATACGCTTCTTTGGGATATGCCTAGCAATACTGGTTATATTAATGTTGTTGCCGTTATGCAGAAATTCTTTGATCAAGCGATTTCTGGAAACTGGTCTTATAATCCAGAAAATTATGCCGACAATGAAGTTCCTGTGTCAGTGATGGCAAATGACTTTTTGACTACATACAAGTACGGGTGGAAAACTTCTTACTACCAAAACACTTATGATATTAAGACTGATGAGGTAGTTGAAGAGAAACCCAATTTGCAAGATTTGATTAACGAATTAAGTTCAGTAGAGGAGGGAGAGTGTGAATCCTGTGCAGTTTAAAATTTCTTCAGTTGAAGAAAATCCAACCCAAATCAAAGGAATGACAGTTTTTAATACCGAGAACATTGATAGAAAAAAACAACCAATGTTCTTTGGTGCTCCTCTTGGAGTTCAAAGATATGATTCATACAAATATCCTATCTTTGAAAAACTTACAACTCAGCAGCTAGGATACTTCTGGAGACCTGAAGAGGTATCTCTCCAGAAGGATCGTGGAGATTATCAAACTCTTCGTCCTGAACAGAAGCATATCTATACTTCCAATCTGAAGTATCAGATCATGCTTGATAGTGTTCAGGGTCGTGGTCCTGGTATGGCATTTCTTCCATATTGCTCACTTCCTGAATTGGAAGCATGTATGGAAGTGTGGGGTTTTATGGAAATGATTCATAGTCGTTCCTATACCTATATCATTAAAAACATCTATTCGGACCCTTCAGAGGTATTTGATACTATCATCAACGACAACCGCATTCTAGAGCGTGCTAAGAGCGTTACAGAGTCTTATGATGACTTTATTCAATCAGCACAACAGTATGGTGTATCTGATACTTGGATGCACAGACTTGAGGGAGTCTCATACGCAAAAGAAACAATCAATGATGTCAAACGAAAACTTTACAGAGCAGTCGCAAACGTTAATATTCTTGAAGGTATTCGCTTCTACGTTAGTTTTGCTTGTAGTTTCGCCTTTGGTGAACTTAAGCTTATGGAAGGATCCGCTAAAATCATTAGTCTCATCGCAAGAGACGAAAATCAACACCTAGCACTTACTCAGAATATTCTGAATAAGTGGAGAGAAGGTGATGATCCTGAAATGCAACAAATTGCAAAAGAAGAAGAAGAGTGGGTCTATAAAATGTTTGATCGTGCGGTAAATGAAGAAAAGAAATGGGCAGATTATCTGTTCAAAGATGGAAGCATGATTGGACTTAATGATAAACTTCTTCAGCAATATGTTGAATGGATTGCAAATCGTAGACTTAAAGCGATTGGTCTAAAACCACAATATGATATCTCAGCTAATAATAATCCACTTCCTTGGACTCAACACTGGATTTCTTCCAAAGGTCTTCAGGTTGCTCCACAGGAAACTGAAGTAGAATCTTATGTTGTAGGGGGCATTAAGCAGGATGTTACCAAAAATACTTTCTCAGGATTCAAACTATGATGAATGGTGTGAGCAGGAAATCCTGAACGCATATAAAGATGCTGCGGAAACAGATCTTTTTTTATTTGGTGATTATGATTACTCTTATGTTTGGAAAGGAACAAATAGTAATGATGTTGCATAGATAGGGGAGGTTAATCCTCCTTTTTTTATGCCTAAAAATCAACTTACGAAAGATGAACTAAAGGTTCGTGTCTTAAAATTAAAAGACAAACTTCACAAAGAACATATCCGTCCTGAAATGGATATGAAAGGACTTGCTAATAAATATCTTAACGAAGTTCTTGATATTGTTAATGAGTATAGATATTGACTATGAAAATCCTTGGGTTTATAATGGAAAACCTTTTATTTCGGATGATATACAAGATTTTTTTGGTTTTGTTTATCTTATCCAGAATAATCTTAATAACAGGAAATATATTGGTAGGAAATATTTCTGGCAGTTTAGAACTCCTAAAGGGAAAAAACGAAAAGTAAAATCAGAATCAGATTGGAAAAAATACTATGGGTCTTGTCCGGAACTTAAAGAAGACATTATCAAATTTGGCAGAGAAAATTTTAGTAGAACTATCGTATCATTACATAAAACAAAGGGCAAAACAAACTTCGAAGAGACAAGACAACTCTTCGGAAATAATGTCCTCGCAGAAGGACTTGACGACGGAACTCCAAGATACTACAATAGCAATATCCTCAACAGGTACTTCCGAAAAGATTATTATGGAAACAACGACTGAAGATATCGTCGCACATGTGAGGGAGTGGTCTCTTGAGAGGGCAGCAGATAGAAATCTTTCTGAAGAGAATGCTCGTGCTATTCTTGCAGAGTTTTATGAATGGATTGAACCTGAAGGTGATGAACTTGAAATTGTCTCATTGGAACCAGAAGATTGACAAAATCTAAATAAAAACTTATAATGTTAAGATTCACAACTATGTGAATCTTTTTTTATTATGAGACTTTGAGTGACAATTAGAGCCGTGGAAAGTGCCCTTCGAGAGAAGTGGTGTACCCCCTTTCTATACGGATGTAGAGTTCAATTAAAATTAATGCAACAATTCTTTACTGTAGCCCTGCCTCTTCTGGCATCGGTTACAACCAATATGGCAACACTGCCGGTATTTCCTCCTCTGACGACACCTCCAGTGCCGTTTTCTGTTATTAAGGAGTTTGAAACTACGACAGCGACCAAAGAGGTTGCTCCCGAAAAGCCAAAAGAGAAAAGGCTAATTTGTAAAGGGTGTAATGAACATGAGAATGCTACCCTGGCGTACTTCCAGGATCGTGGTATTAAAGACAGAAACGCCCTTGCTACCATCATGGGTAACATTCGTCAGGAATCAACTTTTGTTCCTAACATTTGTGAAGGTGGTAGTAGAACCAGTTGGAGTAACTGCGGCCGTGGTTACGGACTGATTCAATGGACATCTGCCGATCGTTATTATGGATTGGGTGATTTTGCTAAGAGGTATGGTGGTTCTCCATCAGCACTTCCAACGCAACTTCGTTATCTAACGACTGAAGTTCAATGGAAACGAATTGAAGACAGGATGAAAATTCCTGGTAAGTCTATCAATAGTTACATGGACTATGCGTATAGTTGGATTGGTTGGGGGCATCATGGTGCTCGTACTTCGTATGCTCATGATTATGCTTCCAGACTGATTCCGGTAGAAGTTTAATACAATAGAATAAATAGAGGGGAGTGCTGCAGACCTCCCCTTTCTTATGTTTAAATTTGGAAAAAAGAAACCAGATATAAAACAATACGCAATAATCGGTATAATATTATCTTCTATTATTGCAGCACTCTCACAATGTACAGGAGTTTCTGAGACTGGTCTTTGGGACTTACTAGACGAAATTCAAAGAAAATATTTTCCAGGCACAATACTTAATGAGTTTGTGATTAAGGATGATAAGAAACTTGAAAGAAGAATCAAGCGTGATGTTGATGCAGCAATAGCAGAGTATGAACGCTTGACAGGAGACGATGGAAAGGTTAGAATACCTTCACCACGATACTCAGAGAAACCTATCAATACTGAAATCCAAACTGGAGAATCAAGATTGTTGGGAGGTGAAATGAGAATCTGTGCTCCATGGGTTGACGACTGCCCCAAGCAGTAGTATAATATCAGAGTTGAGAAATCAACTGCGGCACTCCCCTTCGGTAGGTTCAGGAGTGGCGGCGATAGGAACCTACTTTATGCCTCAGTAACTCAGTGGACTAGAGTATCCGCCTTCTAAGCGGTTAGCCGTTGGTTCGAATCCAACCTGAGGCGTTAGACTTTTTAACAAAAAAAGTCTTATAAATAAACACACTTAGGTCGAAAACAATGTCTTTCCAAATGAACAAACAGATTAGTACTCTTGATTGCCGCTATTGGCATATTGAGGGAACTCCCCTGTTTGCGAATATGGAAAGACATATGTAAGATGTAATCCATAAAAGCAAAAGACAGGGGAGAGAAACCAAAAGTTTCCTCCTCTTTTTTATTGCCTGTGACAGTTTCCTAAGTGCCCACCAATCTCCCCCCAGAGACCAAACGGTGGTATTCTTAAAGGGTGGTTGAGAGACCACCAGCACATCGACAACCGAATATTTATCCTATATCATAACTTTACATTTTGGTAAAGTTAGAGTAAAATAAATAATAACAACTACTCTAACCTAACTAAAATGAAGTCCAACTGTTTGACTTGTGGCATTGAGGTTTCTTTCAGACCATCCCAAAAGACTGGTAAGTATTGCTCTAACAAATGCCAACAAAAGTATCAGCAGAAAAAAGTTATTGATGATTGGAAAGAAAATCCTAATACTGGTGTTAAAGCTGGATACAGACTTAAATCTGGTGTTAGGGAATATCTTTTAGAAAAAAACAATCATCAGTGCTCTTCTTGTGGTTGGAATAAAATAAATCCATCTACTGGAAAATCTCCTTTGGAGATAGACCATATTGATGGTGATTGTTCCAATAATAAGGAAGAAAACTTAAGGGTATTGTGTCCTAACTGCCACTCTTTGACTGAGAACTATAAGGCTCTCAATAAAGGAAATGGTAATAGAAAACGACTCCAGTACTTTGGACTTATTTAATGGGTTTGTAGCATAGCGGCGAATGCATCTGGCTTTTAACCAGCGTACCGTGGGTTCGAGTCCCACCAGACCCATCGTGGGAGGATTTCCGAGTGGCTAAAGGAATCTGACTGTAAATCAGACGGCTCTGCCTTCGCAGGTTCGAATCCTGCTCCTCCCACCTTGACCCATTAGTGTAGCGGTCTATCACGCCACCCTGTCACGGTGGAGATCACGGGTTCGAATCCCGTATGGGTCGTTGAAGGTAAGGAAAGAAAAAGGAGCATGGGAACCGAAAGGAGATACCGCACCTGCCTTCATATCAAGTTCCTATCGACTAGCGGTTAGGTCACCACCCTTTCAAGGTGGCAGCACGGGTTCGAATCCCGTTAGGAATACTATGGAAACATAGCTTAGTTGGTAAAGCATTCGACTGATAATCGAAAGACCACTGGTTCGAGTCCAGTTGTTTCCATTGGAAGATTGGCAGAGCGGTTAATGCAGCGGTTTGCTAAACCGTGAGGGTAACACCTCCGTTGGTTCGAATCCAACATCTTCCGTGTGTCGTTAGCCTAGTGGTAAGGCATCGGTTTGTGGAACCGACTAGATGGGTTCAATTCCCATACGGCACCCCGCCCTTATAGCTCAGTGGTAGAGCAACTCACTAGTAATGAGTAGGTCGTTGGTTCAAATCCGACTGAGGGCTTCTGAGGTCGCCAAGTGGTAAGGCAGCGGGTTTTGGTCCCGCCATTCGTGGGTTCGAATCCTACTCTCAGAATTTGTCCTTTTAGCTCAGTGGAGCAGAGCAGTAGGCTACGAACCTATGTGTCGGGAGTTCGAATCTCTCAAAGGACGCTTGACAGATTCATAAGAATCTGTTACTATATAAAAGTGATAGAGGTTAAGTCACTGTTATACCCTTATGAGGTATATCACACTTAATCCATCAAGTCGATGTGGCGGAATTGGTAGACGCGCTGGGTTTAGGTTCCAGTAGATTAATCTGTGAAGGTTCAAGTCCTTTCATCGACACTTGACAATCAAACTAAAATAGTTTATGATTGTCTTATAAGCGGAGTTAGTTCAGCGGTAGAACGCTATCCTTCCAAGTTAGATGTCGTCGGTTCGATTCCGATACTCCGCTCTGAACCTTCGGGTTCTTTATTCCCCTGTGGCGCAGCGGTAGCGCGAGAAACTGTTAATTTCCAGGTCACAAGTTCGAATCTTGTCGGGGGAGTTGGAAGGATTGGAAATGTCTGATTCTTTCAAATTGAAAATGCTGGACAAACTTCGGAGGTAAAATCTCTAGAGTCTCCCAACCCATTTGGTGCGTTCCTGAAAACAGGAAGAATAAGGTTTGGTGTTTTCTCTTATTCACCGTTCTCTAACACGGTGAAATTGCAGAAAGTGTCTTCTGCGGGTGGTGGCCACTCATCACCTTTCGGGCGATTAACTCAGCGGTTAGAGTGTCTGCTTTACACGCAGAAAGTCCGCAGTTCGAATCTGCGATTGCCCATTGCATAAATACTTGAAAAAAAGTATAATGGAGAAATTGTTTAAACTCTTAAGTGATGCTCAATCGTCACTTTTTGTTTTATTTCATAAAACTTGGGCATTTCACTGGAATGTTGTAGGAAGTGATTTTACTCAACTTCATCAACTCTTTGGCGGACAGTATGAGACTATGTTTGAAGAGGTTGATAGACTCTCTGAGCATATGAGATATCTAAATATTAAACCTTTAAGTTCTCTCTCAAGAATGCTTGAGGTAACTCAAATCAAAGAGGCAGCAAGTTCAACAGGAGCAGGAGAAATGCTTCAGGAACTTCTTGATAATAACATCAAGTTTTGTGAGTTAATGGTAGAGATTTCGGAAGAATCAGAAGCACAAAAGCAATATGCAACTGCTAATTTGGTTCAAGACTTAATGGAATCCCACGGCAAATTTGTATGGATGTTAAGATCACATTTACAGTGAATAGGATGAAGAACAATGTTATCAATAAGATGCAAAGATTGTAACAAAGAATTACTTGGACACCCAACAAAAACTATAACTTGTGGATGTTCAAATATGGCAACAATTCGCGGAGATAAGATTTCAGCACTTGACTTATCTAGAGTTGTTATGCTAAACTCATTAAAGGAAACACAAAAATCAAATGTGCTTTCTAATCAAGATCTTGCTTTTCAGGAAGCAAGAAGACAACGTAAAGTTCGTAAACTGGACTTCGAGATTCGTTGAATCTCATATTGGAGAGGTGGCCGAGTGGTTTAAGGCAGCAGTCTTGAAAACTGCCGAAGTGAAAGCTTCCGTGGGTTCGAATCCGACCCTCTCCGCTATAATTGATACCAAAATTTAATAATTTCTTCAGTAGTGTTACATAATGGACACATTTCATTGACATTCAAAATTTGAAAACTATTATATAATAGTACTACGCAGAAAACCCATGGACGAACATACGTTTGATAACTGGGTAAAAATAAAAGAAACTTTTGAGAAATCTGGTAATACCAGTAATATGTTTTATCGTAGAGCCTGTGAAATTATTAAGACAGGTCGCGACCCTCTTGCAAAATTTCTTGGAGATGAAAAATGACTCCTGATGAAGTACAGGAAATGATTGACCAATCAGTTGCAAAAGCAATTGACAAACACAATAAAACTGCTACAATAATATCAGCAACAATCGGTTCGGTTTTGCTTTTCTTCTATGCCCATGGGGTTCTTGCTGTTATAGATAGAGTACGATGAGAGACTTTGCTCATTTAATTCTGGATAATCAGGTTTCGCTTTTTATCCTTTGCTACCTCTTGACAATGGTTCCAGTCTTGGGTATAATGGTTATACATCAAACAAAACAAAAGTAACGGAATGTAGCTCAGTTTGGTAGAGCACTCGCTTTGGGAGCGAGATGCCGCAGGTTCGAATCCTGTCATTCCGACTCATAAAAATTGACTTTATGAAAATGTATCAAGAAATTAACGAACTTAAATCATTTACAGTAGAAGAGTTTCAAGCAGATTTTGATAACTTGATAGATAGAGTTGAAAAAGGAGAATCATTTATCATAACAAGTGAGCATGGAAATGTAGTTATGATTCCTTACAATGAAGTTGTGCAGATATGTGAAGACGCAAATGTGGATATTGATGATATAGTTAAAATCCACACCGATCACGAAGAAGGTTCTTGACAAAGAGTTCCAGGTCCTCTAGAATAGACCTGGATTTATGGGGGTATAGCTTAATGGTTAGAGCGGGCTCCTTATAAGGGCTTAGTCTGGGTTCAACTCCCAGTATCCCCATTCGCTATTTGCGAATAGCGAATGCTGGTTTAGCAATCTGGCGAATGCAATCGACTCATAATCGATGGGAGGCGAGTTCGATCCTCGCAACCAGCACTGGACAGAAACCGAACTGTCCTACTTGACTTTCAACACTATTTTTCCTATAATAACAAGGTCAACATTCAAAACAATGACTCTCACTTCTAAATTTAAGAAAGACGTTCAAACCCTTCGTGGTGCTGCTAATGGTGAATTCTATCTTGATGTAAAGAATCCAAAACTCTTTAAAAAAGTTCGCCGTTTTTATGAGCAAGAAGGTGTAGTATTCTCTGGTGATCCTCTGGATGATTATGAAATGCTTATGGAATATGTTCTTTCTGATCTAGAAACAATCGAGGTTGCATGACAAAAGTTCTTCTTGAACGTGAGGGATTTAGGTTTGTTGAACGGGGAATTATTGAACTGAACGGCAAACCAGATTACCGTCTTCAAATGCAAGATTATTATTCTAAGAGGTGGAATGACGTTTATTTGTTCGATAATTCTATGCAATTTTCTCTTGCAATGGAGGATATTGAGTATGCGAAATGGTTGACTGATCAACCATGTTATATTGATCCTGATGATATTGAAGAATGATAATGCAAACTCTTTCTAATTGGATAAATCCACAATATCTCAATTCTTCATACTTTGAACAATTGCAGGAAACTGTAAAATCAAAACCAGATATTAAATATCTAGTTTTAGATAATTTCTTTAAAGAAGATAAGTTAGAAGAACTAATCAAGCAGCATCAAACTTTAGAATTCAGTGAATATCTTGATAGAAGGTCTGACACTGATTCAGAACTTCTTCCTTATGATGGATCTGTTGTATTTGCAAATCAAGAAATTCATATTGGATCTGATTTATTTTTTAATCCAGAATGGCACGAATATCTTGTTCGATTGGTAAATTCTAACTATCAATTGAATCATCCATGTCATACTGAAATTAAACTTAGGTATCACAGACCATATGCAAATGGATTTTGGATTCATACTGATAGTTTTTCTAGAAAACTTGTAGTTATTTGCTACTTCAATAAAAATTGGAAATATGAAGATGGCGGCATGTTACAATTATGGAGAGTTGATGAAGAATGTTCTGAATCGTCATTTAAAATTAATAACATTAATCCAGAATCTAGGATGGATTTTTTAACAACTCATAAAAGAATTCAAACTGATTGTCCAGGTGGAGGATTTGCTGATAATAAAGTCCATGATTTGGTTCTAATTGATCAAATACTCCCTATATACAACAGAGTTTTTATTTGTGATTTGAGTAATGATTTATCATACCATAGCGTAACTCCCAGCAATGGAAAAGAGCGTACTGGTTTTGTTCAGTGGTTGATGTAAATAATAGTCTCGGTATGACTTAAAACTAGCCCTGGTCGGGAGCAAAACCCCTTATGTCTAAAACAAGTATCCTACGATATCTTGGCAATATTCTTCTCATTATTGGTTATCAAATCATGCTATGGGGAGATTTTAAATATGGACTACTGGTAAAGTTTATTGGTGGCTCTTTAACTATACCATTTGCAATTAAACTAAAACTCTACGATGTCTTAGTTTTATGTGCATTCTTTTCTGTGAATGAACTTGCAAAACTGTCCCAACTTTTCCTAGTTTCTTAAAACTAGGTGGTGGAGTCAATGACCCATTAGGTTTCCAATTTCCTTAAAAAATTGGTGGTGCGGATGGGACTCTCTCCCGCCTGGTTTCCAATTTCCAGCCAAAGAATTGGTGGCGAGCCTGAATTACATAAGAGGGGTTTACACAACCCCTCTTTTTTTATAGAATACATAGTATAAACAAAATTGTTGTCTATGAAAGTTATTATTCCCATGTCTGGGATGAGCAGTAGATTTTCTGCAGTGGGATATCAACTACCAAAATACTTGTTGGAAATAGATGGTAAAACTGTAATTGAGCATATCGTAAATCTTTATCCAACAGACTCTGAATTTGTTTTTATTGTAAATGATAAACACGCAGAACAGACTAACATATTAGATCTTTTACAAACACTTTGTGATAATAAAAAAATAATTACTATTCCATCTCATAAAAAGGGTCCTGTATTTACAGTATCTAAAATTTTTGATCTGATTGATGATGATGAGCAAGTAGTTGTAAATTATTGCGATTTCTCAATGTATTGGGATTATGGAGATTTTGAAAATTTTGTAAATAAAACTGAATGTGATGGGTGTGTAATTTGTTATACTGGATTCCATCCTCACATGTTGGGTAGTGATAATTATGCTTTTTGTAAGGTAGACGATAATAATAAAATTTTAGAAGTTCGTGAGAAGCAACCGTTTACTGATAATAAAATGTCAGAGTTTGCTTCTACTGGAACTTATTACTTTAAAAAGGGAAAGTATATTAAAAAGTACTTTCAAAAAATGATGGATGATGATGTCAATTTAAGTGGCGAATATTATGTAAGTCTAATCTATAATCTTTTAAACAAAGATAATTTAAATTCTTTTGTTTATGAAGTTCCATATATGCTTCAGTGGGGAACTCCTCTTGACCTTGATATGTATTTGCAGTGGTCCAATTACTATCGTAAGGCACTTGTTGGACAGAGAGAAGTTGAAATTTCTAACTGCGTGACTCTTCTGCCTATGGCAGGATATGGAAGTAGATTCTCTGAAATAGGTTATACTGTTCCAAAACCATTTATTCCTGTTAATGGCAAACCTATGGTCGATCAGGCAGTTAGATGCCTTCCAAAGACTGATGATATAATTTATGGATGCCTAAGTGGACATAATAATTCTGTTCCTGCAGGAAATATTGTATGGATTGAGGATGTGCTTCCTGGTCAAGCTTGTACAACAGAGAGGTTAGTGAATATTGTTGATGATAAATCAATTATTATCTCTGCATGTGACAATGGAATGTTTTATGATTCGGATAAATTTCTCGAACTAGTCAAAGATGAAAATAATGATGTAATTATTTGGAGTTATCGCAATAATTATACAAGTCATCATAATCCGAATATGTATTCTTGGTTGGATGTTGATAGTGATGGATATGTGCGTTGTGTGGATGTAAAGAATTTTATTGGAAACAATCCTGTTGAAGAATATGCAGTAGTTGGAACGATGTTCTTTCGCAATAAGAATATATACCTAAGTTCTTTGAAAAAACTCTACGAGAAAAATATTAAAACTAATGGAGAGTTTTATATTGATAACCTTATTAATGAATCTATTAAACTTGGTTATACTGTAAAGAACTTCGAGATTGATGAGTATATCTGTTGGGGAACTCCTAATGATTTAAAAACTTATCAATATTGGCAAACATTTTTTAATAAAGTAGACTGGCACCCTTATTCTTACGACAATGACTATTTCACAAATTGATGAACTATTATCTCTTGCACACACTGTAAGTCCTTTTACTATCTGTGGAGAAGGAAATGTTTCAGTTAGGCAAAGTGAAGACACCTTTTTGATTAAAGCAAGTGGAACAAGTCTTCATACTTTATCAGAAGAAGACTTAACTTTATGTAATACTAACGGAGCACAAATAGAATTACTCCACAAAAAACCAAGTATTGAAACTTCTTTTCATGCTTGGATTATGAAAACATTTCCTGAGATTAATTTCATCTCTCATACTCATCCACCACACACGACAAAAATTCTTTGCTCAGAAGAAATTTATGATTTTGCAGATCATAGATGGTTTCCTGACCAGATTGTAAGAAATGGAATCAAGTCGTGTGTTGTTCCTTATGCTCCTCCCGGTGAAGCAATTCTAAAGTTAGTTGATGAGCATGTTTCAAAGTTTGTAGATACTGAGGGATATTTTCCTAAGTTGATTTTGTTGCAGAATCACGGTATAATATCAGCATCTGCATCTCAAAAAGATTGTGCAGCTTCTACTTTGATGTGTGAAAAATCTGCAGAGATTTTTATTGGTGCAAAGTTATTGGGGGGAGTTAAGTTTCTCACCAAACAAGAGGTTGCTGCAGTTGATACTTGCCCCAATGAAAACTATAGGAGAGATATGTATCAATGAAAGTCATTTATGTTGATATTGATGAAACTATTTGTCATAGAGAAACTTGTGTTGATTTTGGTACGACCCATGATTATACTAAAGCAAAACCAATTCTAGAAAACATAGAAAAGATTAACAATCTGTATGATGAAGGTCATACTATTGTTTATTGGACTGCTCGTGGTAGTCGTAAACAAATTGACTGGACAGAGTTGACAAAAAAGCAACTTGAAGAGTGGGGTGCAAAATATCATGAACTGAAGGTTAATAAACCCTTCTATGATCTTTTTATTGAAGACAAATCGTTGAGGATTGAAGAATTGTGAAAATTATTTCTCATAGAGGTAATATTAGAGGCATAATCTCAAATCAAGAAAATCGTCCAAGTTATATTGATTGTGCCATTGGCAATGGGTATGATGTTGAGATTGATATTCGCTCAATTAATGGAGAACTTTGGTTGGGACATGATGAACCTCAATATAAAGTTGAACATACCTGGTTAGAAAAACGCAGAGATTGTCTTTGGTTGCATTGTAAAAATCTAGAATCCGCAAAAGAATGTTGGCAATATCAGTCATTCTGCCACACTCAAGATCCTTTTATTTACACCTCAACTGGAAAGATATGGTTACATGATTTAGATATGCAAATTGATGAAAATACTATCATTCCATTACTTGATGATAGTTCTCTTGATAAGTCTTTAAATGGAGTTCCTTACGCAATTTGTACTGATTATCCTTCTCTGTTATGACATCAAAAGAAAAAATGGATTTGGTACTTCAGGGTCCATATACAGATTTTACTGATGAAATTATTGACTCTTATTTGCAACTTAATTTTGTAGATAATATTATTGTTTCTTGTTGGGAAAATGATAAGAAAACTGAATACCAATCTAATAGAGTAAGTTATATAAGGAATAGTGAATATCCTCCATATTCTGGAGTTATGAATATCAACTTACAACTTATTACATCTCTTGCTGGAGTTAAAGCATCTTCTTCTAATTTGGTTGGAAAGATGCGAAGTGATCAAAAATTCAATCATCAAGGTATGTTGAATATGTTTGATTATTTCATTGGCAACAAGAAGAAAGAAAAAATTTTTATTTGTGGAGATTATTTTTCTTTTCTATTTCATCCAAGAGACCATGTGTTCTGGGGATATAAAGAAGATATGATTAATCTTTTTGATATCCCATTTGAAGTAAATGATTTGTGTCAAAAACTTGGTGTTGATAGAAGCAACGCCGCCAGTTACATGCATTTATTAACTCGCCCAGAAACTTATATTGGAGCATACTATTGCAGTAGGTTTGATGATAGAGTTAAGAAAATGGTAGAAAATCAAGAACAATATCTTTATGATAATGCACCTAACTGGCAAGAAGCAAAAATTATAAGCAAAGAAGTAATGCAAAAGGCATTTAAATCATTTCCAAGAAGGGGAGTTGATTTTATTTGGCCAAAGAATAACATTTATTGTTTACCCTATGATCCTCTTTATGAGGGATGGGATGAGGAGGGATACTGATGAAAATTGCATTGTGTTTATCTGGACAACCAAGAGATATTGATGTTACTTTCCCAAAAATAAAACAGGCAATATTGGATGGTAACGATGTCGATGTTTTTGTTCATACCTGGTTTGATCCAAACAATCTGAGTACAAACTCAGTTATTCCTGATAGAGTAGGAAAAACTCTCTCTGCTGATGCAATAGAAAAAATTGCTCAGTACTATAATCCAAAGCAGATTTATATTGAAAAACCAAAAACTTGGAAAAGAAAATATCACTTTCCAGATAAATGCTTTGTTGATGGACCTAGTTGGGCATTAGATGTGGAACAGGGTTTGGATGTTGCTAAAGGATACCTTAGTGATATGACAAATAGTATGTTCTATAGTATAATGATGTCTAATCTACTAAAAGAACAATATTCAGTTTCGAATGATATTGAATATGATTTAGTAATTCGTAGCAGAATGGATTTTTCTCCTTATGGAGTTATTAATTTTGATGCTATTAATTTGGACGATGACACATTAATATGTCACGATTCTAGACTATCCTATGGAATGTATAGTGATTGGTTTGCAATTGGAACTAATAATTCTATGAATGTTTTTTGTGGAGTATATAACCACATTGGGCAATTGGTAAAACAATCAAATGAAATTGATGGTTGGTGGTGTAATGAATTGTTAATTAAACATCACATACAAAACAATAAAATTAAACCTTTATTAATTGACTTAATGGTATATCACGGATGAAGAAAGCATTAATTACAGGTATTACTGGGCAAGATGGATCTTATCTTGCAGAACTTCTTTTGGAAAAAGGATATGAGGTTCATGGTATTATTAGGAGATCTTCCTTAATTAATACTCATAGAATTGATCATATTTACAATAGGTTGCATCTTCACTATGGAGATCTAACAGATTCTACTAATATAGTAAGAGTTATTCAAAAAGTACAACCCGATGAAATTTATAATCTTGGTGCTCAAAGTCATGTCAAAGTATCCTTTGAGATGCCTGAATACACTGCTGATGTGGATGGCATGGGAACTCTCCGTATTCTTGAAGCAGTGCGTCTCCTGGGCATGGAAGAGCGTGTACGCATTTACCAGGCATCTACAAGTGAACTTTATGGATTGGTTCAAGAAACTCCTCAACGCGAAACTACTCCTTTTTATCCCCGTTCTCCTTATGGGGTAGCGAAACTCTATGGATACTGGATTACAAAGAACTATCGGGAGTCTTATGGAATGTATGCTTGCACTGGTATTCTTTTCAATCACGAATCTCCACGACGGGGTGAAACTTTTGTAACTCGTAAAATCACTAGAGGTCTGAAAGCAATATCTGAGGGAAAACAAAATATTCTTCATCTTGGCAATCTAAATGCAAGGCGTGATTGGGGTCATGCCAAAGATTTTGTGGAAGCAATGTGGATGATGCTACAGCAAGATTCTCCAGATGACTTTGTTATTTCTACGGGTGAGCAATATTCTGTTCGTGATTTTATTGATGAAGCAGCACCTTATTTTGGAATGCAAATTACATGGAGAGGTGAAGAATTGGATGAGGTTGGATATGATGTATTCACTGGAAATGAGGTCATTCGTGTAAATCCTAAATATTTCCGCCCTTCTGAAGTTGAAACTTTATTGGGTGATGCCTCTAAGGCAAAGGAGAAACTGGGTTGGAAACCTAAGACTTCATTTAAACAATTAGTTGAGGATATGTGTATCAATGAGCACTGATATGTTTTATAAAATTGAAAAATGTCGAGTATGTGGCAATGAGCATCTTGTCACAGTTTTGGATTTAGGTAATCAATACTTGTCAGGGATTTTCCCTAAGACTGTGGATGTTGAAATGTATCGGGGTCCACTAAAACTTGTTAAATGCAACGAAACAACAGGTGGTTGTGGACATGTTCAATTGGAGCATACCTTTGACTTGCCTACAATGTATGGGCAAGAATATGGATACCGTTCTGGCCTAAATGCCAGCATGGTGAAGCATCTTCAAGGAAAGTATGAAAAGATTGTCAATTTCCTTGATTTGAAAAAAAGGGACCTTGTAATTGACATTGCAGGAAATGACGGAACATTTCTAGGATTCTTTTCTCCAGAACTAAAACTTGTTAGCATTGACCCTACTGCTAAGAAGTTTTCGAAATATTATAAAGAGCATGTAGATTACATTGCAGATTTCTTTACAGAAAAAACTTATAGAACTTACTTCGGTGAAGAAAAAGCAAAACTAGTAACTTCATTCTCAATGTTCTATGACTTGGAAGATCCTTGTCAATTTGCAAGAGAAGTTAATTCAGTTCTAGATCCAAATGAAGGTATCTGGGTTCTTGAGCAGAGTTATATGCCAGAGATGATTCGTGCCAATTCCTTCGACACCGTATGTCACGAGCATCTTTCCTATTATGGAATGAGGCAACTAAAATACATTATGGATAGTGCAGACTTAAAAATTATTGATTTTGAATTTAATGATGTAAATGGTGGAAGTATTTCTGTTGTAGTTGCTAATAAGAATAGTAAGTATGATGAAGCAACTATTAAAGTTAATGATTTGGTGCAAGAAGAACTTGATCTTAAACTTGATACAACTCAACCTTGGCAAGATTTTTCTTTCCGTATTGATGAGTGTAAAGTTAGATTTTGGAATCTGATTCGCCAGTTTAAAGAAGATGGTCTTAAAATTGCTGCTCTTGGAGCAAGCACTAAGGGTAATGTAACTCTTCAAACTTGGGAAATTACTTCGAAATTTATTGAAGTTGTTGGTGATGTTAATCCTGATAAAGATGGATCATTTACTCCAGGAACTTGGATTCCTATTAAGAGTGAAGATTCTGTAATTGATGAGTATGATGTCTTTGTGATTCTTCCTTGGCACTTTAAAAACTTCTTCGTCAACAATCCAAAGTTTAAAGGCAAAAAATTACTGTTCCCTCTCCCCAATCCTGAAGTTGTAATTCCTTGATGTTATGAAAAAAGACTCTAAAATATTTGTAGCTGGGCATAGAGGTCTTGTTGGTTCCTCTATTGTCAGAGCCCTTAAGGATCGTGGGTATGCGAATATCATTACAAAAACTCGTCAGGAACTTGATCTTCTCAATCAACAAGATGTTGCGAATTTCTTTGAAAAAGAAAAACCGGAATATGTCTTTGATGCTGCTGCTCGTGTAGGTGGAATCTATGCAAATGATACATTCTCTGGGGATTTTATCTACGAGAATATTCAAATACAAACTAATTTGATTCACAGTTCTTGGAAATATGGTGTAGAGAAGTTTTTGTTTCTTGGGTCAGTTTGTATCTATCCTAAGTATGCAGAAGTTCCTGTAAAAGAAGAATCTCTTCTTACTGGATACCTTGAACCTACTAATGATGCGTATGCTGTTGCTAAGATTTCTGGAATTAAAATGCTCCAGGCATATCGTAAGCAGTATGGATTTAAATCGGTATCTCTTATGCCTTCAAATCTGTATGGTCCTGGTGACAATTTCCATCCAGAAAATGGGCATGTAATTCCTGCGATGATGACTAAGTTTAATAATTCTAATGGAAAGAATGTGACTTTTTGGGGTGATGGAACTCCTATGCGGGAATTTCTTTATTCTGATGACCTTGCAGATGCGTGTTTGTTTGCAATGGATAAATTTGAAAATGCTGAGCTGATTAATATTGGTTCTGGATATAATGTAAGTATCAAAGAACTTGCAGAAACTGTTGCAGCGGTTGTTGGGTATAGTGGTGTAATTAATTGGGATTCTTCCCGTCCAAATGGAACTCCTAATCGTCCCTTAGATTATTCAAAGATGTCTGAACTTGGATGGAAACCAAAGCATAGTCTTCTTTCGGGACTCGTTAAAACTTATCAGTGGTTTACTGAAAATACTTGTTATGATAGTTTAAAATGAAGTATTCTAAGGTGATTATTTGGGGACATCCTCTTTATTCCCATACACATTCATATGTTCATGATGCTTACTATAAGGCATTTAAACATCTTGGATATGATGTATATTGGTTCCACGATGGAGATTATCCAGAAGACTTTGATTACAGCAATTCTTTGTTTATTGGAGAGGGGTTTGCTGATAAAAATATTCCAATCAATGATACTAGTTGCTACTTTATAATGTATTGCCCTTCTCCGATTAAATATCAAAATGCGGAGAGGTATGTTGATATTAGGATGTCTGCTGTCAATTTTAAGGATCATATTCAAGAATATTCTTTAGACAAAACAAAGGCAATCAAACTTGGACCTGCCTGCTATTTTGACCCTAAGCAATCAAGAAAAGTAAGAGTCAACAACGATTATGTTGATTATGAAATGGATGATTATGATAAGGTTTATATTAGTTGGGCAACCAATCTTCTTCCTGACGAGTTTAATGAAAATGATATTCGGTTAGAAAGAGAAAATGTAATATATTACTCTGGTACAATTTCTGGCCATGGAGTTTGTGAAAACTATTCCAACTTTATTCCTTTTATAAAAGCGTGTCAGGAAAATAATATTGGATTTGTGCATAATGACCCTTGGGCAAATCCACTTTCCACTGAGGAAGTTATTACTAGAGCAAAAAAATCTCTTCTAGGTATTGATATTCGTGGACCGCAGCATTTGAAGCAAGGTCTTTTAACTTGTAGATTATTTAAGAATATCAGTTATGGACATCTTGGTTTAACAAATTCAAAAGCACTCTATGAAGAACTTGATGGAAATTGTATCTATAATCAAGATACTGAACAACTTTTCTATGACGGAATTTCTAACAAAGAAAATTATGACCTCATTTTAAAAGGTATGCAGTATGTTAAAGAAAATCATACTTACATCAACAGAATACATAGTTTATTATCAATTCTTTAGTTATGAGTAGTCTTGGATTTTTTTATAGTTGTTATACCGAAAAGAAAGCGGTAGAATATTCTCTATCTGAATTAAGAAAGTACTATCCAGATTCTCCAATCTATCTTGTATCTGATGGGGGATTGGATTTTTCTTATTTAAAAGAGTCTGATGGTAATATATTTGTATCTTTAGAAGAGGATACAATGTCTGCTACATTTAAAATTACTGGTGACCAAGTAACTGGTAATTTTAGGGAAGAGGAAAATCAGACAGCAATTAAAAAATGTGCTCTCGCAGTTTTGGATAGATTGGAAAGAGCAATAGAATATTGCAAAACTGATTATATTCTAATGTTAGACCCAGATGCCTTAGTGAGAGGAAAACTTACTATTCCTAAAGGAGTAAAGTTATTAGGATCTAGAATTAATAGTGGTCTTCCTGAAGGATTTAAAAAAGTTTTATCATCAGTTGGTAAATCGAAAGTTATAGATTGTTGGGGGGCAACTCCTGCAATCTTTGAAACAAAGACTTTCCTTAAAGCACTTAATGTGCTAAAATCTGATATAACAATCCTTGATAGGTTATCAATGGAGTATTATGCAATGTTTGCTCATGATTTATTACTCCCAACTCTATTCGCACTTGTAGGAGAAGAAGAAACATTTAATCCTGAAATTATAGAGTGTAATAGAGACGCAAACTGGCACTCAAAACCCAATCCATTAGTTCATCAATTTAAAGTTTATTATGAATAAAGATTTTGTTATAGTTTCCTCTCTCTTTAATATTCAAAGAGAAGGTATGGACGGTAGAACCTGGAAAGACTATCTTGACTGGTTCGAAATCACTCTCAAATTAAAATGCCCAATGATCCTGTTTGTCACTGAGGATCTTGTTGATTTCATTGCAGAAAAAAGAGGGGATCTTCCCACCAAAGTAATTTCTCAAAAGATTGAGGAGATACCTTATTATTATCTTAAAGATCAGTTAGATGAATTAATTTCTACTGAAGAATATCGGAATAAGATTTCTGATCCAGATAGAATTGAATGTCAGTACTCAATGTATTCTATTGTCCAATATTCCAAGTTTAAGTGGATATCTCAGGCAATTGAAGAAAATCCTTTTGATAGTAAGTTTTTCTTTTGGATGGACGCTGGCGGGTCTAGGTTCTTTGGTCAATATGATTTGGATTTAGAATATCCGAGTGAGAATGCTCTTGAAGCATTGGAGGGTATGGGGGATAAATTCCTTATACAAATGAATATGGAATATTACAAAGATCTTGCAAATGCATCTATTCTTCCTAAGAGCTATCTTTTGGATAATAGATCATATGTGCTTGGTTCTATGTTTGGTGGTACATCCAATGCACTTCAAAAAGTATCAACAGAAATTGAAAATACTTTCTTGAATAAAATGATTGGTGATGGATTTGTGAATAATGAGCAAATTGCTCTTGGATATATTCTTAAACAATATCCAGATGATTTTGAAGTTTTTGAGCGTCATAATGGTAAGCATATGGCATTGTTTGAGGAGTTAGGCAAGAGATGAAAATTACTTTAGTTGGTCCTGGGATTATGCCAATTCCACCTACGGGGTGGGGTGCAGTAGAAATTCTTGTTTGGGATACAAGAAATGCTCTTAAAAAGTTGGGTCATGAAGTTCAAATAGTGAACACCAAAGACCCTAATCAGATTATTAATGAAATAAATTCATTTAGACCAGATTTTGTTCATGTTCATTATGATGAATTTATTGGAGTTTATCCATATATCCAATACCCAAAGGCAATTACAAGTCACTTTGGGTATCTTGAAAGACCTGAAATGTTTGGTGGATATGTAAATATCGCAAATGCATTTGGGCAGATTAGACCAAATGTTTTTTGTTTGTCTGCAGGAATTAAGAATGTATATAAAATCTTGATGAATATTCCTGAGGAGAAACTTTTTGTAACTCCAAATGGTGTTAATTGTGAGGCATTTAGATACACTAATACTCCAAGACATTCGGATCGCTCAATCTATCTTGCTAAGATTGATTATCGTAAGCGTCAGTATATGTTCCAATCTATTGAAAGTCTGTGGTTTGCTGGTAATAATGCAGACTCTAGATTTGATGTTTCTAAAAACTATCTTGGTGAGTGGAACAAACCAACACTCCACGATCAATTAACTGATTATGGTAATCTTGTTCTTCTAAGCGACGGTGAAGCACATCCTCTTGTTTGTATGGAGGCATTATCTGCTGGCTTAGGTGTTGTTGTTACTGAATGGGGTAAGGCAAATCTGGATGCATCGAAACAATTTATTACAATTATTCCTGAGAGTAAGATTGGAGATATTGCATATGTTGAAGAAAAAATTCTTGAAAATAGAAATTATTCTATAAACAACCGTGAGGAAATTTTAGAGTATTCGAGAGAATTTGATTGGGTTAATATTATTAAAACCCACTATCTTCCAAATGTAGAAACAATAATTCAAACTAATTAATTGCCATTTATAAAATGATTGGATTTAATGCACTAGGGCAGATGGGCAGACTTGGAAATCAGATGTTTCAATTTGCTGCTCTTAAAGGTATTGCTAGGAATATGGGGTATGAATATTGTTTTCCCCCCACAAAAAATCAAAATGAATGGGTAGACCATCAATTATTCAATCCATTTAAGTTGAATAATACTACTCAACTAAATGTACAATTCATCGATTTGGATAGACCAACTATTTCTGAAGGAAGTTTTTCTTTTGACGAAAAGTTATTTAATGGATGTCCTGATTGGGTTTCTATTCAGGGATTTTTTCAGTCCGAGAAATACTTTAAGCACATTGAAGACGAGATTAAACAAGACTTTGAATTTAGAGATGAAATTCTAACTCCTTGTTTGGAAATGATATCTCAATTAGATAAATCTCCAATTGCTTTGCATATTCGCAGAACTGATTATATTACAAATCCAAATCATACTGCACTTGGATTGGAATATTATCAAAAAGCACTAGAGCAATTTGGCAGCGAAGTTCCAGTTCTTGTTTTCTCTGATGACCCTAAGTGGTGTAATGAGCAGCAGTTATTTTCTAGTGATAGATTTTTAATTGCTGAGGGAAATACAAACTATGTTGATTTGTGTTTGATGACTCTTTGCTCAGGACATATTATTGCAAATTCCTCATTCTCTTGGTGGGGTGCTTGGTTAGCAAAGAATAATAATGTTATTGCCCCGTCTGGATGGTTTTTGGGTTCTGACAATGAGCACCTAGATACTAAAGATTTAATTCCTGAAACTTGGATGGTTATTTGATGAAAGTTGCTATTTGTTTTATTGGAACTGGAAAATATTTAAATTTTCTTCCAAAGTATTATGAGAATATTCAAGAGTATTTTCTGCCTAACAGTGAAAAAACTTTTTTAGTTTTTACGGATGGAGAAGGTGATTTCCCTGAAGATGTAAAGGTATATAAGCAAGAACATCTAGACTGGCCTTACGTTACTCTTAAACGATTTGAGATTATTCAAAAGGCAAAGGAAGAAATTGCAAAGAATGATTGGTTTGTCTTTATTGATGCTGATGCTTTAGTTGTGGACACCATTACTGAAGAAGAATTTTTTGATACTACAAAATCATTCTTTGGTGTGCATCATCCTTGCCATTTTCTCCAAATGCCCCCACACAATCAATATCCTGGAGCATTTGAGACTAATCCACTTTCAGTTGCCCATATAACTGAGGATGATGATTTATCAGTATATTATCAAGGTTGTCTTTGGGGAGGAAAAGTTCCTAATATCCTTGAAATGATTGATGAACTTGAGCAGAGAGTCAATATTGATTTAAAGAATAATGTAATTGCTGTTTGGCATGATGAGAGTCATTTGAATAAATTCTTCATCGAAAATAAAGAACATCTAAATGTTTTAGGTTCTGAGTATGCATATCCTGAAGTATTTACTGAGTATTGTGAATTTGAACCAAAGATAGTACACTTAGCAAAAAATAATTCCAAATATCATGTTTGAATTAAACGATAAAAATAAATCTACATACAAACTCAATAATATAGGTCCAATTTATTACTTAAACCTTGATGGACAACCTGAAAGGAAAGAGTATATGGAGTCTCAGTTTAAATATTGGGAAGTTGAAAACTATACTCGTATCTCTGCATATGATGGTAGAGATGATGATTTGAGTGATATTTTAGTTGGTCGTTATCCTGAGATGATGACTTCTGGTGAGATTGGGTGCATCACTTCTCACCTAAAAGCAATTAAGTATTGGTATGAGACATCTGATAGTCCCTATGCAATCATTATGGAGGATGATTGTAATTTAGATCTTGTCAAGTATTGGAATTTTACTTGGGATGATTTCTATGCACATATTCCTTATGATTGGGATGTTGTACAAATCGCAATTATTTGCACTGGAGATATTCATGTTAAACTTCACAAGAGATTTGTGAATGATTTTTCTACAGCTTGCTATTTGATTAATCGCCATCATGCAGAAAAATTACTGAAATATCATGTTAAAGGTGATAAGTATCGTCTCGATAATGGAGTTAAACCTCGCCCAGTTGCAGACGATTTGATTTATAATTCTGGGAATACTTACTCAATTCCACTTCTAATCTATAGAATTGAATTGGGTTCTTCAATTCATCCTGAGCATATTGATGCTTTCCATGTAGGCAACTACAAGGCACTATCGAATTTCTGGGAACAGAATGGGGCAAATATTGATATTCGAGACTATATGAATTATGATCCTTATCTTGGTCGCATCACTGAAAACTCTGCTGCCCAACAAAATCCTTGACATTCAAAAAGAAATCCTCTATACTAAATAAGTACTTAAGAATTCAGTTGTAATTCTTAACATTTGTCCTATAGTACAAACAAAAACAAATTTATGAAATTCTTTCAACAACTGATGCTTGCACCTGTTGCTCTGGGAATGGTTGCTCCTGCTGTTGCGAATGCCGCAGACCTTAATATTGCAGCAGTCAATCAATACTCCTCTGAACAGGCAACAAGCGTCACTCAATTCTCTGATGTTCAACCTTCCGATTGGGCATATCAGGCACTCAGCAACCTCGTAGAGCGTTATGGTTGCGTAGCTGGTTATCCTAACGGCACCTATGGTGGCACTAAGGCAATGACTCGCTATGAAGCAGCAGCACTTCTGAATGCTTGTCTTGACCGTGTGACTGAAGTTACTGATGAACTTAAGCGTCTTCAAACAGAATTTGCTCAGGAACTTGCTGTCATTCGTGGTCGTGTTGATAAACTGGAAGCACAAGTTGGTCAACTAGAAGCACAACAATTCTCTACCACTACCAAACTTCGTGGTGAAGCAACCTTTGTTCTTGGTGGTGTAGATGATTACCGCACTAAGGCAGGTAGTGCTACTGATGTTACAACTGATGATGTCGCACGAACTGCTTTCAATTATGATGTTCGTCTGAACTTTGATACCTCGTTTACTGGACAAGACCTGCTTCGTACTCGTCTTCGTTCTTCTAACTTCAGTTCTGATCCGTTCGGCAGTTCTTCTTCACTGTTCAAACTGGACAAGGCAGACAACTTCTCAAGTGCTAATGGTGATAACGTAGTTATTGATCGTCTGTACTATCAGTTCCCTGCGTTCAATAACACCACTACTCTAACTGCTGGTGCTAAGGTTCGTAACACTGAGATGGCATGGATGCCCACTGCTTATAAGTCTGAGATTCTTGACTTCTTCCAAGTTGCTGGCGCTCCTGGTGTCTATAACAAGGCAACTGGTGCTGGTTTCGGTGCTATGTGGAAGCAAAAAGGTAAGCAAGGTCTGGTTGCTGGTGTAAACTACATTGCTCAGAATGGTTCTGATTCTTCTAAAGGTGAATTTGATGAATCTGGTGCTCTGAATACTCTGGCACAGATTGGTTATCGTGGTACTAACTACGGTATTGCTTTTGGTTATCGTTATGGTACTGAAGGTACTCGTGTTCGTACCTACAACGGTCTGAACGGTGCTGGTGGTACTCTGGTTCCTGGTCAAACCTCCAATGGTTATGCTATCAACGCTTACTGGCAACCTAAGCAGTCTGGTTGGGTCCCTTCTATCTCTGCTGCCTACGGTTGGAATAATGTAAGTGGTACGGTTAGCGATGCTACCAATAGCGACTCCTGGTTCACTGGTCTTCAGTGGGCAGATGTATTTGCTAAGGGTAACTCTGCTGGTGTTGCTATTGGTCAAGCTCCTACAGGAACTAATCTTGAAAAAGCAACGATGCTTGAAGTCTTCTACAAGTATCAAGTGTCTGACAATATCAGCATCACTCCTGCAGTCTTCTATGCAAGTGACAACCAACGTCTGGTTGACAATGCCTCTAGTTGGGGTGGTGTAATTCAGACCAAGTTCACGTTCTGATAAGTAACTCATAAAATGAGTAGAACCACCCCTTTCTGGGGTGGTTTTTTATTAGGCAATCAAAACCTTAACCAAATCTTAGTGGACTTTACGATTGTCTTCCAGTATCATTACTTACGAAGTTATTCACTTTTTATGAAACTCAAAAACTTTATTGCTGTTGGTCTGGTTGCTGCTCCTGTTGCAGCATTTGCTGGACCTGCTTTGAATGGTGCTGGTGCCACCTTCCCAGCACCGATTTATCAACGATGGTTCCAAGATTATGCACGAACTTCTGGGAGTAGGGTTAATTATCAGTCCGTTGGTTCTGGTGCTGGTGTTCGTCAATTCATTGCGGGCACAGTTGACTTCGCAGCAAGCGATGAACCCATCAAAGCATCAGAAGCAAAGCAAGTGAAGCGTGGTGTCGTTCAAATTCCTATGGTGGGTGGAACGATTGCTGTCGCATACAACAAACCTGGATGCTCTCTGAAACTGACACAGAAGCAAGTGGTTGATATTTTCCAAGGTGAGATTAAGGATTGGAAACAACTCCCTAACTGTGGTAATGGTCCTATTCGGGTTGTTCATCGTTCTGATGGTTCTGGTACTACTTTTGCGTTTACCAACTCTCTGAACGCATTTGATGCATCTTGGAAGACTGTTGGTAAGTCTGTTTCTTGGCCAGTTGGGGTTGGTGGTAAAGGTAATGAAGGTGTTGCAGGAACCATTCGTAACACTCCTGGTTCTATTGGTTATGTGAATACTGGATTTGTAAAGGTAAACAAACTCCAGGCTGCTGCAATTCAAAACAAAGCAGGTAAGTTTGTTCTTCCTTCTGCTACTTCTGGTGCTGCTGCTCTGAATAGTATTACTCTAGATAGCAACCTTGCAGGTGAAAATCCTAATCCTTCTGGTGCTGGTGCTTATCCAATCTCCACTCTGACTTGGGTTCTTGCATATAAGAGTGGTAATGGTGCCAAAACTGGTGACATTCAATCAGCACTTAAGTATGCTCTAAGTGGAAAGGCACAGATGCTTGCTGATGATTTGGGTTATGTTCCTTTGAGTGGGTCTATCTTGAACAAGGCAAAGATTGCTGTTGGTCGTATCGGTAAGTAAATCATAACAGGGGGGTGCTTGACACCTCTTTATTTTTCCTATATAATTGTGTAACAATTCGTAATAAAACGAAAATGACTGTAACGACTAATGATCGTGGACAACAAAATATGTTTGCCCGCGAACCCCAAATGTACATCTCTGATGCTGATGCTATTAAGTATGGGATGATGACGCACAACGAACGAGCAGAACTTGCTAATGGTCGTTGGGCAATGCTGGGATTTGTAGCAGGCATTATTTCTTATGCAGCAACTGGTAACTTTTTCTTCGGTGTATTCTGATGACTGAAGTAATCTTCACACTCACTGCAGTTGCCTTTTTTGTACTTTTGGGTTATGCTGTAGAGAAAGTCGCAGAAACTTACTGATGAGTGCTGAAATGTTAGGGCAATTTGCGATTGCTCTTGAGAAACTTGGATGGGACACTAACGATGAATTGGAAGTCAACATTGGTGGCGTGGCAGTTACGGGAACTGCTACTAATCCCAACGCTAATCCAAAGTGGGCGAAACCATACGGAACTGTAACTTACCAGAACGATGCGTTTATCGTCATCAAAAATAAAACTAGAAACCCTGTGGTTTCTTCTCAATCTAATCCTGAACTTAAACAACACCATTCTTATCAAGGAGAAACAAAATGAAAAATCTTTTTACTGAACGTGCCGAACGTATTAACGGTTGGGCAGCAATGATCGGAGTTATCGTTGCAATGGGTACTTACGCCACTACTGGTCAAATCATCCCTGGCGTATTCTGATGGAGGTTAAAATGCGTAAAGAAGGTTATCAAGTTCCACAAGTCCAATTCGTATTTCGTGAATCTGGAGAATTCGTAATTCGTACATCCTCAGAACTTTTTGATGGTAAGCGTGTTGTGATTTTCTCACTGCCTGGGGCATTTACTCCTACTTGCTCTGCATATCAACTTCCTGGATTTGAGGAAAAGTTTGGAGAGTTTCAAGCACTGGGTATTGATGCTATTTACTGCATCTCTGTTAATGATGGTTTTGTGATGAATTCTTGGGCACAAGATCAAAATATTCAAAACGTAAAACTGATTCCCGATGGAAATGCATACTTCACCCGTTCAATGGGTATGCTCGTTAGCAAGTCAAATCTTGGCTTCGGTGAGCGTTCTTGGCGTTACGCTGCTGTGGTAGACAAAGGTATTATTGAAAAACTGTTTGTTGAAGCAGGACAGCGTGATAATGCTGACTCTGATCCTTATGAAGAGACTACTCCCGAAAATGTCTATAGTTATATTAAATCTACTATTCTAGAAGAAGAATTGGTCTGATGAGAAGGAGGGTTTATCCCTCCTTTTTTAATAAATAGATTTACTGAACGGTTAGGAACAATGAGAGTAGATCTTCATAACTTCTTTCAATACTACGATCCAAAGAATCCAAAGCACGTTGCTGCAGTAGAACAACTTGAAGTTGATCTTGCGATTAAGAATCCAGATTTGATTGAGGATACTTCAAATTGGGTAAAAATTTTTAGAACAAAATTAGAACCAGTAATTCCTGGAATTCTTAATGTTCCTTATTTCCCACAAACAGATAATTACAGAGACGCACAGAGAACCTGTAATTCATCTTCTTGTGCGATGTGTTTAGAGTACTTTAAACCAGGAACTCTTCAGGGAGCAAAGGGCGATGACGCCTACGTCCAAAAAGTCTTTGCAGTTGGTGATACAACTGATCACTCTGTCCAAACAAAAGTTTTGGATGGTTATGGAGTTAAGTCACACTTTAGTTACAATCTTGGGTTTTCTGATCTTGATCGTGAGCTTGCCGCTGGGAGACCTGTTGTTATCGGGATTTATCATCGCGGTACTCTATCTGCACCTTCTGGTGGGCACATGGTTGTAGTGATTGGTAAGAAAGGTGAAGACTATGTTGTAAATGATCCTTACGGTTCTCTGAACGATGGATATACTGGACCAGTAACAAATGGTAAAGGTGCTGTATATAAGAAGTCTGATTTGACTTATCGTTGGTTGGAAAATGGTAAAGATAAAACTGGATGGGGTAGAATCTTTGATGTAAAAAAGTAGAATCAACATCACAGTTAAAAGTCCCTCAATGTGGTGTTGATTTAATCAAAGAATTTGAGGGATGTCATTTAAATGCCTATCCAGATCCAAAAACTGGCGGTCCTCCTATCACAATAGGATGGGGAAGCACTAGAGATTTTAATGGTTCTTATTTTAAGATGGGAAGAACTATTACTCAAAAATATGCTGATAGTTTATTGCTATTTGATGTTGAAAATAGATTTCTACCCTCTTTGCAAAAGATACCTTATTGGAATGAAATGAATGATAATCAACGTGGAGCACTTCTCAGTTTTGCTTACAATCTCGGTGCTGATTTCTATGGTGCTGGTGGGTTTAATACTATCACGAGCAGATTGAAGAATAAAGAGTGGAATTTAGTTCCAGATGCTTTATATCTCTACCGCAATCCTGGTAGCAATGTAGAGGCAGGATTAGCGAGACGCAGAAAAGCGGAAGGGAACCTCTGGGTATCTTAATCTTCCATCTTCGCTTTAAGACCTAACAGAGCAGTGAGTAGAGTAAACAATGCATTGTATGCTCTACTTTCAGATTCTTTGCAATCTAATGGTGGGGGATTTACTAAACCACCTAAAGCATCTGCTCTTTCCAGTGAACCTGGAACCATAAAGTTACAATTTAAAAAAGTAACTCCAATATATCCTAAGGTACATATCACTAAAGACGCAATAAGTTTATCTAAAGTACGAAAATTTTTTCCTACCTTTTTTGGCTGGTCTTCTGATGAATCTGATGATTTCGGGGAATTGTTTTCTTGGTGGTATTCTTCTGGCATTTAAAAATACTCCATCATTGGTAATCAATCTTATAATTAATAGACCAATTAAGAATAATTTTTTCATCTTCCTTCTTCTTTATGTATCCAAGTCTTAAGTTCGTGTAGATATTTCCTTAGCATATCTGCTTTTTCTAGATGCCAAACATCACCACTCTTGAAGTATTCTTGAGTGTGATTGTCTATTGCTTTTAGAATGTTATGAATCGGAGCATTCCAACACTCACGTTTGGGAGTATTCCACTCTCTTGGCATACATCCTCACTTTTTCTTACCACCGTTTTTTGCTTTCTTCGCAGTCGCATTACCTTGGTTTTGTTTAGATTGCTTACCACCAGCAGATCCTTTCTTACCTTTGTTTGCAGATTTTGCCACTGCATTACTCCGAATGGTATAAGAATATTTATGAAAAATGGTTCTTATTTATCGTGTGCCACCTAGGAAATTGGACCTCTTGACAGTATTTGCTAACAGTGTTATGATAAATAGGTAAACAAATGTTACGGAATTCTCATAATTCTTAACATTGACAAACACCCACTAACCGAGACCTATGGGGTGTATAAAAACGTCTCTCATACCCACAATGGAGGGTGTTGTGGGATATACTGTAACCATCCAGTCCCCCCTGGACTTTTACTTACCCTTTTAAACAAATGACTGCTTCAATCGCTTCACGCCGTTCTGGCGAAAACCTTTGGGAACAATTCTGTTCCTGGATTACTTCAACCGATAACCGTCTTTATGTTGGTTGGTTCGGTGTTCTGATGATTCCAACGCTGCTTGCTGCTGCTACTTGTTTCATCATTGCATTCATTGGTGCTCCCCCTGTGGACATTGATGGTATCCGTGAACCCGTTGCTGGTTCACTCATGTACGGAAACAACATCATCTCTGGTGCTGTTATTCCTTCTTCTAATGCAATCGGACTTCACTTCTATCCCATCTGGGAAGCTGCTTCTCTTGATGAATGGCTATATAATGGTGGACCTTTCCAACTGGTCGTATTCCACTTTCTGATTGGCATCTATGCTTACATGGGACGCGAATGGGAACTTTCTTACCGACTTGGTATGCGTCCTTGGATTTGTGTTGCCTACTCTGCACCCGTTGCTGCTGCTTCTGCAGTGTTCCTGGTCTATCCCTTCGGTCAAGGATCCTTCTCTGATGCAATGCCTCTGGGGATTTCGGGAACTTTCAACTACATGCTTGTTTTCCAGGCAGAACACAACATTCTTATGCATCCTTTCCACATGTTGGGAGTTGCTGGTGTCTTCGGTGGTTCTCTTTTCTCTGCTATGCACGGATCTCTTGTCACCTCTAGTCTTGTACGTGAGACTACAGAAAATGAGTCACAGAACTACGGTTACAAGTTCGGACAAGAAGAAGAGACCTACAACATTGTAGCTGCTCACGGTTACTTTGGTCGCCTTATCTTCCAATATGCTTCCTTTAATAACTCACGTTCGCTGCACTTCTTCCTTGCTGCTTGGCCTGTAGTTGGCATCTGGTTCACTGCTCTTGGTGTTTCTACGATGGCATTTAACTTGAATGGTTTCAACTTTAACCAATCAATCGTTGATAGTCAGAACCGTGTAGTTAACACCTGGGCTGATGTTCTCAACCGTGCTGGACTGGGCATGGAAGTTATGCATGAAAGGAATGCTCACAATTTTCCTCTGGACCTCGCTGCTGCCGAAGCAACTCCTGTTGCTCTGACTGCTCCTTCCATTGGTTGAGTTTCCTAAAACTGAATAATACTCAAAGGGACTTGCAAAAGTCCCTTTTTTCATATATAATAATACACGAATATAATACACGAATGTCTAGACCTACTCAAACTACTGGAACTAAAACTTGCACCAAGTGCGGGATGACAAAAGATATTGTAGAGTTTTATAAAAGAGGTGGAAAGCAATCGCCAAACACCAGACATAACCATTGTAAAGAATGCACTAAAAAAAGAGTTTCTGCAACTCCATCTATCATAAAAAGAGAACAAGCACTTAAAAGAATGTATGGTATCACCCAGAAAGATTATGATGTAATGCTTGCAGAACAAAATAATCAGTGTGCTATTTGCAAAACAACTGAACCTGGTGGTAGACATACGAGCAATTATTTTGTTGTAGACCACTGCCACAATACTGGTAAAGTAAGAAAACTACTTTGTCATCATTGCAATACCGCATTGGGTCTTGTAGGAGATAATATAGATACCTTACAAAAAATGATTCAATATCTCAATGTCTCATAATACTCAACACGAACCTATGCCTAACTGGGTGATCTGGGCAGGTGTAGGTATGATGGTATTCACCATACTCTGCTTTGTCTTACTGACTGTTGGGATGATTTATGAATGAGTAGAATCACTCATTGACCCCTTTGTTAACTTATGTTAAGATAAATATGAGAAATACATATGAGGTTATGACTTCTTCAACACTTTCACAACCTATTTCACAACGAGGATGGTTTGATGTCCTGGATGACTGGCTTAAACGAGATCGCTTTGTCTTTGTTGGTTGGTCTGGATTACTTCTTTTTCCCACTGCTTATCTGGCGCTTGGTGGCTGGCTTACTGGCACAACGTTTGTTACTAGTTGGTACACCCACGGGTTGGCGTCTAGTTACCTTGAGGGCGCTAATTTCCTCACAGCAGCTGTGTCAACGCCTGCTGACGCTATGGGTCATTCTCTTCTTCTACTTTGGGGTCCTGAGTCTCAGGGGGATTTCGTCCGCTGGGTCCAACTTGGGGGACTCTGGACTTTTGTGGCACTCCACGGGGCCTTTAGTCTGATTGGATTCATGCTTCGTCAGTTTGAGATTGCTCGTCTGGTAGGTATCAGACCTTATAATGCAATCGCATTCTCTGGTCCTATCGCAGTATTTGTTTCTGTATTCTTAATGTATCCTCTGGGGCAATCCAGTTGGTTCTTTGCACCTTCATTTGGTGTCGCTGCTATCTTCCGCTTCCTGCTGTTCCTACAAGGTTTCCACAACTGGACTCTTAACCCCTTTCATATGATGGGAGTTGCTGGTATACTGGGTGGAGCACTTCTCTGTGCCATTCATGGAGCAACTGTAGAAAACACTCTATTTGAAGATAGTGAGCAAGCAAATACATTCAAAGCGTTTGAACCGACCCAGGAAGAAGAAACCTATTCAATGGTTACAGCAAATCGTTTTTGGTCACAGATTTTCGGCATTGCTTTTAGTAATAAGCGTTGGCTTCATTTTTTCATGCTGTTTGTACCTGTCATGGGGTTATGGACTAGTAGCATTGGTATTATTGGTTTGGCTCTTAATCTTCGTGCTTACGACTTTGTAAGTCAGGAGATTCGTGCAGCAGAGGACCCTGAGTTTGAAACCTTCTACACGAAGAACATTCTTCTGAATGAAGGTTTACGTGCTTGGATGGCACCCGCAGATCAACCTCACGAAAACTTTGTGTTTCCTGAGGAAGTTCTTCCTAGAGGAAATGCTCTTTGATTTTATAAGACCCTTCGGGGTCTTTTTTATTATGTCTTTAATTCATAACAAAATCTGACACCTTAGAAAGAACTCCGTATAATTACTTATGAGTTCTTACTTTTTTATGAAGATCTTTTTAGATACCGCAGATGTTTCAATGATTAGTCCAGCATATGAGACTGGACTATTAGATGGAGTTACTACAAATCCCACTTTGATTCTTAAAAGTGGTAGACAACTTCAAGAAGTTATTGAAGAAATATCAAATTCTTTTTCAAAACTAGAAAGTATTTCTGCAGAAGTTGTTGCTGATACCGCAGAAGAAATGCTTTCCCAAGCACAAAATTATTACACAATTGCTCCTCCAGTTACAATCAAAGTTCCTTGTACTGTAGAGGGACTTAAGGTTTGTAAGACACTTTCCGATAAAGGAATTAAAGTTAATGTAACTCTTGTGTTCTCAGTGGCACAGGCAATTCTTGCATCTAAAGCAGGAGCAACATTCATCTCACCTTTCGTTGGTCGTTGGATGGACAATTCTGTAGATGGAATTGAACTCATCAAAAACATTCGTAAGGCATTTGATTACTCAGGAACATCTACACAAATTCTTGCAGCATCTCTTCGTGATGTAAGGCAGGTAGAACAATCTGCTCTTGCTGGTGCTGATGTGGTTACAATTCCTCCCGTTGTATTCTGGGCAATGTATAAGAACATTATGACTGATAAGGGTCTAGAACTTTTTCAGAAGGATTGGGAATCTGTTTTAGATAAGAAAGATGAAATCTGAAGATCAATGTTGGCATTTTGTGATGTCATCGTTCTCCAGATTGTATGGTGTTAAAAGAGTTATAAGTGAAGAAAAGTTTCATGAGATTGCACTTCAGTGGTGTGATGATCATAATTATGTTTGTGATATTCATTTAGATAGTTTGTCAAAAGTTGATGTTTATTTTAGAAAAATTTACGAGGATTGGGAAAAATGAGAGTTGGATTGATTGGACTGGGACGAATGGGTGAAGGTATGTCCCGTCGTATGATGAAGGCAGGAATAGAAGTTTGGGGTTATCGTAGGAACTATGAAAAAGCGCAAGAAGCATACGAAAACGGATATGTTAACGGTGTTACAACTTCTATACAAAGCCTTGCTCAAGTAGTAAAACATACTCAGAGCGGAGTATCAGACAAATATGGTCCAGGCATCTTCATGATGGTTGTGCCTGCAGAAACAGTAGAGGAGACAATCAATGAGTTACTACGATATTGTGACGAAGGAGATATTATTATTGATCATGGCAATAGCAATTTTAAGGACAGTCGGAAGAGAGCAGAACGCTTGGCAAAACTTGGTATCCAATATATTGATTGTGGCACTAGCGGTGGTGTTTATGGTTTGGATCGTGGATACTGTCTTATGGTTGGAGGTGGAAATACTGCAGTCTCCACTTGTTCGCGCATTTTTGACGCACTCTCCCCAGGAATCAATGCTGCCCCCAGGACTCAGTTTGACTCAGACATAACTTCTGCTGAATATGGATGGTTGCATTGTGGTGGTCCAGGTGCAGGACACTTTGTAAAGATGGTGCATAATGGTATTGAGTATGGTATTATGCAAGCATACGCAGAAGGATTTAACATCATCAAGAACGCTAATGCAGGTGCTCAGTATGTTAGAGAAGGTGATGCAGAGGTTGCCCCTATGGCAGACCCAGAATCCTATTGCTATGATATTGATGTTGCTGAGGTTGCTGAGTTATGGCGTCGTGGTAGCGTGGTTGGGTCTTGGTTACTTGACCTTACTGCTGATGTGCTACGCAGGGATGGTAGCCTTAAACAGTTCTCTGGAGGCGTATCCGACAGCGGTGAGGGTCGTTGGACTGTTTCTGCCGCTGTGGATTTGGGGGTTCCCGCTCCTGTCATTACTACTGCACTATTTGAAAGATTTAACTCACGCAATCTCGGATCCTTCGGAGCAAAAATCCTGAACGGAATGCGTTATATGTTTGGAGGACACCACGTTAGGTGAAATAAATATTCACAAGTCGCAGGTACTTATGGATATTCTCCAGTCGCCTCAAGAATACTTGTTTAATTTGCAGACAACAAGTTCATCTGAAGCAAAACGATTATGGAGAAAACACATAAAAGAAAGTTGGAATCATAAATGTGCTTACTGCAACTCTGAAGAAAATCTAACATTAGACCACGTTGTTCCACAATCAAAAGGTGGTTTAGATATTACAAGAAATGTGGTATGCTGTTGTCATTCTTGCAATCAATCCAAAGGACATGAATATTGGAAGTTGTGGTATGTCCAACAAGACTTCTATAATGAAGATAGTTTGGATAAAATAGAGGACTGGATGAAACCACCAAAACCCACAAATCTTTATAGTTATCGCCCAAGAAGGAATAATGCTTCATGATAAATTCAACAACTCCATACAAACTCGCAGAAATTATTAGAGACACTTGGCCTGGTCTTTACAATATGCCAAAAAAGACCTATAATGAGAAGCCACCATCTACATCAAATGAATCAGATACAAAAACTTCAACAGATTGAATATACTGATCACTATTCAGTCTTTGATAGGAATGGTAAGAAAATTTGTGATACTGCAACAATTCATGATGCCATGCTGATGGTATCTTTTGCAGAGGGGAGGACTTACAAGCAAGTTAAAATTCTTCTTGATCAAGTTGTAAATATTCCATCAACAAGAATGGAAGATGATAAACAACTTGAAGCACAAAATGTTTTGCCCGAAAGTATGGCAGAACCTGTAATCGTATAAATTATCTTATATACTTAACAATCATGAAATTTACAGTTTATTCAAAAGACGGTTGCCCCTATTGCAGCAAAATTAAGCAGGTGTTAGAGTTGGCAAATCTTGAGCATGTAGTTTATACCCTAGGGACTAATTTTGATCGTGAAGGATTTTATTCTGAATTTGGAGAAGGTTCTACATTTCCTCAAGTTATCCTGAATGATCAAACACATCTTGGTGGATGTACAGACACTGTTCAATATCTTAAGGAGCAAAATCTAGTCTAATGGAATCTACTTTTCACGAAGTTTATTTTGATGTTGAAAAGGCAATCGATCTTGCTTTCAATGGACAATTTGTTTTGAAGTTTTATGATTACTTAAAAATTCGTGGAACACTTAGGCGTGAGGTAGAAGAGTTTATTGAAAGTGCCACCGCAAGTGAGATTAGTAATCTTGTTATGGATCTGGACGAATACCTAGAAGGTGGTGCTGATGAAATACATAAACAATTGCGTGAAGGTTATGGTCATATTCCAAAACCGCAAGCAAGAAAGATAAGAAATTATCTTTATGCAATTCTTGAAGACGCTTGGAAATATAATTATGATAAACGACCGGGAAGAAGGAAAAAACAAACTAAATAAACCAGAACCCCAGATTAATCGGGGTGTTGAACTGTTACTTAGGAATAGGAGGAAGAGAGAGTCATCAAAGCCAAAAACTTTTCAAGTGAAGTTTGGTAAAATGATTTCTCTCTTTCGTAGAGAGTTTCATTTCTTCATTGAATTTCACTTCGATATTAGAAAAAAATAACTCTCTGGAGAAAGAAAAATGTTAGCAGTAACTCTAACCATCGGCACATTAGTTTCAATAATGTTCTTTTTTGTTGGTGGTATGTTAGGATGGATGGCAAAGCAACATTTCTATGAAAGAAATTATATTGCTTCACTAAACACACATCCAGAGATGTTTGATGAAAATGGGAATATTATTCCTGATGAAATTTTAGCAGTACGATTTGAGAATGACTATGACTACGACGAAGACGAAGAAGACGACTGAAAAACCTATTGACAGTCTTCCTTCCAATCCATTTGTTTTTGAAATTCTAGAACTTGCTTCTAAGCAACGTTCTACAGAAAAGAAAATTGAGGTTCTTAAAACCTACGAACACGATTCTCTTAAGACTATTTTTATTTGGAATTTTGATGATACTGTAATCTCTCTTCTTCCTGAAGGAGATGTTCCTTATGGAGACCTAAAGGATCAGAATGTATATTCTGGAACTCTGTCACAAAATCTATCTAGAGAAGCAGTTGGTGGCGAATCTGCTACTGGACAAGATTTAGATGGTAGGGGACGCACTTCTTTGCGTAAAGAATATCAAAATCTTTATCACTATGTAAAGGGTGGTAATAATACACTTTCTACTATTCGTAGAGAGATGATGTTTATCAATCTTCTTCAGGGTCTTCATCCGAAAGAAGCAGAACTTTTGATTCTTGTTAAAGATGGAAGACTTGTTGATAAATATAAAATCAATCATGAAATTGTAAAGAGTGCATATCCTGAAATTACTTGGGGTGGTCGTTCGTGAGCAGACTTCGTAATGTTGTAAGAAATGAACAGGAGGAGCAACAATTGGATAAGGTAAATGAAAATTATATTGTTCCTTCTCAGTATGGTTGTGAGATTCTTTTAGAAAAAACTGCAATTGAAAAAACAAAAGATGCTTCTTTTCCCAGCGATGCATATCTAGTTTGGTATGTTGTTGATGGTAAAGAATGTATTGATCTTTGTCGTGCAGCGAAAAAAGTAAGTCTTTTTGATATGTACTATGACAAATATGGTCCAGGTTCTATTCAAAAAATTGACTTTGGTTATGGAAGAGTTAATCCCAAACTATGGGGTTACAAAGCACCTGAAGAAAAAAAGAAAAGAAAATGAGTGAAGGTTTTAGTGAAGAAAAGATTGAAGTATCAATCTATAAAGATGAAGTTAAAAAATTACTGAAGAAGTATAAAAAAGTCAAAAAATATATGAAGTCTCCTCTGTTTACAGTTAGGACTATGGATGGAACTGAGACATATGTGAGTGAACTAATTAAAGAAGCAGAGGAGAATCCATAGTCTGATGGGGAAGCATTACTTACTTAACTTGTACGGATGCTCGTTTGTCCTTTTGGATAACGAGCGTTGTCTTATAGACTTACTAGAAAACGCAGCAGTTGCAAGCGGTGCTACTGTGATTCAGACTATCTCAAAGAAGTTTGAACCACAAGGAGTCACCGTTATTTGTTTGCTTTCAGAAAGTCATATCTCAATTCATACTTGGCCTGAAGAAGGTAAAGCAGCAGTTGATGTCTACACTTGTGGTGATTGCAATCCTAAGATTGGTTGTGACATCATTATCCAACAACTTTATGCTCAGAATCATACTCTGAGTTATATTGAACGCTAAAATAAATAACACTATATCTGGTAAAGTTTATGCTCTCTACACAATATCGTCTTCGACTTGAAGCAATATGTGAACGAATTGTAAAAGGTGAATCGGTAGAATTAAGTGAGATGATCTGGGCAGAGAAACTTGCTCAGGCAAATAGAAGTGCTGGCACACTGCTTCGTCAGGCAAGACGTAAAGCAGAAAATCCTGATATGCAAGAAGGTGGATTAGATGATTTTTTGAACCAACTTGATATTGGTGGAATTGGTCATGAGTCCAAAGGAGTATCTGGATTTAATACAGTTGATGATATTATAGATTTCTTCACTGAAGATAAACCAGATGACTGGAGACAAAGAGATTGAGAAAGAGGGGTACTTGACTACCCCTCTTTTTTTGTGTATAATTACCTTTGTCCGGGTTGATATGAATGGATCAAGAAAAGCTTAAGTTAATTGTACAAAATCTTGAATCTCTGGTAGAATGTCTTAAGTCAGAGATTTGTTCTGATGTAGATGTAGATGAATATAAACCTCTACCATACGAACAGATTTCTCAGTACATTGCAGATTACGACGAAGTATTTTATGACGATGAAGTTTGAAGACTACGAACTTATGAAACCAGAAGTAAAACTAATTAGTGTTACTCCTGATGCAGAGAAGCACATGGCATATTGTGCTCGTGTAAGTAATCCAAACAATCAAGAGAATGATAATTTCTCTGGATTACTTAAGTATTGTATTAAGCACCAACACTGGAGTATTTTTGAACAGGCAACAATGACTGTTGAGATTAATACGACTCGTGGTATTGCAGCTCAGATACTGCGACACAGGTCATTTACATTTCAGGAGTTTTCTCAACGATATGCAGATACGAATCTGCTTGGTGGAACTATTCCTCTACCAGAACTTCGTCGTCAGGATACAAAGAATCGCCAGAACTCAATTAATGATATGGGCGATTATCTGAAACTGACATTGCTTGAAGATATTAGGATTCATTTTGCTGCTGCTCAGAGACTCTATGACCGCCTCCTAGAGGCAGGAGTGGCAAAGGAGTGTGCAAGGTTCGTCCTGCCTCTTGCAACGCCTACACGCCTCTATATGACGGGTTCTGTGAGGTCCTGGATTCACTATATCGACCTTCGCTCAGCACACGGTACTCAGAAAGAACATAAGGATATTGCAGAAGCAATTCGTTGCCTCTTTACTTGTCAGTTTCCTGCTGTATCTTCTGCACTTGAATGGACTCGTGAAGGTTGTACAGAATGTGTGGATGCACCCTCTATTTGCATAGAATAAATACCCTTACATACTATGGAGTAATAAAGTTGGCAACTTATCCTGTTATTAATAAAGAAACTGGTGAACAAAAAGATGTTGTAATGAGTGTTCATGATTGGGATCAATGGAAAAAGGACAATCCAGAGTGGGATAGAGATTGGTCTGATCCATCTACTTGCCCAAGTTCAGGAGAACTGGGAGAAGTTTATGATAGACTGAAGAAATCCCATCCAGGCTGGAATGATGTTCTTCATAGAGCATCAAAGGTTCCTGGTTCAAAAGTAAAATCTATCTGACTCTTATTATGGCAAGAAAAAATACTCCCAAGAATCCAGTTCCTTTTGGTATGAGTAATAGGCAAATGAAAAGGAAAAAACCAATTAGTCTTGATATTATAAGAGATATTGAACCTCTCACAGATAATCAAGAAGCACTATTTAAGTCTTATAAGTTAGAACAAAATATTGTTGCTTATGGATGTGCTGGTACAGGTAAGACATTTATTACCTTGTATAATGCTCTAAAAGATGTTCTTGATGAAAAAACTCCTTATGAGAAAATCTATATTGTAAGGTCTCTTGTTGCAACTCGTGAGATTGGTTTCCTTCCTGGAGACCATGAAGATAAGTCTTCTCTTTACCAAATTCCCTATAAGAATATGGTGAAGTATATGTTTGAGTTGCCTGATGAAGCATCGTTCGAAATGCTATATGGAAACCTCAAAACTCAAGGAACGATTAGTTTTTGGAGTACTTCTTTTATTAGGGGAACTACTCTGGACAATGCAATCATTATTGTAGATGAGTTTCAGAATCTAAACTTTCACGAACTTGATAGTATCATTACTCGTGTTGGTGAAAATTCTAAGATTATGTTCTGTGGTGATGCCACTCAATCTGACTTAGTTAAAACAAACGAAAAGAATGGTATTATTGATTTTATGAAGATTCTCCGTGTAATGCCTTCAATTGATATTGTTGAATTTGGTGTAGGAGATATTGTCCGCTCTGGATTTGTTAAAGAGTATATTATTGCAAAAATGGAATCTGGTCTATGAGTTTTATTCATCATAATTATCTGGGTGACATTGAACTAGAATGTAAAACTACAGAAAGCATCCGTCTCTATAACCTACCCAATGGAGAATGGGTGCCTTCTATTACTTCTGTAACTTCTTTTTATAACAAGGACATCTTTGTTAAGTGGAGACAAAGAGTTGGTCTTGAAGAAGCAAACCGTATTACTAAAAGAGCAACTGCAAGAGGAACAGATTTTCACCAAGTCTGTCAGGATTATTTGGAAAACAAGGAATTGGATTGGAACAATTACCAACCAATGACAAAGATTATGTTCATTCATGCTAAGCCTTATCTTGATAAGATAAATAATATTCATGCAATTGAAAGGACTTTATACTCAGAATATTTTGGACTCGCTGGAAGAGTTGATTGTATTGCTGAATATGAAGGAGAACTTGCAGTTATAGACTTTAAGACATCGGATAAGATTAAACCTGAAGAGTGGATTGAAAATTACTTTGTTCAAGAAACATTTTATGCTGCTGCCTATTACGAACTAACGGATATTGCTCCAGTTAAATTGATTACTTTAATGGTTACTCCTAGTGGTGAAGTTAAAGTATTTGACAAAAGGAACAAAGGCGATTATATTAAGTTATTAGTTCGGTATATCAAAAAATTTGTACATCACAATACTGGGTCAGATGGAGAATGAACTAGAAAAGGTACTGGAAAGTAAATTCTTTTGCCCGTCAAGATTCGCTCAAGAGATTGAAAATCTTGTTCAAATTAATGGGGATATGAGTTACATTGATGCAATCATTCACTTTTGTGAACTGAATAGTATTGATGTGGAGTCAGTCCCTAAACTTATTTCTAAACCTCTTAAGGAAAAGATTAAGTACGAAGCAATGGAACTTAATTTTCTCAAGAGAAGTTCCAGGGCAAAATTACCCCTCTAATTCATTTTAGGGGCGAAATTTTTCCCGGCAAAAAATCACTATATTACTTTTTTAATGATGCCCTTTGATGCCTATCGCGAATATCTTGCTCTAAAGAATCACTTTACAAAAGATTCTTATGACTATCATAAGTACTGCGGTAAAAGTAGAGCAACTCTTCAATCTTTCTATAAGCGTAAAGATCGTTTCTGGTTTGAAAAGGTTACTCGCCAAAAGACCGATAAAGAAATCGTAGAATTCTTTGTTGCAAATTTTGTATCTTGTAATGATCCAGAATCTCTTTGGATTGGAGAGATTATGAAAGAAGGGGAAACAAGATATAAGGAATGGCAGAAGAAAGTTCAATCATTATCTTATGTCTTTAAGGAAGAAACTCAAAAGATATTTGAAGAAAATAAGTTTGAGGAAGTCTTTGATTGTTCAAAAGGACACCCACCACTTCTTAAAAAATTCCTGAGCGGGAAGATTTCTCTAGAGACACTGGTGATTTGTGATAGAATCTTCCAGTACGGTAATAACTTTGATAAGAAACTCAAAGACCCAGTATGGGAAACCGTCAGTCGTAGAATTAAAAAGTACAACCCTTTTCTAAATATTGATGTATTTCGTTATAGGAAGATTTTGAAAGAAGTAATTTTAGGAGATTCATGAGTTTCTTTAATTCTGAAATTGTTCGTGCAGAGATGGCAGAAATATCCGAACTGCAAGAGGAAGTTTATGGAAGTGTCTTTAAATTTCCCACAATGACAACTGATGATAAAATTCGTCATGTTAATCTTTTAGATAAACTTCTAAGTAAACAGCAAGTTCTTTATACTCGCTTAAGTCTTTCTGATGACCCTGAAGCAATTGAAATGAAAGAACGCATTACGCAATCTGCAATTATGATGGGTATGCCACCAGGCACTGATATGAATATCATCTTGAACAATATGTCCAAGATGCTTGAAGTAATGAAAGAACAGATTGACAAAACTGGTTCTGACAAGTAGAATAACGAAGTACCAAAAGCCAAATCCAATTAATCCGAGGTATACAAATGTCTTTTTCTGATCTCAAAAAACAATCCAAACTGGGTTCCCTCACTTCCAAACTGGTAAAGGAAGTTGAGAAGATGAGCACTACTTCTGGTGGTGCTGATGAGCGTCTCTGGAAACCCGAGATGGATAAAACTGGTAACGGATTCGCAGTGATTCGTTTCCTGCCCGCCCCTGAAGGTGAAGAACTTCCCTGGGCAAAGATGTATTCTCACGCTTTCCAAGGTCCTGGTGGTTGGTATATTGAGAACTCTCTCACCACCATTGGAGGTAAAGATCCTCTTGGTGAATACAACCGCGAACTGTGGAACACTGGCACTGAATCAAATAAAGAAACTGTCCGTAAGCAGAAGCGTAAACTGTCTTACTACTCCAACATCTATGTTGTAAAGGATCCCGTAAATCCTGCAAATGAAGGTAAAGTCTTCCTGTTTAAGTATGGTAAGAAAATCTTTGATAAGGTTATGGAAGCTATGCAACCTGAGTTTGAAGATGAGACTCCTATCAATCCCTTTGACTTCTGGCAAGGTGCAAACTTCAAACTGAAGATTGTCAAGAAAGATGGTTACTGGAACTATGATAAGTCTGAGTTTGGTCCTGTAGAACCCCTACTGGATGACGATGATGCTCTGGAAGCACTTTGGAAGAAAGAGTATTCTCTTGCTGCAGTAACTGCTCCTGACCAATTCAAGTCTTATGAAGATCTTGAGCGTCGTCTGAAGATGGTTCTGGGTCAGAAAGTTGCTCCTGCACAGTCTCGTGCTGTTGTTGAGCAAGAGGATGATTACGAGTCCTATTCAGTAACTCCTACTGCAGAAAGTCGTGTCGTAGAAGAACTGGAGCAGTCCTATGCTCGTTCTAAGTCTCCTTCACTTCCTGTAGTTACTAAGGAAGTTGATGATGATGAAGATGATGCTCTTTCCTATTTCCAAAAATTGGCGGAAGAGTGATTAACTAGTTAAACGGATATTATCTGCTCTCTTAAGGGTCTCGCTAACATACTGCGAAGACCCTTTTTTGTATTGCATATTATCATTCATATCATCAAGAATAATATTTAAGTACGTAGATTTGAGAAGGTAGATATTTCTTTTATCATTATTCAATCTTTCTTCATACTCATAATTGGTGACAGGCACTGCAATATTTCCACTATCAACTTGATTGTCAATAAAGTAATCATAATAACTTACTGAATAGTCTGAAGAGACTTGGAGACCTGCAGGAACAATGACTACTCCTTGACTATTTTTTACTTCGGTTGTTTCGTAGTGATGTATTCCATTGTAGACTGAATTATAAACATCTTCTTCAGTATAATCATCTTGTTGCATATACTTGTTAAAAAGACAATCATCAAATGAATTTTGTGTTAATGGCCATTCTGATTGAATATTTACAATATTATTTGATAGAAGAACTACCCAATCTAATGTTGAATCTCCATAGACTTCAAATGCAACATTATCAGGTCTGTTATCTCCAAGAATCTTGTATTTCTCAAAGAATGCTAAGTTCTGAAAAATATCTTCTCTTAATTTTCCTTTCTTGAAAAGATTTTTTACTTGAATATAGTCTCCTATCTTAGCATTTGGAAGTCTGCTAACATAATCAAGATTTGGAACTTGACGGAAATATGGATTTGCCATTTTAGTAACCTATGTTTGAATCTGATTTACCATTATCAGCGTCAGTGTAATCATCATTAAAGATTGGCTCAAGTTCTTGGAATTGTAATTGCATCTCATAAGAAGTCATTGATTTTTCAGTAGCATAAGTCATGTACTGTCCATCAGGAGTGTAATTAACATTGCATTGAGTTAATGCACACTCCTTAAATTTATTTAAGTATGGGTGTGAATTTTGACCACTAGTTAGGTATTCTATACCAAAAGTATTTGGTGCTCTTAGAAGAAGAATGGATTGACTTCTTTGAACTGACATTGCCTGTTTGAAGTATCTGATAATAGTTCTAACTATCTTTGCTTCACTTTCACTTCTTGGTGATAACCTAAATGAGAAACTAAAGGTTCTCAATGATGGTCCACTGAATAATAGTTCTGAGTTTGGGTTTAAGACCTGCCCATATGCTCTTGAAAGAACATTTGTATTGGTTACTGCTTGGGCAGTTTTTACTGCAACGATTGATGCAAGAGTTTTTGAATCAGTATCACTCAATGCACCAAGTGTTTCTTTTGCCGATGCAACACCCGCATCTTTGCCCTTAGAGACAAATTGTGTAATGAAGTCTGAAATTCCTGCAGTTGCAAGATCTAGATCATCTTTTTGCCAATCGGCAGTATTCGAATCACTAATTCCTGCAGGGACGGGAAGAACAATTGTTCCTATTGGAGTTTTTTTGTTTAGTCTTCTTCTCTCTCTATTTTCTACAAGACCCAATCCCCTTGGATCATATTTAAATATGCTAAATTTTATACAATCTTGGTGTTCTAATTGAAGATTTTCTGGATATTTTAATATAGTTGTTCCATTGTAATTTTCTCTTGTTCCTTCCGCAGGACCTTTATTAACTTCGTTCTCTGTCTCCTCAAAGTTTTTTGATTGTTCATCTTTTTTCGGCAATTCCGCAACATTTCCAACTCCCAATTGTTCTTGTTGAGGTTTGCTTGCTTCTGCTTTTTGTGCAGATGTTTGCCCAGCTTGTCTAGATCCTGTATATAATGATCCTCCAGGTTTTAATGCTTTAATTTGTTCTGCTGTTAAAATTTCCTGTTTAAGTGGAACTAGATTAGATTTTCCACCAGAAGAGGGATCGTACCAATTTCTTCCACCATCAAAAGAAACTGCAAGAGCCCTTTCTGTTTTTCCACTTCTTGCAGTTACAGTATCTTGTAATGTCAATTTTGACGCAATAATATTACCATCTTTATCTACATTCGCATCAGTTTTTACTGTGTAATTGGTTACAGTATTTCCAACTTTTACTCGAAAGGGGTCGCTTGTATATCCTTTGGCACCAGGAGAAGAACCATCTTTAAAACTATAACTCGTTGCTGGCATTAAGATACCTCCCCAGAAGAGAGGATGTTTAGAATATGTTGTCTTATTGTTCTAAACATTGACACATAGTTTTTATTTATTTAGACGAAATTTTGCATAAGGTATTGAGAGTAATTCATCAAGTTCTTCATATTTAACAACATGAAGTTTTCCTGCAATTTCTTCCCAAGTATAGTTTCTAGATTTTCTCCAATGAAAATTGATTGCCTTAAATCCCCATTTTTGTAACTCCATGCAGGCAATTAGTGGGTGCTGGTCATATCTAATATTTGGTGTTTTTGGATTGTATATAAAGGTATAGAATTTTCCTGGTTCTGGATATAAAACTTCTTCCTTAAGAACATCCATGATGATGAGCATTAAGTCTTCTGGATCTTTTGTATTTGCTTTATCAATTCTTTTTTTAAGTTCTCTGACTCTTGGAGTAGATCCAACATACTGTCCAAATCCTTGTGCCATTACTTGATGCCTAATTCGTTTTCGGTTATCACCTTAAACTCCAATCTCCTATCTTCGCACCATTCAACTGCAGCTTTCCACTTTGCCTGGTTGACTGCATATGTTTTTGCTTCATAAAGATATGATTTAGTCACTCTTGTTTTTTTCTTTGGAGGTTCCGTTTGTCTTTTTGGTTTGACTTCAATCACATATGTTTTAATCTGTCCAGTACTTTCTTTTACTTTAATTATAAAGTCTGGAAAATATCTATGAACCCTATTATCAACTGGAGAAAGATATGGAATCCAAAATTCTTCACTTCCCCATTCAATAATATTTTCGTTTAAATCGCACCAATGACAAAATCGTCTTTCCCAACTACTTCTGCATATGATATTATTAGGATCACCTTTATACTTTTGTGGAAATGATGGTTTGTATTTGCTTTTAATACTTTCTGCCATTATCCTTACTACATAATATAACGGATCAAAAAGTATTTATAGATGCCTACTAATAGGACAGTAGACCAAATTAAGGCAAACCTTCTACAACCTGCTCTTACCTCTCATTTTGAGGTAAGTATTCCAAGACCTGGTGGATTAACGTCAGATTATTTGTCGAGTAATGGAGTCAAGTATGATCAAATCAAATTAAATTTATTGTGTTCTGAGGCTTCTCTTCCTGGGTCAAGTCTAGCAACTCACGAAATCAATAATGATTTTACAGGAGTAACTGAAAGACATGTATATAGAAGATTATATGATGATAGAATTGATTTAAGTTTTTATGTTGATGCAGAAAATTATCTTCCTATCAGATACTTTGAAACCTGGATGAAATATATTGTTGGGGAAAATATTTCAGAAAAAGAAGGTGGTAGAGTGGGAACAACTGGTAGTAATTATTTTTATAGAATGAACTATCCTGAGGGAACTGGTGGAAAAAATCCAAGTGGTGGATATGTTGCTGATGGAATGAAAGTTACAAAATTTGAAAGAACTGGTAAAAACTCAAACTATACTGGTGGGTCTTTGGAGTATACTTTTGTAAAAGTATTCCCTATCAGTGTTTCTTCAATACCTGTATCTTACGATACTGCTTCCTTATTAAAATGTACAGTTTCTCTTACATATCTTAGATATGTTGTAAATCCTGTCATTACCCCAAATACTAATGTAAATGGATCAAGTCCACAACAACTTGCGGCAGCAAATAGTTTAATATTCAATCAATCTGTATTTACAAATCCACAGATTATTCCAAACCAAACAATTGGTGGAGTTTCTTTGTCAGCATCTCAGTTATCTGGAAATTCTATTAATTTGCAACAGGCAGCAAATCTTAATCTTTGATTTTGAGAATAAATAATCATACCTGAAATTTTCTATAGGACATTATGCCTTTACCAAAGATTAGTACGCCAATTTATCAACTTGAATTGCCATCAACAGGGGAAACAGTTCAATACAGACCATTTCTAGTAAAAGAAGAAAAGGTACTAGTAATTGCTTTAGAGAGTGAAGATACTAAGCAAATTACTACTGCTATTAAGACAGTAATTAAAAATTGCATTATCACAAAAGGTGTTAAGGTAGAATCTCTTCCTACTTTTGATATTGAATATTTGTTCTTAAATATTCGTGGAAAGTCGGTAGGAGAAGAAATCGAAGTTAATGTTATTTGTCCTGACGACGAAGAAACTAATGTTGCCGTCAGTATCAATCTAGACGACATTAAAGTTCAAAAGGAAGAAACTCATACAAATAAAATTAAAGTAGATCCTACTATTATAATGGAAATGAAGTATCCTTCATTGGATCAATTTATTAAGACTAATTTTGATTTTAAAAATGATAATGCAATGGATCAATCATTTGAATTGATTGCATCTTGTATTGATAAAATTTATACTGAAGATGAAGTGTGGGCAGCATCTGATGTAACTAAAAAAGAACTTCTTGAATTTTTAGAGCAGATGAATTCTGCTCAGTTCAAAGAAATTGAAAAATTCTTTGAAACAATGCCAAGACTTTCTCATAAAATTACAGTTACAAATCCAAAAACTAAAGTAGAGAGTGAAGTAGTTCTAGAAGGGTTAGCATCTTTTTTCGCATAGCACTGGTCCATATGGACCTTGAGAACTACTTCAGACTTAACTTTGCTTTAATGCAGTATCATAAATACTCATTAACAGAGATTGAAAATATGATTCCTTGGGAAAGGGATGTTTATGTTGAATTATTGAAGCAACATCTGGAAGAAGAGAAACTCAAACAACAAGCAAATGGCGGTCAATCCTTCTAAAATTAGTTCTCTAGTTCTCTCTAATGGGAAGAAGGTATCTACTGAAAAAATTGATGAAAGGATTTTAGAACTGCTTGGTCTTCAGGATGAATATGAATTGTCCTATGATGAATATTCTGGACATTTAAAAGAAGCAATGGTTGCTTCCAGAATGTCTAAAACTAGATATTCAACCTTGGAAACAGAATTAATCACAAATGAATGGAAGAGAGTAAAATCAAAGAAAGGTAGATTTAAACCAAAAAAAATTAGTGTAGAAAGTTTTAAAAAAGGAAGTGCTGTAGGAATCCAATTAGGAAAACAAAAATTACTTAAGGGAATATCAACTAAAAGATTGGCATTGCCTTCAGCGATTGATAATATGTCTGGGGCAAATGATATTAATAATATTAAAAATGCTCTATCTCAAATCATTGCCAATTTAACAGAACAGAATAAAATTCAGAAAAAGATATTAGAAAGAGAAAGAATACAGAGTGAAAAGGAAAAAAGAGCAGGAGCAGAAGCACTTTTAGAAAAAGGATTTACTAAGGCACTTGGTGCAGCACAAAAGATGTTGGCACCTATCAAGTCATTACTTGATAAAATTATTGATGCAATCATTGCTATTTTTATTGGAAGGTCTATTGTAAAACTAATTGAATGGTTTGGTAATAAAGATAATCAAGAAAAAGTCAAGAGCATCTTTAAGTTTCTTGGTGAACATTGGCCAAAACTACTTGCACTGTATCTAAGATTTGGAACAGGTCTTGGTAAATTTATTGGAGGTTTATCTTCACTTCTAATCAGGGGAACTTTAAGACTTGTTCAAGCAGCAGCAGGATTGGCAGCAAGAGCAGGATTGAGAGGTGCTGGTAAGGTTGCAGGATTCCTTGGCGGTAGAGGTGGGAAACTATTAGGTGCTGGATTAGAAATTGGTACAGCAGTTGCCGGTACTATGGCACTGAGTAAAGGCATTGAAGATTTTGGTGGAGTTAAATTTGCTGGTGGTGGACTTGCAAACTTTAAAAAATTATTTGGATTTTTTGGTGGTGGTACAAGACCTGGATACATCAGTGGACAAAAGGGTGTAGATAAAATTCCCGCAATGTTGAGTGATGGTGAATTTGTTATGTCGCGTGGTGCTGTCCAGAAGTACGGTACAAGCACTTTAGAGGCAATGAATGCTTCTGGTGGAGGAACAAACAGACCAAGAATGATTACTGGAACAACTTATGCTGCAGGTGGTGGGCAGATTGGAACTCGTAGTGTTGATCCTCCATTGGGCGGAAATGAAAAAATTGCATACAATCAACTCAAATTAAATTTCCCATCAGCAAAACCTTATCATATTGCTGCTGCTCTTGGCAATTTCTCAATTGAGGCACCTGGATTAAAACCAAATACTGCTCAAGACGGTGGAGGTCCTGGTAGAGGAGTGGCACAATGGGAAACTCCTGGAAGATGGGATACTGCAGTAAAGAGATATGGTCCTGGAGTTTTTAATAACCTGAAGCAACAAATGGATTATGTTAAGTATGAAATGGATACTGGCAATCCAGACTCTCAAGGAAGACCTCAACTTCCTTGGGGAAGAGAAACGAAGAGTGCTTGGTTAGGTTCAAAAAATTTAAGTGAAGCAACCAAGAATTTTATGCTTGGATATGAAGCACCAAGCGTACCGCACGAATCTGCAAGAATGGCAGCGGCTAAAAGAATATTAAATTCAAGTTCATCTGCAAATATTGCATCAAAACCAAAACCAAAAGGTCAGCAACCAAATATTCTGCAGAAAGTTGGAACTGGTATTGCATCTATGTTTGGATTAAATCAACCAGCAAAAGCAGAACCAGTTTCCAAACCTAAACCAAGATTTGCAGGTGGACTTTCTCCAGATTCTTCTCAGAGAAAGTCATCATCAATTCCAACAATGACTTTCTCTGCTTCAAAATCTAGATCATCTCAAAGAAATATTTCTGCACCAACTAATTTTATGCCAGAAATAGTTTATGAAGTTGCTGTTCCAAGTTCAACAAAACCATCTGTAGGTGGTCTTGGTGGTTCTCCTCAAGTACCATCATTTAGTAATGTTCATGCATCTAATAATGCAGTCAGAAATGCAAAGATATATGGAGTAAGATAAGTAAATGGAACCAAAAGCACTAGCACCTGCAAAAATCAATCCAACAAAACTTCTAGGTGGTTCCTCCTTTGCAATTAAAAAAATTAGTGTATCAAACAATATTGGACCTCAAAAAGGTGATTTGGTAGTTATTAAAACTCAAGTTATAGAAGTAAAAAACTTGATCAAAAGTTCTACTTTATTAAAGCAAGTAGAAATAACCAAAAAAAGAAAACAAGAAGAGAGGGATAAATTTTCAAAAAAAGAAGCAGAACTTGAAACAAAAAAAGAACAACCAGGAACAGAAAAAGTTAAAGTTCCTGGGGTTCCCAAATTGGGATTTTTAGAAAGAATTAAAAATATTATCTTCGCAGTTTTACTTGGAAGATTTGTTGTTAAGATGCTTCCAAATCTTCCAAAGTTACTTGGAGTAGTAAAAGTAGTTAGTACTGGTGTTGAATTTGCTGCAGATTTTTCTGTAGGATTGATTGATGCACTGGGAACTTTTATTCAAAAAACAGATGAAGCATCAAAACAAACTCGTGGATTTCTAAAGACCGTGGGTGGGGATAATGCAGTTAAAATTTTTGATGGATTTAATAATGCTGTTAATGCAGTTATTATTGCTGCAATTGCCGCAACACAATTACCCTCATTTGATAGGCCTAAAACTGAACCATCTGGCGGTGTTCCCTCATCAGGATCTGGTCAAACAGCATCAAGATTCGGCAAAAGAACATTAATAAGAACACTTGGTAGGGGCGGTGCAAAAGTAGCACTCAGGGCCGCAAGACCACTTTTAAAAGCAATTCCTATAATTGGAGGTCTTATTGATTTTGCAATAAATTATTTTATTTTTAAAGAACCACTTGGAAGAGCAGCATTTAAATCTATTGGTGCTACACTTGGAGCGGTTCTTGGTGTAACACTTGGTTCTGCAATTCCTTTCTTTGGAAATATTGTTGGTGGTATTGCCGGTGGTAGTGTTGGTGATTGGTTAGGTGGACTTTTATACGATACTTTTTTTGGAAATAAAACCCCACAAAAACCAAAAGTTCAAGGTCGTGCTCAAGGTGGAGCAATAACAAGAGGTGGAAAGTTTACTGGTGGTCCTGCAAAAAGAGGAGTTTCCAAAACTAAAAAGAGAGGAGTAACTGCACAACCAACAAAATTAAAACCAGGTGCTGACATTGGTGGTCAAAAAAATGTTGAAAAAGTTTTTCCATCTCCTCAAGGTAAAGATAAAAATAAGCAAGTAAATCCTCTTGGATATATTAAAAAATCCAATGAAAAAATTAAGAATGCACCATTCTTTGGAGCACTATTATCTCTCAGGGACAAGGCATTAGTTGGTCAAAAACCAACACCATTAGACTATAGTATTGCTGCACAAGGACTTAATGCCTGGATGAATATGACATTCAGTTCTGGTGTATTGAGAGGTGGTGCATTTGCTAGTGGTGGTGAAGTAAATGCCGATATGTTTTTACGGGGTGAAGACTTAACTCAAGTAATTGCCAAGTCTCTGCAAGATAATATTTCATCACAACTTGAAGGAAGTATCCAAGATTTGATGAAGCAGATGATGCTAAAACCTGCTGAAGGTGAAAAGAAAGAAAATGTTCCATCTACCACTCCAGATGTTGGTGGACAATATTCTCCAGAAGGACTTCAGGGCGAAATATATCAATACCTTCTCTCAAAGGGAATGAGTGACACTCATGCATTAGGTCTTATGGCAAACATATCCAGAGAAAGTGGATTTAGACCTGGAGTTTCTGAAGCTGGAGGACCTGGAGTTGGTCTATTCCAATATTCAAGTGGTGGAAGAAAAGATGCTTTCCTAAAGGCAGTTCCTGATTATGCAACAAACTGGAAGGGGCAAATAGATTATGCACTGAGAGAACCGGGTGAACCTGGACAACAATATCTCTCTACAAAATTTTCTTCTCCACAAGAAGCAGCAGATTGGTTTATGAGAAAATGGGAAAGACCTGCAGAATATATTCAAAATACAGAAGGTCCAAGAATACACAGAGAATATCTTGCTAGTTTGGAAAAATATAAAACTAAGAGTGGTTATAATATTCCAACCGGTGTTGCTCTTGGTGCTGGTGCAGGAAATCTTTCTGTAGTAAAAAGTCTTGCTGAAAGTATGGGAGTTCCTTTATATTCTCATGTAAGGAAAGATAATCCGGATAGTTATCATTATGATGGAAGAGCAATGGATTTTTCAAATGACAGTGTTGGTAATGGAACACCACAACAACTTTCTCTGGCTAAAGAACTAATCAAGAGATATGGTGCCACAGCAAAAGAAATTTTTTATACTCCACTTGGATTTAGTATAAAGGATGGAAAGAAAGTTCCTCCAATTGCTGCTAGCACACACTACAATCATGTCCACGTAGCATTCTTTGGTGGTGGTTCGACTGGAAAGGGTGGAATTGTAAGAACACACCCCGGCGAATATATTATTGATAAAGATTCTGTAGATGCTTTTGGAATTGATTTCTTTGATATAATCAACCAAACTGAAAGTGTTGCACAAAGAAAAAATTCAGCAAAACAACTGATGAGTATTCTTCAGTTCTATGCAGGATATGAGGCAGGTGGAAGACAAAGAATTAAAGTCAAAGTTCCTGCACCACAAGTATCATATGTTCCTGTACCAGTTCCTGTTGGTGGTGGAATGCTGCCAGGAGGGTCTTCTGCAGTAGATTCTGATTATGATTCAACTTATATGGGCCATTAAATAGTGTAGGAAATAAAGTCTTATGAATAATCAAGTATTAACTACAAGAGACGTTAGAAGTATTGATGTTCCAACCATCAATGTGATTTCAAATGATCAAAAAACAAATGCAGATATTAGAGATGTTTGGACTGACATCTACTACTATGAAAGTGTCTTGCAGGAAACGATCAGAGCATCTGTAATGTATGTTGATGCTGGTACATCTATTGAAAAGGATGGCAAACAAAAGACAATTCTTGAGGGATTGCCTATTGTTGGACAAGAAAAAGTATCTTTGGCAATAAAAGATGCTAATAATGTTGAATTAAAACTAACTTTGTATGTTAATAAAATAACCCCAGTAAAACAAGACACCACAAAGTCTTTTGTAGGACTTGATTTAATTTCTAAAGAAGGAATCTTAAATCATCAAATAAGAATTAATACTAGATTTGATGGAAAAATATCTGATCATATTTCAAGAATTTTGACTGATTCAAAATATTTGAACACTCAAAAAAATATTGATATTGAAGAAACTAATAATACTTATAATTTTATAGGCAATAATAAGAAACCTTTTTATGCTGCCATCTGGTTGTCAAAAAAAGCAGTACCAAAAGGAATTCAACCAGGAAATACTGCAGGTTATTTTTTCTATGAGACATCTGATGGATTTAAATTCAAATCTGTTGATAATCTTTTATCTACTACAGATTCAAAAACTGGTAATAAAAAGGACATTAAAAGTTTAATTTACAATCAGACTCCAGATGGTTCTGGGCAAAATATTCCACCTGGATATAGTGCAAAAATATTGGAGCATAATGTTGATGACGTAAGTGGAAATGTTCAAACAAAACTTGAAATAGGAACATACTCAACAAAAACAATACTGTTTGATCCATTTAACTGTTACTATGAGGTAGTGTTACCAAAAACTGAGATTACTGAAGGAAATCTTAAACTTGCTGGGAAAGAACTTCCAAAGTTTAATCCAGAGTTTAAAACCAATTTTACAAGAACTCAATATATGTTGATTGATACTGGTGCTCTTCCTACAGGTGATACAAAACAGCAAATAGAAAAATCAAAATTAAAAAACTTTGACCCCAAAAATATCTTGAATCAATCGACAATGAGATATAATCAGTTGTTTAGTACAAGAACAACGATTACAATAGTTGCTGATTTTAGTTTGCACGCAGGAGATTTGGTTTTCATTGATGCTGGTGTTCCTGGACAAGAGTTAGGAACTCTTCATAGTGGTTCATATCTTATTGCAGATTTATGTCATTATATTAATAAGGCTCAGGGTGGGTATACAAAACTTACATTAGTAAGGGATTCTGTAGGTAAAAAGGGATCTCCAACTTATAATGCAATTTAAGTTTGTTAAATAGTAGTACAATACAATCACTAAAATGGATAGTGTAGAAAAGCATATAGAGTATGATAAAAAACTTCTTGACGATCCTTTAATTTCTCCACAATCTCGTCGTCATACTGAAGAGGAATTGGAAGCATTAGAAAAGTGGGTTAAGAACCATCCAGAAGATCATCACGATCCATCTTCTTTGGAACTTTATTGTGATTCAAATCCTGAAGCACTGGAATGTAGAGTATATGATTATTGATTATGTCTGAAGGAACATTATTTAATTCTGGATTTTTGGGTGCAGATTTCAATTGGTGGATTGGCCAAATTGCTGAGGATTCCACTTGGAGAGATAATATTCTTCCTGGAAAGTTTGAAAATAAAGATCAAATTGTTGGGTGGGGTCGTAGGTATAAAGTAAGAATCATTGGTCTTCACGACCAAGAGAGTACCATACTTCCTTCGGAACAACTTCCTTGGGCACAGGTAATGTATCCTGTGACTGCTGGTGGTGGTCAGTCAGGTTCTTCTGCAACTTCTGCATTAAGACAAGGAAATTTTGTATTTGGATTTTTCTTGGATGGACCTGACCAACAAGTTCCAGTTATTATGGGAGTTCTTGGTAACAACGCCCAAACTCAACTTGGTGTTAAAACTGGCGATAAGGGATTTGTTCCTTTAACTGGATATAATCGTGTAGATGATCCTAATCCTGATCCAAACATTTCAGTTGCAGATAAAAATCTTGCAATTACTAAACCAAAAGGTTCTGAACAATCACAGGAATGTTCGCCCATAGTATCTGGGGTTACTCTGGATAAGTATGGACTTCCGTATGGAAAAGCAACGAAAGCACAGTTGCAAGATATTCAAAGTGCATCTGCGGAAGCAAACGCAAGAAATTTAACTGGTAATGCTTTTGATGAGTTTGTCAAGAATGCGGTTCAAAACGGAATCAAAAATCGTTGTGAGCAGGCAAACTCTTCAACATCTTCAGCAAGACCTGGAGCAACAATAGAGCAACCCGATAATCCTCATCAACAAAGTGTTGCTGACGTAAAGAAGAATGATCTTTATCATAGAAAGGTTGTTCTAATGTCGCCTTGTGATGTTACAAATTCTGCATTAAAAGCAATGCAAGTTGTGATTGAAAATCTAACAAATGATATTAATAAAAAATTAAATGCTTTAGTAAGTTATATCGATGCTGCTACTGATATCCTTTCACAAATTCAAACATTAATTTCAAATGCTGCTTGCGAAATTGCAAAGTATATGAAAACAATCTTTGATAAAATTATGGAATATGTTTTGAAGAAAATTAATAAAGCAATGTCTCCAACTGTCAGTTTGATGTATCCAAATCAGAGACATAGGTACTTAGACATCAAAGAAAAGATTACTCAATTAATATACTGCCTATATCAAAAAATTACTAATAACCTTTGTGCATTAATCCAAGGAATTCTTGATGGCGAACTCGATACAAAAACAATTCCACCAGAAACTTCTTCACCTACAACACCTATATGTTCTGTTGAATCTTTAACTGGTAAGGTAATTTCTGCAAATATGGATGCTATGAATCAGGGAATTGATGATGTCTTAGCAAGCATTAATGGATTCTTGGGCGATATTGTTGGGGAACTAAACGAAGTATCATCGGTAATAGGTAGCGTTAATGAATTGATTAATTCTATAAGTTCAAGTTTAACCTCCGCACTAAGTTTTCAAAATATAAGTATCTCTATTTTTGGGTGTGATATAACTCCAAATTGTGCAGCATCATCCTATTATACACTTCAAATTGGAAGTGGTGACGCTAAAGATTGTCAGATTCCCAAATTCCCGAATGTTGACTATCAGGCACAAATTTCCTTTAAGGCACCAAAAATTGGTAATGTTCAATTTGCAACTCCATCCACAAATGTTCAGGATGTAAATGTCCAATTAGGATGTTGATGATAAATAAGGTTAATGGAAAGACTTTGAAATATAATACTACTAAAAATGCCAAATAGTTTTAATACACCAATTAGTATAGATTCTATTAGAGTTGGATATGTTGATCCATCTCTTGGGTTTGTTGATGGCATTACAGTCTGTCAAGCAAATGATTATGCGTACAAAAATCCTGGAACAGTATTTGTTTTTAGGGATGGTAGCAATAATATTAAGTACTTAACTATTAATGAAGTTAATTTATTAACTACAAATGACATTGTATCTACAACAAGCACTTGTGGTGGATATCAAGAAATAAAAGAATGCGGTCCACCAAAGATTCAAATTTTTGGTGGCGGTGGAGTAGGTGCTGTAGGAAATCCAGTTGTAGGAGAAGATGGTGCGATTCTTGCAGTAGATTTGGTAAGCGGTGGATTTGGATATCAGTTCCCTCCAATTACTCAAGCAAAAGATGAATGTCAATATGGAACTGGTTCAGTATTAAGAGCAATTCTTGGCGAAACTGTAGAAGAATATGAAACCTTTGAGGGAGAAGAAGACTTTGAAGAATATGAATTATGTGAGGATACTGATGTTGGATATGGTATAAAATACGGACCCAATGGAGAAAATTTAGGTGATTGGGACCCAGATTCATACACAAGCACGGCAAAAGATCCCATTCAAAATGAGATTGAAAAGTATCAAGAGTCACTTACAAAATATAAAAATCCTTTTTGGACAACAAGAAAAAAACTACCAGTAAGAATTAGTTCTTTAGGCAAAGATTTTTCTTCTTATGAGGTGACATTTCCTACTTGGAATGACTTTATGAATTCTTATGCAATTTCTCCAGTTGCTCCTTCAAATGTTGCTGGTAGTGATTTTGCAGGAAGAATATTTACATTTGAATGGGAAGAAAATTTTCCGTATGATGGCGAATATGTTTTTAGAGGACTATGTGATAATCTTGCAAAACTGTATATTGATGGTGATTTAATCTCCGATTTAAAAGGATTTAATGATTCGGTGCAGCCAATTCAAAAAACATTAAAATCTGGTGTTTATCTTATTAGAATTGACTTATTGAATATTCCAATAACAACAAATACTTCAACAACAACTTCAGTCACTTCTAAAATAAATGCTAAATTTGCAAAGAGAGGAAATGATTTTTATCTCGATGTTACTGGAAGTGGCACTGGTGAAGTAGATTTATTAATGGAAATTGATGATTCATCTTATATTGCAGGACTTGCTGCGAGAGAAATTATTATTCCTTCGGATAAGGGCAAAGTAAAATTTACAAGGGCAACTGGCACACCTAAAGTAGAAAACATTAAGAAGACTATTAATGTTACTGGAGGTCAATCTTATGGTCCAATACAAATATTAGGAGCAACTATTGGAGTTGCAAAACCAACTGTAAATAGCAACAAAATTGCTTTATATGATGCTGCTGGAACTGATGAAAATATCAAGTTTCTTATTACAAATGTGAAAGGAAATGCAACCACAACTTCAATTAATACGTCAGCATCTACCGCAAGTGTTGCATCAATTACTACTCAGAATCCTAAAGATTATGTACTACCAGAAGCAAAAATTATTGAGAAGAAAGGTCAATATTATATTCAAGTTGGTGGAACAGGTGTAGTAAATATAACATTTAAAATGGATGTGAATGATGCCTACTATATTGCAGGAATAGCAGCATCAGAAATTAGAGTTCCTTCTGAAAGTGGTACTATTTCATTAAAAAGAAAGTCAACTGTAAGTATCAACGGACAATATTTTCCAAATGCATATGAAAAAGAAGAGACCATTAAAAAGTCTGGTAAATTTGCTGGAGGTAAAACTTATGGTCCTATTGAAATAATCAACCAAAATCCAACAGGTCTTCCTCCAAAACTATCTGGTTCAAAAAAACTTGAACTCAGAGATGCTGAAGGAGATGATGCAAATATTAAGTTTGAAATTGATAACGTAGAACCACAAAAATCTACAGTTTCAAATATTGCTACAGGTACAGTTGTATCATCAAAATCTTGGAATCAAAATCCAATGGGCATTTCAGTAACAATTGATGCTCCACCACAACCTGTTCCTCAAGAAAAACCTCCTGTACAAGAAGGTAGATGTCCACCAAATCCTATTTGGTCTACAAGATTTCCAAGTGCAAAGGAAAATTGGTATCCAGTTCGTTTTCCCAAATGGTCTAAATTTTTGAATAGATATGCACTATCTCCAGTAAAACCATTAGACACTCCTGGAAGTGATAGTGGTGGAATATCTTATTCAAATTCTTGGAATGTCAATGCTCCTTTTAGAGGATATTATAAGGTTCGTGGAGAGGTTGATGATATTGCAAAAATTTATGTTGATGGAAATTTAGTTCTGGATCTATCAAGAAGAGTTGGGAAAACTAGTGGTTCGGAAAAAGTTTTATTGGAAGAAGGTAATCATACGATAAAAGTTGAGGTTGAAAATTATTCTTCCGAATCTTTCTCAACAATAAATCAAAAAATCTTTAGTACTCTTGACTGGCAATCTCCTCTGGCATCTACATCTTCTAATATAAAGGCAAAGTTTATTCAGAAAGGAAAAGATTATTATTTGGATGTATCTGGATTTGGATCTGGCGAAATTTCTTTTGTGATGGATGTCAATGACGCACCTTACATCGCTGGTCTTGCTGCGAAGGAAGTTATTATTCCTTCAGACGGTGGTAAGTTAATGTTTACTAGAACTGGTATATCTCAAAGAGATTCTATTGCATATTTTAGTATCCCAAAAGAAGAGACCATTAAAAAGTCTGGTAAATTTACTGGAGGTAAAATTTATGGACCAATACAAATATTAGGTGCTACAGTTGGTGCAGGAACTCCAAAAGTTTTCAATAATAAGTTATCTCTATTTGATGCTGCTGGAACTGATGAAAATATCAAACTTGAAATTTCTAAAATAGAACAAACTGCAAAAAATTCAGTTACGTCAAGTTCTGTTTCTTCTGGTACATCAAAGGATGGTGTAATATATCAGGGTCCAGAAATTTTTCATCACATTCAAACCACAGGTGGTTCAACAGGTAAGGGCTGGGGAGACTTTATGAATAAGTATTCAGTCTCTCCAAAAGTATTTAAGAGTATATCCGAACCTGACGAAAGAATAAATGGAACGTTTACTTTAACTTGGAAAAACGTAAAATTTCCTGAAGATGGGGATTACAGAGTTAGATTTCAGGCAGATAATATTGGTGTTCTTAAAATTGGTGATAAACAAGTTCAAAAGACCACAGATTTTTATGGAGATCCTGCAACAATTCAAACAAATATAACTGCAGGAACATATGATATTGTAATTGAACTGACGAATATCAAAGATAGAACCAATAAGTTTTCAAATAATCCAACAGGAACTTCCTTGGTTATTGAAAAGGATATATCTGTAAGAGATAGTTCATCAAAATCTTGGACAGAAAATCCGATTGGAGTTTCTGCGGTTTTAATTTCTCCACCCTGTCCAAAGAAAATTAGTGGTAAGGGCGTAGTAGAAAAAATTATTATAGATGAACCTGGTAACGGATATCTTGCACCACAAGATCCTACAATTGGATATCCAGTTATTGTTAAATTGAAAGAAGTACTTGTTGATAATGGTGGAATCAATTATAATTGTGGTGGCGATCAACTTAAAATTACACCAGATAATGGTGCAAAATTGAGTTATACCTGCAATGCCTTTGGTGTTATTAATACAGTGACTGTTGATGATTCTGGCACACCTTTTACAAGTTACCCAAGAATCACTCTTCCATCAGAAACCGGAGTAAATGCAAAGTTTACACCAGTCTTTGAAGTAATAAGAGATCCTTTAGATCCGGCAATATCTCCAAATAATATTATTCAAGTTACTGATTTGGTTGGTCTCAAGCAAACTGGATATGTCGATGGTCGTGCATATTATGGTGCAGTATATTATGATGGAGGTGTTAAGTATGCGGGATACTATAAGACAATTGGTACACCAATTCGTGTCTATAATACTCTTCAGGAGAGTATTACTACTAAGGTAACTACTCCTGCAAGTGCAATTGAAAGATCTGGTACGGATGTTACAAGTAATGATCCACGTCTCAATATTCCAGGAACTCCAGAGAATCTAATTTAACTCTATTAAATAGTACTACATTGAATTCACATTTCTGATGGCAATTCCTCCAAATAGTAAACCAAATAATACGAGAGTAAATAACACTACATCAAAACAAAATTATACTGAAATTAGTTATGGAAATGACCATGGTTCAATTAACTTTGGTCATGTTTCGAAACAAGGGGATGTGACTGCTGACGTACAACTTCAAGCATCTGATGGTCGTCATCAAATCACTTTAGATAAAGATGGCCCAAGAAAAGGATGTACCTCAATAACATCTCCTGGTAATTTTCAAATTCAATGTGGTCTTGATAAGAATGAAGCAGAAGATACTCTGTTTATAAATGCTGTGAATGGTAATGTTTGTATCATTGCTAGTAATGGAAAACTGAGACTTCAGGGTACTGATATTGAATTAGTTGCAATTGGGGAGGGTGGAAGTAAAGGAAATATTCGTATGAATGCAAAAGGCGGTTCTATTGAAATGGACGCCAAAAAGGTCTTGATAAATGCCTCAAGTTTCTGTAAAATAGCATCTAGTGGAAAGGTTGAAGTTGCAGCAAATAGTTGCTTAAGTATGTACGGTTCAATAATTAGAGGAGTTACTGACGCTTGTGCAGTAAAAGATTCTAAAGTTGGTGGAAGAAGATTCCAAGTAAGTCAAGAAATTTTTTAAGGAGAAAATAAATGTCATCTTGTCAAGACGATGTTGCAGTTGGCGGTCAATTAATGGTAGGTGCAGGATTACCTCCTTCACTTGGAGTTGGTCCCTCTAAAATTAATGGTTCTGCATTTGTTGAAGGACCAATGCAGGTTGGTGCAGCTCAGCAATTTGGAAAAGTTGATGCAACTTTAATGGTTGGTCAAACTTTTAATTCTGAATCTAAGTCTCCACTATATTCTTTATGGGCAAGACTTTATTCAAGGTTTCAAAATTTTGTTCGCGTTGATGTTTTATTGAAATCAAAATACATAGAAGCAGAAACAATTTATTGCAAACACTTTTATTGTCCAGACAAACATTTCTTAATTGATCACCCTTCAGAACAAGGAAAGAAATTAATTTATGGATGTTTGGAAGGACCAGAGAATGGTGTTTATGTTCGAGGAAAAGTTTTAAATAGAGATTATATTGAACTTCCTCGTTATTGGAAAGATTTGGTGGATGAAACTACAATTACGGTTTCATTAACTCCGATTGGTTCTCATCAAGACGTTATTGTAAAAAGAATCGATGAGAGTAAGGTATACTTGCAAGCAAAACCTGGTATGCCAATTCATTGTTTTTATCATATTTTTGCTACAAGAAAAGATATTCCTAGATTAGAAGTAGAGGTTCAAGAATAATGGCAATTACATTCCAAAAATCAGGTTCCTTTACGGGACCAGGATTTGATTTTGAATATAGAGATAATGATGATTTTTCTTTACAATTTACTGACTTAACTTTTCCAGACGATGTTGGAATGATTCTTGTAAACACATTATCTTCTCCGAATGATTATGTGTATATGCATCTTGCAGGAACAAGCACTGCTAATGTAACGCTTGAAGCAAGTTATGGGAACATTCCTGTTTTCAATTTTAATGCAACACAAACTAATTTTAATGGCAATATTACTGCCACTGGAACAATATCTGCCCCTTCATTTGCAGGTGCTGCTTGGTCAAGTTTAGTTAGTGATGTAAATAGCAAAAAGTCTTTTGATATTTCTCATCCCTCAAAGGAAGGATATAGACTCAGATATATCTGCGTAGAAGGTCCAGAGGCAGAAGTTTATTTTAGGGGAAAACTTTCTAATGGAAATGTTATAGAACTTCCAGATTATTGGAAAGATTTGGTTGATATTGAAACTGTGGGCGTAACTCTAACCCCTATTGGGTGCTATCAAGAACTCTTCGTGGAAAAAATTGAGTGGGGGACCAAGATTATTGTAAAAAATAATGCAGGTGGTGCTGTTAATTGTTCTTATGTTGTCTATGGAGAAAGAAAGGATGTTGATAAGAATATTTCAGAATATCAAGGAACAAGTCCTGCCGATTATCCTGGTGACAATTCTCAATATGTGATTAATGGTATAAGGGCTTGACACGCCTCTCCAGGACCTGCTATGATACCTAGGTAATCACGAAACGAACCGAATGCAAGGCGAGTACCTGACCCGCTGTGTCGTAGACCCTATTAAGCGTACCGTGTATCTTTATTCTAGTGAAGGGACAGAAAAGCAAGTGTCCTGTGATACTGTTGATGAGTTTATGAATGTGCTAGAATTTGTTCGTTCAACACTTGATGAAAGTACTCTCTCATACGCAAATCCACTTTAAGTTTCATTTTTGGGGGTAAAAAAACCCGGTAAAAATTCTCACACGATACTTTTTTTAAAATGCGTCCAGAAACAAGAGAATCAATGGAAATGCTTTTCACAGCAAAGTGGAACATTCCAAAGGCAGCAGAAAACTGTAATCTTACAAATAAAGAAATGAAGATTACCTTTAATGAATACTGCCGTTTACATCCTGCTACTTATATGGTAGAATGTAGCAATCAACTCAGTCTTCTCTGAGTTTTTTATGCCCGTGTAGTCCAGCGGAAGAGACAAACGACTTAAAATCGTTCCAGCGTCAGTTCGAATCTGACCACGGGTATTAGAGGATATAAACTTCCTCTAAATAAACAAAAGTAGGAAAAGTTCCTATGAAGTACAGAATTGATGCCAGGTATTGTTGGTATAATCAAGGAGCACAAATTGTTCTGATGTACTTTATAAATCAAGTTCCTTTTACTTTTGACGAACTTCCAGACGACTCAATTTATGATCTGGAACTAATCAAATTAGCAGATACAGAAAGAAGATTTGAACCAGAGGATTTATACAGAACATCATTCTATTTGATTGATGAAGAGTGTCATCCAATGTTGTTTGAACTTGAACTGGAAAATCCAGAAATGTTGCCTGTTGATTAAATGCCCTTGTAGCTCAGTGGTAGAGCAACGGTTTTGTAAACCGTTGGTCGTCTGTTCGAATCAGATCGGGGGCTTTGAGTTCTTTATAACTCCAAAATGAACATTAATCTTTGGTATTGCGAGTCCATGAAACAATGGCGTTGGACTCTTACTGACAGTTCGCGTCCTATTCGCAGACAAGAATCAGGACAACAACCATTTCTTCGTGATGCTATGAATGATGTAGCAAATACTGTAGAATATATGTTAGAATGCAAACAAAATGAGTAATAATACTTAAATGAAATCGGATTTTTATATAGATAAAGTTGGAAAGGATGAAGTAAAAAACTTACTTTATACTCACCATTATCTAAAAGACAAATCCAAAGATTTTAAATCAGGTTTCAATTATGGACTTTACCGCAATTGTTTCACAGATGTCCTTAGGATTGGCAACTGCCTTGGTGTTTGCATTTTTACTGGTCTCCCAGTTCCAGAAATTGCCGTAGGTGCTTTTGGATTGAAGAGAGATGAGCAAGAAGGTTTATTTGAACTTTCCCGTCTCTGTATTCATCCAGAAGTTCAGAAAGAAGAATATAATATCACATCTTGGTTTGTAAGTAGATGTATTAAGAGGTTTAGAAAAGATGCCACGGTTCGTGCTGTTCTTAGTTACGCTGACTCTAATCACCACTCTGGAATTATATACAGAGCTTGTAATTTTCAGTACTACGGTTTAACTGACGCTAAAAAAGATTTCTACTATGCTGATGGAACTAAACATTCACGAGGTAGTGTCAAAGGTGCTGATGGTGAGTGGCGTGATAGGAGTCGTAAACATCGGTATCTTATGGTTTTCGACAAAAAACTTAAACAACAGTTGACTTGGAAAGAACAAGAATGGTATAATATTAAAGGCGATACTTAACCAAATCCCTTCCGTGTGCTTCAGAACCTCCCTTGTGGAGGTTTTGTTGTATGATAAATAATCCATAACGGAACTTATAATAAAATAAGATGGGTCTCTCTCGTTTAGATAATTTTCTAAAGTCTGTTCGTGGTACAATCATATATGTTGATCCAAACAGTCTTGATTCTACGGATAGTATTGAGAATCAAGGAAACTCACTGACTCGTCCATTTAAAACGATTCAAAGAGCACTAATTGAGGCATCAAGATTCTCTTACCAAAGAGGACTGAATAATGATAGATTTGGTAAAACAACAATTCTTCTATATCCAGGCGATCACGTTATAGATAATCGTCCAGGATGGATTCCTGATGGTTCAAATAATTTTAGACTTAGGAATGGTTCTACAAGTAATAATTTTCCTGCTTGGGATTTAACATCAAACTTTGATCTCACTACATCAGATAACGTACTTTATAAAATGAATAGTATTCATGGAGGAGTTATTATTCCTCGTGGTACTTCAATTGTTGGACTCGATTTAAGAAAGACTAAAATTCGTCCAAAGTATGTTCCCAATCCAACTAACGATAATATTGAAAGATCGACTATTTTCCGTGTAACCGGCGGATGTTATATATGGCAGTTTTCTTTATTTGATGCCGATCCAAATGGACAGTGCTATCTTGATTACACTGAAAATCTTTTTGTACCTAACTTCTCTCATCACAAATTATCTTGCTTTGAATATGCTGATGGAGTAAATGATGTAAATATTGATGATGTTTTTCAAACATATTCAACAGATCGTACTGACCTGGATATGTATTATGAGAAAGTTGGACTTGCATATGGACAATCATCTGGTCGTGCAATTGAACCAGATTATCCTTCATCTAGCATTGATATTCAACCCAAGATTGATGAATATCGTATTGTAGGTTCTACTGGAGCATCTGTTGGTATTTCAAGTATTATTTCTGGTAATGGAATTACTCCATCAAAAATAATTACAGTTACTACTGAATCTGGCGTATCTGGCCTTGATGTAGATACTCCATTCAGAATTTCTGGTATTATTGCAGAAGGTTATAACGGACAATTTGTTGTAACTGAAAAATTAAGTGACACTGTAATTAAATATCAAGTTCAAAATGCCCCATTGGTTGCTTTCCCATCATCAACTGGGTCAACTTTATCACTTACTTCCGATACTGTAACTTCAGCATCTCCATACATCTTTAACATCTCTTTACGTTCTGTTTATGGAATGTGCGGAGTTCTTGCTGATGGTGATAAGGCATCAGGATTTAAATCAATGGTTATTGCCCAATTCACGGGTATTGGATTGCAGAAAGATGATAATGCGTTTGTATTGTACAATTCATCTACGGGAACTTATGATGATACTACAGTTCCTGGAAATGAGACAATTAGTACAAATTCAAGAGCAATCTTTAAACCCACATATAGGAATTTCCATATTAAGGCAATTAATGATGCATTTGTTCAGAATGTTTCAATCTTTGCGATTGGTTATGCTGAACATTTTGCTGTAGAAAGTGGTGGTGACTTTTCAGTTACCAACTCAAACTCTAACTTTGGAGCAAAGGCACTTGTTGCTTCAGGTTTTAGAAGAAATGCATTTCCTCAAGATGATCTTGGTTATATCACTCATATTATTCCACCAAAAGAAATTCCAAAGGTTGAAACCGCAATTGAATTTAATTCAATTGACGTAAGTAAGACCGTTGGGGTTGCTTCAACAGGATATCTCTATCTTTATAATCAAACAAACTCTGATGTTGCACCAGAAAATGTTCTAGAAGGATATCGTATTGGTGCTAGAGAAAATGATACTCTAAAAGTTATAATTTCAGCAGGAAGCACTGCATCAGAATATAGTGCTCGTATTGTAATGCCTGGATCTCAGACAACTTCTGAGAAGAAATTCTATGTAAGTCGTAGTATTTCTGGTATTAATAATATTTCCAGCAATACACTTTCATTAACACAAAATCATACATTTATAAATGGAGAATCAGTTCGCATATTGAGTGATAATGGACAACTTCCTGATGGTTTGTTGCCAAATACAGTTTATTATGCAATTACGAGTAGTAATGCAAGCAGTGGACTTACAACAACTACGCAACTGAAACTTGCAAAAACTCAAAACGATGCCATCAGTGCAAGTGAGATTTTAATTAACAACAAAGGTGGTATTTTAAGTGTTGTAAGTAGAGTATCTGATAAGAATTCTGGGGACATTGGACACCCAGTTCAGTTTGATTACAATAATTCACAATGGTATATTCAGGTATCAAACAGTGAAACTGATAATAAGATTTATCCAGCAATCGTAAGTTTTGGTTCAACTATTCTTGGTGCAGCAACTCCTAGAACATATATCAATCGTAAGCAAGATTCAAGAAATGCAAATGATACGATTTATCGTCTAAGATATGTAATTCCCGCATCTTCTGGATTGTATGCAAGACCACCAAGTGATGGATTTGTTATTCAAGAATCTAATACCACTATTGGAGCAACTAGCGGAGAAATTCAAACTTATTTTGGTGCTGGTTCTATTTCAAATGTAAATCAGCAAAGAAACTTTAGATTCGTTGCTGATGCCCAGTGGCAAGCAGGTATTGCATATATCACTACAGAACTTCCTCATAATTTATCAGTAGGATCTGAAGTCACATTTTTTAATATTAAAAGTTCAAATAATGTAATTGGTGCAAGTAATTCTGGATATAATGGAACTTATGTAGTAAGTACAATTACAAATGCTAAAGTATTTACATTTGCTTTAGACACTGATCCAGGTGCATTAACAAATGATATTTCAGCAAGAGATTCTTCTCTTCCATATTTTAAAAGAAGTAAGTATAAGAATACCTATTATAATCTCAAAACTCAAGAAGCACAAAAATATATTGCAGGGCAACAAGATGGTGTCTATTACTTAACTGTTCTAAATTCCTCCAATTCCCCAAGTGTTGATCCTTTTACTGAGGAAAAATATTCTCAACCAGTAAAAGAACTTTATCCGCAAACAAATCGTGATAATCCAGAATCAGATCCAGATGAGACTCAATCGTTTGCATCTTCATCAGTAATTGGTGAAGTTGTAGTTAATGATGTCCGTAAGAGTATTACAAAAGAAACAATCTCCAAAGTTCTATCGGATAGTAATGTAGGCATTGCTATTACAGATATTACTTCAACAGATGCATCTACACATACTGTACATACTGCTATTGATCATGGATTAAATCGTATCACACAAGTCAGTATTACTAATGCTGGATCTGGATATGGGTATGGAAGTGCTACAAGTTTATATAATGCAAGTCTTGTTGGATTTGCTGGATCTGCTACAGGTGCCTTCGCTACTGCCAAAATATCAGTAGATGGATCAGGATCTATTTCTGATATTGTAATCATGGATGGTGGGTCTTCTTATGGAATTGGAAATACTCTTTCTGTTGTAGGTGTTGCAACAACCACAGGATATTCTCCGGCAGTAGTAACAGTTACTCAAATCTATAATAATGTTGGAGATACTATCAGAATTTCTGGAGTATCCTCCGAAGGTTATTCTACATTTAATGATCTTTATAGAATTACAAATGTTACTGTTGGAGCTGGGTATAGATTTGCAGTTTCTTCTGCATCTTCAATTTCAGTTGGTTCAACACTTGGTATTGGAACGCAATTTACATTAAATGCATTTGCTGACCTAACTGGAGAAGCAATTAGAGTTAGTTCATTGGCATATGATAATAATTCTGGAATTGCAACTATTACAACTTCTAACCGTCATGGGTTAAAGGTTGATAATAAGATTCGTTTAATAGGATCTACTGAAGAAATATATAACGGAGATTTTGTTGTCAAAGAAAATCTCAATCTAAATTCATTCTCCGTTACGATTGGTGTTGGAACATTTTCTCCTTCAGCAGCAGGAACTCTTTATGCATATCGCGAAGGTGTAACATCAAATGGTGGTACAATTACAGTTGATAATGAAAATTTAAATGGCAGAATGATTCCAACTTATGCTGGAATTACAACTACTTTATCAGCACTTATTCCAGATGCACTTACGGACCAGATTAACATTCAAAATATTGAAAATCTTGATATTAAAATTGGTGATTATTTGGTAATTGACGAAGAAATCGTGAGAGTAAAAACAACTATTCCAAGTACTCCAACAAATCCAATTTATGTTTTCCGTGGAGTTCTTGGAACAAAAGCAGTTAGTCATTCAGTCAACTCTGTTGTAAGAAGAATTTATGCCAATCCAATTGAGTTCCGTAGGCATTCAATCATTCGTGCATCTGGTCATACATTTGAATATGTTGGATTTGGTCCTGGTAACTATTCAACTGCATTCCCAGATAAACAAGATCGTCAGATTTCTTCAATAGAGGAACTCCTTGCACAATCAACCAGAAAAGATGGTGGTATTAACTTCTATACTGGTATGAATGATAAGGGTATTTCATACTCAGGAAATAAGAGATTGAGTTCAGTTACAGGTCAAGAAGAAATCTTTGATACTCCTGTCCAAACTGTAACTGGTGAAGATATTGGAGGACTTCCTGGATTAAATGTTATTACTCCAGTTCAAGGAACATTTAGTCGTTCAATTCGTGTTGATGGTGGTAGTGATGGCAAATCAATTTCTGAGTTTAATGGACCTGTTGTATTTGGAAATAAGATAACATCAACTTCCAATAAAGGTATTGAAGCATTCTCGCTGTTCTTGCAGGGCGATGCTACAGTTTCTAGAAAATATACCGTTGGAGTTACTACACCAATACTTTCGGGTAATCCTGGAGATGTAATTTACTATCAAAATCCAACGAAGGGTGGATATCTTGGATGGGTTTATACTACTGACAATGAATGGTATCGTTTTGGTGCTGTCAGCCTTTCCAAAGATTTAAATATTGCTCTCTTTGATCAGGTTGGTATTGCAACCACAAGTCCCGGTTCCAATCTTCTTCAGGTTGGTGGTGGATCTTCAATTGTTTCCATTAATTCAAGTGGTGGTGTTGGCATTGGAACCAGTGCAAATCAATTTAAACTTCAGATAAATGGCAGTACAAATTTCATCGGCACTTGCTACGGTTCTTACTTCTCTGGCGATGGAAGTGGATTAACAAATATAAATGTAAGTGCTGCCGGGTGGTCTCAAATTAGTGGTGGAATTTATAATACATTATTGGGTACTGTTGGTATTGGTACATCAGTTCCTAGATTTAATCTTGAAGTTGGTCCTGTTGGAACATCTGCAACGACACTTTATGTTAATGGAGAGGCAGTATTTGCTGGAATTATCACCGCAAATAATGTATTTGTAAGCGGAATGCTAACCGCAACGGCATTTGATCTAAAGTCAACATCGGGTCAAATTAGAGCAGGTATTGTTACTACAACAAATCTTATAGTTGGTAGTGCTGGAACTACGCTCACAACTAATGGTCCATTAATTGGTATTGGAACAGCAGTACCAAGAGCAAAACTTGACATTGAGGGGCATACAAGATTTAAGACATATTCCGAAGTTGTTCAAACAATCTCAAGTTCGTCTAATATTGTCACAATTGATCTGTCTCAGGCACAGTCATTCGATTTTACATTATCGGAAACAGTTAATCAATTTACGATTATTAATGCACCATCTGGAGCAAGTTCATTTGTTATTAAAATTGCACAAAATGCAATTGGTGGATATCTGGTTGATATTGATGACTTTAGAAATTCTAGTGGAGGAATTTTACCGGTTTATTGGCCTGGTGGTGGTGTTCTGCCAACCATAACACCAACTGCAAATAGAGCGGATATATATTCATTCAAGACTTTTGATGGTGGAGTATCTTGGTACGGTTTCGTTGACGGACAAAACTTTGTTAACTAAAGGAGATTGATATGTTAAACAAACAGACAACTTTAGATCTAAACGGTCCAATTCTATCATTTACTACAAATCCAGTTGGAGCAGCAACTACTAATGGTGGATCTGCAACTTTTATCGGTATTGCAACAGCAACATTTCCCATACAAACTCCACCAAATCCTGCAATACCCACTGGATATATTTCTTATCGATGGTATGATCAAAATGGACCATTAACTGATGGTGCAAATGTAACTGGATCTGCAACTACGACATTAACTATTTCTAATGTCGTTAGTCCAACTGATCATAATAAACAGTTTTATTTAAATGCAGATTATATACCATCTGCATATGGAGAAAATCCAATTACAGTTGGTACTGCCAGATCAACTGGAAATGCAATAAATGATCCAATTTCATCTAGTAGTGCAGTTTTAACAGTCTATCCAACATTATCGGTAACAAAACAACCTGGCATTAGTACTATTGGACAAAACTCATATACAAGATTTGTTACTAATGCATCAATTACAGATACTAGTCAAGGAAATATTTCTTATCAATGGCAATTAAATGGTTCTGATCTTTCGGACAGTGCAACTATACAAGGTTCTAAAACAAATGAACTTTTAATTTCTTTACCAAATATTGGGATTAATACTGTTAGAGCAAAAATTACTCATCCCACTGCTTCAAACTCTCCATTATATACAAATAATGCCAATCTTGATGTAGTTGCTCCTAGAAAAATACTTAACGTTGAAGTAATTCCGGATGATAACAGTACTGAGGCACTATTATATTCTTGGAATATTGTTACTCAAGGTCCATATACAATAAATCCAGATCAAATACCACCTGGAAGTATTCTTACATTTTATGCACCAGAACTAAGTATTGAGGCATATATTGATATGTACGGAACTGCTGGAGCAGATTATGGAACTTTTGTTGGAGGAAGAGGTGGAGTATCTACAATCAGATTAACATTAAATAAAAATGAAGAATATGCTGTCACGCCTCTTTCTCTAACTAAAAATGGTGGAGGTGTTTTTCTATATAAAAAAGCAAAATTAATTGCTGTTGCTGGTGGAGGAGGAAATGCAGGAAAAAATGGTAGTGGCGGTGACGGTGGTGGCGTTAACGTAGCAGGTCTTACTGCCAGTGGGTCTGGTGGAAGTCTTTATGCTGCAGGAACATTACCCTCAAATGGTATATTTGGTTCTAGTGTTCAATTCGTAACACTTAAATCTGGAGATACTTTAGCAATTGCTCCCAACGGAGGTAGAGTACTACCTTGCACTAAAGGTGAATATTGGGCCACTCTAGGATTTTCTGCATGTGCTGATGTTGGAAATACAAAGTACTATACACCTACTGCAGGAGTAAGTACAAATACGGCAACAATTGCAAGAGGATATAAACCAGGATATGGAATTAATGGCACTGCAGGACAAGGAATAAATTCTGGAGGCAATGGCGGCAGTGGTGCAACTGGCGGCAATGGTGGTAACGGTGGAGGTGGTGGAGGTGGAAGTGGATATAGTGATGGGTCTGTAATAATTACTTCTACGCAACAAGGTGGTAATGCCGGTCTTGGAAAAGTTGTAATTCGCGAATATGTACCACCCCCACCACCTCCTCCACCACCGCCGCCACCACCACCATCTTGTCCTGCTCCATGGACAAAGATCTTAATGGCAGATGGAACTCTTAAGAATGCAGGCGATTTAGTGGTTGGAGATATTCTTAAAACGCAGCATAAAAATACTTTAGAATGGGGAGAGTATCCAATTACTTATAAAAAAGTAAGTCCTTCAGAAAGATTAAAACTCACTTTTGAAGAGTCTAACTTTACTTGCTCTCCAACTCATAAAATGTATGTTGATGGTAAAGGTTGGATATTAGTTACCGATATGGTAATTGGTGATGTTATAAGTAATCAAAAACTATTGTCAGTAGAACCTGCTGAAAGTGGAGATGTTATTGTTATTGAAGTTGATGAGGCATATACTTTTATTGGTGAAGGATTGTTATCGCGTACAGTGAAGATTGAATTAACAGAATCTCCACTGCCAATTTTTAATCCATTTCCAAAGATTTTGATGTCAGATAAGACTCAAAAAAATGCTAGAGATTTGAAAGTTGGTGATTTAATTAAAACTCAACATGAACATACTTTAGAATGGGGAGAGTATCCAATTACACATAATTCAACCTTACAGTCGGAAAGATTAAAACTTACTTTTGATAATGCTAAGGTTATTTTTTCTCCAACTCATAAAATGTATGTTGAAAATAAAGGTTGGACTAGAGTTTGTGATATGGCAATTGGTGATGTTGTAAGTAATCAAAAATTAATAAGTGTGGAGAGTGTTGAATATGGTGATGTTGTTTCAATTGAAGTTGATGATGCACATACTTTTATTAGTGACGGATTATTATCGCACAACAGAAGAAATCCTCCTCCACCACCGCCACCACCGCCAAAATCACCGCCACCACCTCCATTTGTTCTCCCACGAACACAGCAAGACCCCTTGTTAGCATTTGTGTCACCACCACCGCCACCGCCACCACCAAAAGCACCACCACCAAAAGCGCCAAAGCCACCCGCACCAGTTGCGCCACCAGTTGCGCCACCAGTTGCGCCACCAGTTGCGCCACCATCACTGGCACCATCTTGTCCTGCACCATGGGCAAAGATATTAATGTCTGACGGGACTCTTAAGAATGCGGGTGATCTAAAAGTTGGTGATTTAATAAAAACTCAAGATGAACACACTTTAGAATGGGGTGAATACTCTGTATTAAAAGTTTCTATCGTTCAAGAAGATAGATTTAAAATGAAATTTGACCACAAAGATTTGGTCTGCTCAACATCTCATAAAATGTATGTTGAAAATAAAGGTTGGACTAGAGTTTGTGATATGGTAATTGGGGATATTATAAGTGGACATACCTTACTTGAAATTGATGATTATGAATATGGAGATGTCGTTGCAATTCAAATTAAGGGTGCTCACACTTATATCTGTGAAGGATTATTATCTCACAATTTAAAGATAGTTACTCCACCAGTAACGAATCCACCTGTAACGAATCCATCACCACCAATTACATCCTGTCCTGCTCCATGGACAAAGATCTTAATGGCAGATGGAACTCAAAAGAATGCAGGTGATCTAAAAGTTGGTGATTTAATTACAACTCGACATGAACATACTTTAGAATGGGGTGAATACTTAATTGATTATGTTAAGCAAGTTGATTCTGAAAGATTGAAAATTATCTTTGATCATGTTGAATTTACCTGCTCACCTACTCATACATTTTATAGTGAAGAAAGTGGTTGGGTTTTAGCTTGTAGTTTAAAAGTTGGTGATATTATTTCTGGGCATACAATTATAAAAATTGAAAGTGCAGAACCTGGAAAGGTTGTTGCAATTCAAGTTGATGGTGGTCACACCTATATCTCAGAAAACTTATTATCTCACAATAAACTAGTCTCACCACCACCAACAGGCAAATAAAAATTCAATCGTTATAAACGGGAGCGGCATGTGGATCATAAGTCAAAAAAACGCTTAATGTCTGCCTAACGCCGCTCTCAACTTTTTTAACTCCATGTGTGAATTTTAAATCTGCTGGATGAACAACTAGCATTCTTGGTTCTGGTTTAACTTCTATATTCAAATTTGGATAATATAATTCTCCACCAACAAAAGAACTATTAAAATAAAGAACACTTCCGTGCGATCTCCAAGGAGATGAGTTTGGAGTAACTCCATCTTGCTCAATATTATCTGCATGTGGAGTAAGTTCTACTTTATTTTCCCACCTAACAAATTGTGGATATTCTATAAAAAGTTTTTGGTCAGATATAGAAGTTTTCTCTACAACACTTCTAATTGATACAATTAACTTAATTAATTTTTCTCTAACTTCTTCTTCCTTAATTGAAGAATAATATATGCATCTTTTGGACCAGTAATCTTCTGAACTTATATGTTGATCATATGAAGATTTATTTTCTTCTATCCAGTTTAAAAAATAATCATTTTCTTCTTCTGTAATAAAATTTCTAATTACCAATGGATAAGACATAAATGTGAATTTTAAAATTGTTCATATTCGTATTTATTTCTTTATTATAAATACTTAAAATAAGGTTGGCGTTCTCCACCTATGGCAATTAAAAAAGCGTTTGTTATAAAAGACGGATTAGAAGTTAATTCTGACGTTCTTATTGTAAGCGGTCAAACTAAAAATGTTGGCATAGGTTCTACTATTCCAAGAGTGGAATTAGATCTACGTGGTAGGTTTATTGCAACAGATTCTTATCTAACAGGAATCTCAACTGTTATAAACGAACTAAACGTCGGAACGAATGGAACGGTTCTTACAGCATTAGGTAGTGGTTCTGTTGGTGTAGGAACAGCACTGCCAAACTACTTATTAGATGTTCGTTCTTCAGTCTCTACAGGACAAACAGCACTTTATGTTCAAGGCGATACAAGTGTTACTGGAAAGTTGGATATTGGGGGTAGTATATCCTTTAGTGGGTTTACTGCACTTAATGCCAATATCACTGGTATTGCAACAATTGGGACGGTAAAAATATTTTCTGGTATTGTAACTGCCACAAGTACAAGTGGTGTTGTAACTTATTATGGTGATGGTTCTAAACTTACTAATATTTCTGCTTCTTCTGCTGTCTATGCCATAAATTCTGGTATAGCAACTTATGCAACCTCTAGTGGTATTTCTAGTACTGCTACTTATGCATTAACTGCAGGAATTTCTACTGCTGCAACTTATGCGACTAGTGCTGGTATAGCAACTTATGCAACCTCTAGTGGTATTGCAACTTATGCAACTAGTGCTGGAATTTCTTCTGCACTTACGGCAGCAGCATCAGTTAATACTACTGGTATCATAACCGCAGCATCATTTGTTGGAAATGGTTCTGGATTAACAAATGTTCCTATAAGTGGTATTGCTACTTATGCAACCTCTAGTGGTACAGCAACTTATGCTACTTCTAGTGGTATTGCTACATCAGTTATGGGTGGTATTGCATCTGTTGCACAATTAAATGTTTCTGGTGTTTCTACCTTCTCTGGAATAACAACTTATACAGCATCCTTATTTGGAACTACCGCAAGTTTTACTGGCGTTGTTACCGCATTATCATTCTCTGGCTCTGGCGCAAACTTAACTGGACTTGTTGCTGGTGTCGGAATTGCAACTGCTGGAGGAACAGTAGGAACTGGAGCAACATTCTTAGACTTTAGAGGTTCGGGAATTTCTACTGTAACAGTTAGTTCTGGAATCGCAACTATTAATATTAGTGGAGGTGGTGGAGGTGGAGTAACAATAAGCGATGATATCTCAACAAATGCAACTAGGTATCTTACATTTACTGACTCTACATCAGGATCTATTTCTGCAGCAAATGTTTCTTCAACAAATCTCCAATTTAATCCACTATCTGGAAACCTAGCAGCAACTCAATTTACATCACTATCAGACGCAACTCAAAAAACTAACGTAAGACCTATAGAAAATCCGATTGAAATTACGAAACAACTTGATGGAGTTAGGTTTGATTGGATAAATAACAATAAACCTTCACTTGGTTTGATTGCTCAGGAAGTAGAAAAAGTACTTCCTGAACTCGTTGAGACCAATAGCGATGGCATTAAGTCAGTAAGTTATTCCAATATGGTTGGACTTTTAATTGAAGCAATCAAAGAACAACAAGTTCGTATTGAAGAACTGGAGAGAAAATTAGATGCCTAATCAGTTTAATTCTCCAGAAGGAGATTTAGAAAATTACTTTGTGAGTGAGTATTGGTTAATTGACCAATGGGTTGGTGATACTTTATGGACTTGGGGAGAAGGATTTAATGGACGGTTAGGAAATAATGCAACATCCAATAGATCCACTCCAGTCACTACATTTGAGGGAGGAACCAACTGGAAACAGGTTTCTTATGGATATGGACATGCAGCAGCAGTGAAAACTGATGGAACTTTGTGGGTATGGGGAGGACGTTTTGGTGGAGCACTGGGAACAAACGATTTAGCTTCCAATAGATTAGTTCCCGTTCAAACATTCGCAGGAGGAACCAACTGGAAACAAGTTTCTTGTGGTTATAAAAGAACAGCAGCAATTAAGACAGATGGAACTTTGTGGGTGTGGGGAGACAATACTGCAGGAGTATTAGGAACCAATGATACAACACAAAGAAACACACCAGTAACCACATTCGCAGGAGGAACCAACTGGAAACAGGTTTCTTTAGGATATGGTAGTAGTATGGCAGCAATCAAAACTGACGGAACTTTGTGGGTTTGGGGTGGTAATGATGCAACTTTGGGAACTAATGATGCAATATTCAGATACACTCCAGTCACAACATTCGCAGGAGGAACCAACTGGAAACAAGTTTCTTCCGGCGCTTCATTTCTTGGTTGCAGTGCAGCAATTAAAACTGATGGAACTTTATGGGTTTGGGGAGATAATTCTTATGGAGGACTAGGAACCAATGACACAAATAAAAGATCAACTCCAGTCACAACATTCGCAGGAGGAACCAACTGGAAACAAGTTGATGTTAGTCCGGGCAATATGGCAGCAATCAAAACCGATGGAACTTTATGGACTTGGGGCCGTAATCTTTATGGGCAACTAGGAATCAATAACACAACTGCAAGATGCACTCCAGTCACTACATTCGCAGGAGGAACTAACTGGAAACAAGTTGCTGTTGGAATTGGTGGATCATCAACGACATTTAGTATGATATCAATTAAAACTGATGGAACTCTATGGACATGGGGCGCAGATTTAGGCACGGGGATGTTGGGAACTAATGATGCAACACAAAGAAACACACCAGTAACCACATTCGCAGGAGGAACCAACTGGAAACAGGCTACATCTGGCAGGACCTCTAAAGGCGCAATCACATCAGGCACTGATCCTACCTACTTCATCGCATAAATAATTAAAAAAGTCATATGTACGCACTCGTTAATGGTCAGGAATTACTTTTAGGACCAATCGCATTCAACTATAGAATGATTAATGATGAACTAGAAGAACTTGAAGTAGATTATAGAGTGACTTCACAAGATTATCAAAATGTTCCTATTGTGATCACAGAGGATATTAAGATTCTTCCTGCAAGAAATGAGATCCCAGAGTATAATCCAAGATTTCAAACAGCATCTCAAACAAGTCATACAATTGCAGATGATGAAGTAGTCTTTGTTTATACTGTTGAAGATAAAACACTTGGGCAAATTAAAGAAGAATATAAATTAGGTGTAAAACCAGAAAGACAAAGAAGAGAAAATACATCAATTGAAGTTACTATTAATAATTCTGGAATTACAGTATCAACAGATAGAGAAAATCGTCTAGCACTTATTGCAAAATATATTGCTGGACCTGGACCTCATAACTTTAAGTTTGATAATGGAACTTGGTTGCAAATTACAACAGAAGATTTACAAACCATTATTCAAGCAGTGGATACAAAAGTCCAAGAAGCATATGATTGGGAACTTGCAAAACTTCAAGAGATTGATGCTTGTGAAACTAAAGAAGAAGTTTATGAAGTAGAGATTGTTCCTGCTATAAAAAGACCTGGAGTAGTTGGAGATGCCTAATCCTAATACCAACTTTAAAAACAGTAGTGGTCTTGATTTAGGTAATGTATTAATTACCAAAGAATACTTGATGACTGTGTATCCGCAGATTGCAAATCAGTTGATTACTCCAGAATTATGGAGTTGGGGTCGTAACAGTGCTGGACAACTCGGAGACAATACAACAACCAATAGAGTGACTCCAGTTACAACTATTGGGGGAGGAGCAAATTGGAGACAAGTTTCTTGTTCAGGTGTCGGTAATGCCATCACTGGAGCAATCAAACTTGATGGAACACTATGGACTTGGGGTTGGGGACAAGACGGGATTCTGGGGAATAATAACGGTGGGTCTTTTTCATGGCCCTCACCATCCACAACATTTGCTGGAGGAACCAATTGGAAACAAGTTTCTGTTTCTCGTAGTCATTCTGCAGCAATCAAAACTGATGGAACCTTATGGACTTGGGGACTTAATAGTAATGGTCGGCTAGGAGACAATACATCATCCACTAGACTCACTCCAGTCACCACATTTGCAGGAGGAACCAACTGGAAACAAGTTTCTTGTGGATGTAATCCATATGATGTATTCATGGGATGCACTGCAGCAATCAAGACTGATGGAACTTTATGGACTTGGGGTCGCAATGCTTATGGGCAACTCGGAGACAATACAACAACCAATAGAGTGACTCCAGTCACCACATTTGCAGGAGGAAACAACTGGAAACAAGTTTCTTGTGGAGGACAATTTGTTTCAGCAATCAAAACCGATGGAACTTTGTGGGGTTGGGGGTATAATAATTTAGGGCAACTGGGAACCAATAATACAACTAATAGACCTACACCAGGCACAACATTTGCAGGAGGAACCAACTGGAAACAAGTTTCTTGCGAAGGTGGATTTTCTTCATCTGCAATCAAAACTGATGGAACTTTATGGGTTTGGGGAGTTAATTCCGGAACTTTGGGGACTGGCAGTGATGTAAGTATTAAACTTACTCCAGTAACTACATTTGCTGGAGGAACGAACTGGAAACAAGTTTCTATGGGAGAAGGGACTACGGCAGCAATCAAAACTGATGGAACTTTGTGGGGTTGGGGTCGCAATGCTTATGGTCAGTTAGGAACTAGTAGCGCAATAACCCCAATATGTTCACCAGTCATAATATTCGGAGGAACTAATTGGAAACAAATTTCTTCTAATGCAGTGAACATGTCGGCAATAAGAACTTCAGATGATTTACAAGGTATCTAAATACCTTCAAATACATTATTTTATATGAACCCCATTGAGTTAGTTGCAAAAACATTATATTCCTTTCAAGAACATCAACTTACATTTGAACTTCTAGATGCTTTTGGTAAAAGAGCACAAGTATTCTCACAATATGATGAGATTGCAAAGTGCTTCTTTGAACTCAAGAACTTCTCCAAAGCAATTGAGTATGGAGAAAAAGGTCTTAAATTAGCAAAGTCAAAAGAAGAACTTTATATCACTACAAAGAATTTGATTAATGCTTATAATCAAAACAACTATCCAGAAAAAGCAATAACACAAATTTCAAAAATCAAATCACAAAATCCTCAAGATACTGAACTTCTTCTTGAGGAAACTTTTGCTTATTCTGCAATTAATCAAAAAGAAAAATCAGAAAAACTTTTATTCAATCTTCTTCAAAAGAAACTACCAGAAGAAATTGAAAGAAAAGCATATCACAACTTATCTGGACATTATTTCCGCAAGAATGATATTCGTACAGGACTTCAACATTTTCTCAAAGCAGGAGAAGTAGAAGCATATAAGAATAGAAAACTTCCTGAATATGAGAAATGGGATGGAACCATCACACCTGGAAGAACTATTATTGTAGATAATGAATGTGGTGCTGGTGATGAAGTGATTCATATCAGGTTTATGAAGCATCTCAAAGAACTTGGAATGAAACCTATCTGGAGTTCAACCAGAAGAGAACTTGTAGAACTCTTTCAACATAATGGATATGATGCTGTTTGTGTTTATGACAATCCAGAGTTTCCTAAAGATTCCTGTTGGGTTTATGGACTTGCACTTCCTTATTATCTCAATCTAACAATAGAAGATTTGGGACAAGAACCTTATCTTCAAACCATTCCAAAGTATGATGAGAAATGGAAATGGATGCAGGAAGATACTGAATACAAAATTGGAATGTTCTGGGCATCTAGTTCTGGATTTGAACAGAACTCATTTAGAAGTGTAGAACTTAAAGACTATATGAGTGTTCTTGGAAATAAAGGATACTCGTTATATTCATTACAAACTCATAGTGATAATAAGGATGCTAATGAGTATCCAGAAATCAAACAATCACTATCAGTTCAAGGTAGAGAATTTGCTGATACATTCTCTATCATTAAGAACCTTGATATGGTTGTGACTTCTTGTAGTTTTGTATCTCACGTTGCAGCATCATTAGGTAAAGAAGTCTGTGTCTTTGTTCCTATTATGGAATATTATGTTTGGACAAGTTCAACAGGAAAATCTATGTGGTATGGGGATAATGTTCATCTATTCAGACAAAAGAAACCAAGAACCTGGGATGCACCAATTAAAGAGTTTGGAGAGTTTATGAATGATAGAGGAGTATGATTTATCTTTTCTGAATCTCAATACTATTAAGAGTAAACTTTTACAGATAGAAACCAATTCTCACGGACTTGTAAGCAAAGGTGCTTCTACTTATAATCACGGAATGCCTGTTCTAATGTATCCAGAATTAACTGGATTAAAAAATACAATCAAACAATATGTGAGATTGTATTGCAATAAGTATGAGATTCCTCCACTCAAGTTTATCAACAGTTGGTTCAATATTTCACAACCAGGAAATAAACTCAAAGCACATAAGCACGAAGAAAGTATTGTAAGTGGAGCATTTTATATTTCTGGAAAAACTCCTTTAATATTTCCAGATACATCAATCAATCCTTATCCAGGATTATTAGTCATCTTCTCAAGTGATTTGGTTCATTATACAGAAGAAGAAACAGAAGAACGAATTATTATTAGTTTTAATACAGATTACCTATGAAATTTCATACATTTTATACAGATAACCTTCCTAAGCAACTGATAGAAGACCATAAAAAAGTTTGTAATCATATAGGTATTGAAGTTCAATATCATAGTGAAGAATTTACTGATTATGAGGGTGTTTATACTGCTCACGGAAAGTTTATGACTTCTGTGATGGAAAAGGAAGAGGTTGCTTGTTTTTTGGATATTGATTGTCTTCCTCACAACAAAGAACTTCTGGAGAAAGCATATTCCTGGGCAGTAGAAAATCAATCATTTGTGGGCAATGCTCAAAATATTTCTCATACACAAATGAGAAATCACATCTATGCGGCTGCTTCTTGTTTGATTGTAACAAAAGATGCTTGGAATACATTAGGTAATCCAGACTTTTCTTGGTTTATGCAAAATGGAGTACAGATAGATACTGCACAACTTTTAACTTTAAGAGCAGACCAAATTGGAATGTCTTATCAGTTAATGTATCCAGTTGGTTATGATGGTCCTGAAGAATATAAACTTTCTGGTTATGGAATGTATGGAACAGGAACTTTATATCCAGCAACCTGGCATTATTTTAGAATTAGTAGATTTAAAGATTCAATTCCAGACCTTTGGACAACTCGTGTAAATAATATATTAGAAGACCAAAAAATCATTCCACATCATTCATCGTGTTTTTATGAACTATAAGTTTTTGTTTTTAGTTGGGTCTGCAATCAATCATTTCAACGAAGAACATATAAGTGCTTTCAAAGCAGAAGAAAGATTTCAGCAGACATTAGACACCATTCAATCTATTAGAGATAAATCTCCTGATGCTTATGTTTTAATCTATGAAGCATCAGAAACTTCTATTAAAGAAGAATACAAAGACATCTTAAGAGAAAAGTCTGATTTATTTCTTGAGTGTGGAAATGACCCATATATGAAGTCACTCTATGAAAATGTTCATAGAGACCCAGATAAATTTACATTTGTAAAGTCTATGCTTGAGTGTAGATGTTTAGAACTTGTTCTTCAACATATGGTAGAACATAATGTCTTTAGTGATGTAACCAGAGTATTCAAGTTAAGTGGTAGATATAAACTGAACGAATACTTTGATATTAATGACTATAAGACTAGGTTTTTAACAAATAAGTATGTGATGAAGTATTATGATTATGAGGAAAGATTTGAAGATATTGAAAACATTTACTCACTTCTTTATGGGTGCAAAGGAAGTGTCGTGACTGGGTTGTGGTCCTTTGATAGATTCTTATTTAATGATATTTTTAGTGTTCTTCAAAGAAGTTTTCAGTATATGGAAAGAGCAATTCAACTGACTGCTGGAATTGATATTGAACACTCTTTCTATCATTTTATTGATAGGGATAAAATTCTAAATGTTCCTGTTCTTGGTCTAGATTTAATCAAAGGTATGGATGGAGATAGGTTCTCATTATGAAAATTGCAATCTTCTATCATACCTTTCAATCTGGTATGAGTGCTTTTGTCTATCAATCTCAAATTCATAGGTTGTATTGTTCTGGATTAATTGATGCTGCCGATTATATTCATATTGGAGTGAATGGTGACCAGGAAATGTTTAATGTTCCGGAAAAAGCAAAAGTTGTTTATAACAGTAACTGGAAAGAAGAAACAGAAACTCTAATTGCACTCAAGAACTTTGCATATGAAAATCCAGATTATAAGATTTTATATTTTCATATGAAGGGAACAAGTAAAGAAACTCTTGTTGCCAATTCTTGGAGATTGATGATGGAATATTTTGTAATTGATAAATGGAAAGAATGTGTAGAGTATCTAAATGATTATGATTGTGTTGGACAGACATTTAAACCACTAGGGCCAACTATATGGGGCGATGGGTCTATTACTTCTAATGAGGGTATAAGTTGTTATTGCGGAAACTTCTGGTGGGCAAATGCATCTTATATTCAAACACTAGACCATAATTATTTGAATACTGATTATCGTTTTGATAGAGAGTTCTGGATAGGAACTAATAAGAATGCAAAAGCAAAATCTTTTATGGAATATGGACAAGATGATTATATTGCAGACAATCATCCAATTCCATTAAAGAAAGGTATGAGTGATTATGAACCTTATACTTATTACTTTAAAGAGGTAGAATACTTATGAGACCCTGTGGAGACTGTACTGCTTGCTGCACTTGGTTAAAAGGAAGTGCTTATGGTTATGAGTTTGGTGGTGGAAAGTCCTGCAAATTCTTATGTGAAAGTGGATGTAGTGTTCATAAGGCAAGACCGAAGGTATGTGAGGGGTATTTTTGTGCTTGGTCTCAAGAATTAATATCAGAAGAACTGAGACCTGATAAATGCGGAGTTCTTGCTTCTGTTGAAAATAATGAGAATGGTCAGTATTTGAGATTGACTTTAATGGGAAAAGAGATAAATACAGATATATTAGAATATTTTAAGGAGTGGAGTATTAAGATGAACACTCCAGTTTTGTATTTAAACAATCATATCTGGGAAGTTCTCTAAAATGCCTACTTTTTACAACTATACGGAAGGTGGTCAAGTATATTCTTTTGATGATGTCTTTGTACCTGCTGAGGCTTTTAGGCAAGGGACTTTATTTACTTGGGGTTCTAATGATGACCCCTTCGAGGGTAATGGATTTTTAGGAACCAATGATTCAACCAATAGACGCACTCCAGTCACCACATTTGCTGGTGGAACAAACTGGAAACAAGTTGCTACTGGAAGTTTTCACACAGCAGCAATCAAGACTGATGGAACCTTATGGACTTGGGGAGTTAATTATAGTGGACAACTAGGAGTAGATGGTTCATCCAGTCAAATTCCAATCACCACATTCAACGGAGGAACCAACTGGAAACAAGTTTCTTGTGGAGTTAAACATACAGCAGCAATCAAGACTGATGGAACCTTATGGACTTGGGGACGCAATGCTTATGGAGAACTAGGAATCAATACACCAACCCAAATAAACACTCCAGTCACAACATTTACAGGAGGAACCAACTGGAAACAAGTTGCTTGTGGATATGATCATACAATAGCAGTCAAAACTGATGGAACCCTATGGACTTGGGGTAATAATAGTAGTGGACAACTAGGAAACAATACAACAACCACTAGATCCACTCCAGTTACTACATTTGCAGGAGGAACCAACTGGAAACAAGTTGCTGCTAAAGCGTCTTATACGTTTTATAATGCGGCAATCAAGAATGATGGAACTTTATGGACTTGGGGAGATAATTCTAATGGACAACTAGGAGACAATACAACAACCCAAAGACTCACTCCAGTCACCACATTTGCAGGAGGAACCAACTGGAAACAAGTTGCTTGTGGTAGTGGTCATAGTGCGGCAATCAAAACTGATGGAACTTTATGGACTTGGGGGTATAATTATGGAAGTCTAGGAGACAATACAACAACCCAAAGACTCACTCCAGTCACCACATTTGCAGGAGGAACCAACTGGAAACAAGTTGCTGCTGGTAGTGGTCATTGTGCGGCAATCAAAACTGATGGAACTTTATGGACTTGGGGTGCGAATAATGGTGCTGGACAACTAGGAATTAATAATACAAGCACTAGACTCACGCCAGTCACCACATTCGCAGGAGGAACCAACTGGAAACAAGTTGCTTGTGTATCTCATACAGCAGCAACCACATACATAGATAGTTACCAATAAAATATTATTCTTTATTATGAAAACATTATTTTTTCTTTCTGGTCTTCCAAGATCAGGTTCTACTTTACTTGGATCAATTCTTTCACAACATCCAAAACTACAAGCAACTCCAACATCGCCACTTGCGGATTTGCTTTGTTGGATTGATGAAGGTTTCTCTAAACTAGATCTTCAACACACTTATGATAAGCAACAAATTCAATACAATACTTATAATTCAATTCTAGAAAACTTTTATAATCACGTAGAGAAACCTTACATCCTTGATAAGCATCGTGGTTGGTGTAAGAATGTACCTTCTATTGAAAAGTTTCTACATCAAACTCCAAAGATTATAGCAACCAATCGCAGAATAAGTGAAGTTCTTGCTTCTTACATTCTACTCATTCAAAGAAATAATGAAGCAGATAATTTTGTAGATGCTCATTTAAGAAGAGAAGGAAAACCAATTACAACAGATAATCGTATTGAATGTCTTTGGAAGAATTATGTCTGCGATCCTTATGAAAGTTTGGTTTATGGATTGACACATAACAGATCAAATATTCATCTAGTAGATTATAATGATCTTACACAAAAACCAGAAAGAGAACTGAATAAAATCTATGAGTTTCTGGGAATAGAATCTCATTCGCACGATTTTTCGGACATTCTAAATACCTGCAAGGAAGACAAAGACCACGAATGGGGTCTTGATAATCTTCATCAAATTCGTTCAAAACTTCAAAGAACTTCACCACCTCCTGAAGAAGTGATTGGTGAAGAAAACACTAAACTTTATGATAAATTTAATATATGATTGAAGTATTTTTAAGACATTGTTATACATCCAAAGTTAATCTTTCTGGAGCAAATCGTCCAGATTGGTGGGATAAAGAAAAGGTATTCCAGAATTTCAAGAATACACTCAACCAAGAAACCACCAACTACACAATCATCTTTGATGAGTGTTATGGAAAGCAAGAAGACACTTTCCTCAAAGATGAAAGTTCAATCACAATTAACTGTGGTAAAGAAAGTTCTAGTTTTTGTAAGACACTAGACCATATTCTTTCTCAAGACTTTGATGATGATACAATCATCTATTTTCTTGAAGATGACTATGTACACCGTCCAGAATGGGATAGGGCTCTCATAGATGCATTTACTCTTCCAGTTCAGTACGCAACCTTGTACGACCACGGAGATAAGTATCAGGAGATGTATAAGGACTTTATGACTAAAGTTCTAGCAACAAAATATTCTCATTGGATGCCAACTCCTTCAACAACAAATACTTTTGCAGTAAAATTCAAAACACTCAAAGAAGATAAAGAAATTCATAGACACTTCTCAACAGGATTTGAACCTTCTGCAGACCACGGTAAATTTTTAGAACTACATAAGAAAGGGAGGAATTTAATCTCAAGTATTCCTGGTTATTCTACACATTGTCATTCACAATTTTTATCACCTTGTATTGATTGGAGCACATACTTATGAAAGTTACACTATACGCAATTGCAAAGAACGAAGAAAAGAATATTGAAAAGTTTCTCAAGAATGCAGAGAAGTTTGATGATGTAGTTGTAGTTGATACTGGAAGTACAGATGATACAGTTCAACTGCTGAAAGATGCTGGTGTTAAAGTTTATGAGCATCCACAAACTCGTGAGGAGTTTGATTTTTCAGTTGCAAGAAATCAGGCACTTTCTTATGTAGAAACTGATTGGGCATTTGCACTTGATTTTAATGAGGATGTTGCTGAGTTTCATCCAGAAGGTTTTGGTGTTATTGCTGGGGAATTTACCACATTCAGACATTTGAGATATGATGATAATGGTGGTGATGAACCTGTTCAATCTAATGAGGTTCATACTCGTCTTCATAGAACCAAGAATTATACTTGGGTGAATGCTGTTCACGAAGTTCCAAACTTTATTCCAACAGAAGAATATCCGAATGAAGTTGGTGTAGATACTACCATTAAGATTACTAAGAAGATTAATAAGACTGTAGATAAGGAATTATTCTATTTTAATATTTGCGAAAGGGAGTATAAAAAAGACCCAACTAATTGGTATTGGATTTGGTTTATTTTCAACCATTATTATAATGTTCAAAATTTCCAAAAAGCACTTGAATATGGTCAAGAGTTTCTAAACGTATCTAAACCTTACTTTGATAGTTTTAGAATTCTTGCTTTTATTCGTTGTAGTCAAATTCTACTGAATACGGGTGATATGCAACGAGGAATGAATTATGCATTCCACGCAGTTAGTGAAGGAATGAATATGGGAGGTTCTCATTTATCTCAAGCATTCCAATACTTGTTTGAACTTTCTAAGAGATTGAATAATCCCAATCTTACAATCTTTGCAACTGGTTTCAATCCAGATATGCTTTCATCACCAGAAAGAATTGATGCGATTGATAAACTATTCTTAACCAATCTTGAAGATATTCCTTCTTGCTGGAGAGGTCACCGTAGATTTGCTGAGTGGTTAGTAACGCAAGTCAACCCAGAAGTAACTGTGGATCTTGGAGTTGATTGGGGATTCTCAACTTTCTGTTTTGCGATGCCTCGTATTGGACAAGTTTATGGTGTTGATACTTTTGAAGGAGACCAATTTACTGGCGGAAATCACGGATCTTATGAGTATGTTCTTAATAAGCAAGAGAAACTGTTTATGAATGACAATGTGACTTTCATCAAAGGACTTTTTGATGAGGTTGCAAAGACTTGGGATAAGCAAATTGACATTCTTCATATTGATGGTGATCACGCATATGAATCAGTAAAGCACGATTATGAAACTTGGAGTCCATTTGTAAAAGAAAATGGTGTGATACTATTCCACGATACTTGTATTGAAGAACTGAATGGAAATCAATATGGCGTGAAGAAATTCTTTGATGAACTTGATCTTCCAAAAGTAACATTTACTCATACTTTTGGTCTTGGAGTTGCTTCAAAAAATAAGGATCTGATTGAGTTTATCAAGAATAACTTTGATTTGAATAATCCACTATGAAGTTAGTAGTTCCTATATCAGTTGGAGAACTTTTAGATAAGATTACTATCTTAGAAATCAAATCTATGTTCACCAATGATGAATATGTATCTAAAGAACTGAATGATTTGAATGTTATCCGTAGTACTATAACTTCTTATACTACGGATAATATGAATCAGTTAAGAGAGGTAAATAAAAAACTTTGGAAAATAGAAGATAGACTCAGAGAAAAAGAAAAATTACAACAGTTTGATGATGAATTTATTGAACTTGCTCGTAGTGTTTATATCACTAATGATGAACGAGCAAGAATTAAAAAAGAAGTTAATGAGTTGTGTAATTCTGATTACAGAGAAGTAAAGGTATACTAAATATTTAAAAATATATTCAATCTAATGGCAGCAGTAAGTGCAGTTAATCTCACAATACATAAAGGTACTTATTTTGAGGAAACTTTTCAGTTAGCTGCTGAAGATAATAGTGGATTGAATTTAACTAACAATATTGCGACTGCTAAATTAAGAAAGCATCCGTCGTCACCTACTTCACATACATTCAGTACAACTCTTACTGTTGCAGATAGCACAGTAAAAATTTCGATGGGATCTACAATTACTGCAGCACTTCCAAGTGGTAGATGTTATTATGATGTAATTTTGACTACTAGTGGTGGAATGATTTCAAAAGTAGTTGAAGGAAATGTAATCGTAGAGGAGACTGCTTCCGTATGACTTACCAAGTAAGAGTTGCAGGTAGAGGAACTAACATCAAAACAACAGTAGCTTCGGGGGTAATTATGGCAAGAAACCTAAGCGAACTTTTGGATGTTGATATCGTTGGAAAAAGTGACAAGTATGTATTAATGTATGATAATGCAACTAAAAAATGGACTGCGGTAAATCCAGATGAAGTTTTATCTGCAGCATCAACAACTGAGACGACTCAACCGGGTCTTCCTACTAATTTTGTTGACGAACTTGATGTAGACCTAGATGATAAAATTGATCTTGATGCAGGAAGTTTTTGAATCAATAAATAATAAAAAAAGAGTATAAAGAAGATGGCAGCTCCTGTTTTACAGTTTAAGAGAGGTCTTCTTGCTAATCTTCCCGGTTTAAGGGTAGGTGAACCTGGTTTTACAACTGATTCATACGACCTTTATGTAGGTATTGATAGTTCTGCAAATAATAATAAGTTCTTTGGTTCTCATAGATATTGGACCAAAGGAACTGCTTCTACAGGTAGCGGCGTAAATCTTGTAGAAGGAACTTCAAATGGCACTTCATATATCACACTAAAGTCACCAGATTCTCTTGCTGGAATTGTAACTTATACACTTCCAGCAACTCCGGTAAATGGTGATGTTCTCACAACAGATGCTAATGGTGTTCTTTCTTGGACATCAGCTCTAGATGAATTAGCAATTACTAATCTTGTAAGTGGGATTGGAACTTTTTCAAACAATGTTGCTTTTACTACTACTACTGACAATACTCTTGGTGATGTTAATACTGGTGCGGTTCAAATTGATGGTGGAGTAGGAATTGCCAAAAATGTAACTATTGGTGCAGGTCTTTCTGTTACTGGACAATCACATTTTATTGGTACGGCAACATTTTATGGTGGGCAGATTAACCTTGGTGATAGTGACACTGACGATATTGTAGTTGCTGGAGAATTTAAGTCTAACTTAATTCCAAGTGATGATGCAACTTATAATCTTGGAAATATATCAAAGAGATGGAATAATGCATCCTTTGCCGGAGTAGGTACATTTGCTACGGGAGCAGTTGTTGATGCTGTTCAGATTGGTATTAGTAATGGCAATACAATTGATACTACAATAGGAAAATTAACTCTTAATTCTATAATTGGACTTGTAGAAGTCGCACAACATCTTGATGTTCTTGGTGATTTAGATGTAACTGGTAATGTTTATATTGGCGGAACAACAGTTACTCTTCGCGGAACTGATGTCTTTATCGAGAACAAAGATATTGTTCTTGGTTATACAACGACCTCTACACCAAATGACACAACTGCAAATCACGCAGGTGTTGCAATTGCATCAACGGAAGGAACTCCATTAGCAAACTTTGATGCTTCTGGAATTAATACTCTTCCAAGCACATACAAGCAAATGATGTGGTTCAAGAGTGGAACTCTTGGATTCAGCACTGATGCATTTGGTTTTAACTATGGTGTTGCGATTGGAACCACAACAATGGCGAATGGAGTTCGCCTGGCCGTTGGTTCTGGTGTTACTGTTAGTGATACTTCAGTATCTGCTACAACCTTCTACGGTTCTGTAGTTGGTAATGTTTCTTCTGCAGACCAAGTTAAGACGGTAGATGCGGGTAGTGCAAATGCAGATTATTATCTAACCTTTGTAAATTCAAATAATGGTTCTTCAACCAATGAGATTGTTTATACTGATGATGGCGTTTACTACAATCCAGGTACAAATACTTTTACGACACAATATGGACGTTTTACTGGTAATTTGATAGTTGATGGTGATATTAAAGTTGGTGGTAATGATATCCAGGCAAGTGATGGCACAACTGCCATTACTTTAAGTGGTGCAGATGTAACTATTGCTGGTGATTTGCAAATTACTGGTAATGATATTAAATCAAGCACCGGTGCTACAGCTATTACTCTTGCGGCAAATGATGTTACAATTGCCGATGACTTAACTGTTCAAGGTAATCTTTATGTAAATGGAAGCACGACTCAAGTTAATACAACTGCATTAACTGTAGAAGATCGTACTATTGAACTTGGTCGTGTTGATGGAGCTGTTCCATCGTCATCAACTACTTGGGACCTTGGAGTTCTCTTTAATTATAATGCATCAGGTGCCAAGAAGTCCGCTGTTGTTTGGGAACATTCTGCAACAAGATTCCAGTTTGCAAGTGTTCTTGGTTCTGATACTGATGGTACTGATGTAAACACTCCTCAACTTTCAGTAACTACCTTTGCTCCTATTGAAATTGGTTCTCTGTGGGTGACTGACTGTGCAGGAACATCTCAAGTTATTTCTTGCACTGGAACAACAAGAAATCTTGAGAACATTACGATTGATGCTGGAACTTTTTGAAGTTTAACTGAAAACTAATAAATAGACCCAGAGATGGGTCTATTTTTTTATGAGTGAAGAAGATTTGAAGTTGGTTCTTTCAAAGTATCAACAAAAAACTTTTGAGTTATTCAATCAAAATATCGTATTAGAAACTCAAGTAGAAAAACTCAATATTACAGTAAGTGATTTGAGTGCAGAAATTGAGAAACTGAAGAAACCAAAAAGAGGAACAAAAACAGAAGAAGATTTTTGATAAATAATAGAAACTCTTATATAAGAGTTCTACGGTATATACCATCAATGAGAGGATTGAATGGCGGATCCAAATATTAAGATAAAAAGGTCAGCAGTTCCCGGTAAATCGCCGCAGGTAAGTGATTTGCCTTTGGGAGAACTTGGGCTTAATACATATGATGCAGAGTTATATGCCCGTAGAGAAAGAGCAGGTATCGGCACCGATATTGTAAGACTTGGTGCTGGAGCAACAGTTACTAATATACTTTATGTTACGCAAGATGGAAGCGACACCAATACAGGAAAAAAACTTGGAGACGCAAAAAGAACAATCGGAGCAGCACTTACAACAGCAACAACAGGAACAGTTATTAAAATTAGTGCTGGATCTTATCTAGAAAATAATCCTCTCACTATTCCAGAGCAAGTATCAATTGTTGGAGATAGTTTAAGAGAAGTATCAGTATCTCCACAGAATGCAAATCAAGACTTGTTCTATGTTTCTAATGGAAATTATATTGCAGAGATGTCTTATACAGGCACTCTGAATTCTGGTAAAGCAATCTTTGCATTCAATCCAACTCAAGTAGGATATTTCAATCAGTCACCTTATATACAGAACTGCACTAACTTTATTCCAAACAGTATTGGACTAAAGATTGATGGATCAAAGGCAATAGGACCATTAAAGTCAATGGTCCTAGATTCTTATACACAATACAATCAGGGTGGTATTGGTTGCTCAATTACCAATGAAGGTTATGCCCAGTTAGTATCACTATTTACAATTTGCAATGAGACTGCAGTTTATTGTGGTTCTGGTGCTGCTTGTGATTTAACAAACTCCAACTCTTCATTTGGAAATTATGCACTAGTTGCTGATGGAAGAGGTCCCCTTAAATATACTGGTATTGTTACCAGTGCATCTGCAGAGAATTCAGATACTTTTGTTCTAGATTTAAATGTCCCAACTTTAAATGTAACAAATGCTTCTTATAATAATGTAACTGGATTAACCACCATTACGGTAGGTTCAAATCATAACTTCAATGTTGGAATGGGAGTTTCGATTGTTGGACTTGCATTTACTTGTTCTTCTGGTCCAGGAATTGTAACTTATCCCTCAGGAAATAAAGGATATATTTTTGAGGTTGCAGGAGTTCCTTCACCAACTTCTTTTGAAGTTTATGTCGGAGTTTCTACTTTATCACATACTTATCAGTCAGGCGGAATAGTAAAAATAAATGTAGTAAGACCTTTTGACGGTCAAGTGATTTACTTTGATACTCTTTATTATACTGTTGGTGGAGTAACTGTAAGTTCTGGTGGAACAGGTTACTCCCAGAATGTTGATATTACTTTTGACAATCCTTCTACGCCTTGGGGAATTCCTGCAACTGCCGTAGGAGAAGTTAAAAATGGTTCTGTAACTTCTGTTGAAATGGTCTCAAATGGTCGTGGTTATACAACGGCACCAGTACTAACCTTCAATTCTCCCGATGTTGGAATAAATTCGGCAACAGGAACAGCAAATCTTGTTCCGTCTTATTACGTAATACAATCATCAACACCAATTTCTGCTGGAATCTGTACTATAACTATTACTGATAATGTTCCTTATGCAATTGGCGTTGGAACAACAGTTCCTTTCTTTAAGCAAAGTAGAGTATTAGCATCGGGACATTCTCTTGAATATATTGGTTCGGGAACAAACATTGCAGCTGCACTTCCACAAAATGGTGGTGTACCAATTCAAGGAAATGAAACTGATTCTCTCAATGGTGGTCTTGTAGTATTTACTTCAACTGACCAATCTGGTAATTTTAGAATTGGTGATGGTGTTGTAATTAATCAGCAAACAGGAACCATTAGTGGAACATTCTATTCTAAGAGTTTGTTTTCAACAATGACACCATTCATACTCGCACTAGGAGGAGATTAATCAAATGGCACTAGCACTTAACGTATTCAAGACAGTTACTACAGTTGTAAATACAAATCCAACAGAGGTTTATTCGGCACCTGTCGGATATACGGGTGTCGTCCTTTTAGCGCAAGTTGCAAATATTGGAGTAATTTCTGCAGATGTAACTTTAGTTCATCGTAGAAGTTCTACTGATACTGAAATGTTAAGGGAATATCCAATCTCAGCAAATGATACTGCAAATCTTCTAGCAGGAAAATTAGTATTAGAAAGTGGAGATAAATTAGTTCTATCAGGTAGTAATGGAATTACTTTGAAGTTTATTGCAAGTATTCTAGAAACACTTAACTAATATAAAGAAATGGCAAAGTTCATCAGTAATCGTCAAAAAAATCTTAAGATTGGTATTAGTTCATATACCGAAAGTCAGACAGTGCTTGAGGTTACTGGTAAGGTTGGTATTGGAAACACAAATGCAACACAAGAATTAGATGTTGATGGAAATGTTAGAATTCGTGGTGCAATCTACGATAATAATAATAGTCCCGGAAATAATACATATGTTCCTGTTGCAGATGGTAGTGGTGGTTGGAGTTGGCAACCAGTTACTCAAGCAGGTGCAGGAACTCTTGATGGCATTGTAGTAAGAGAAGAAGGAAATATTGTAGGAACTGCTGGTAGCGTAACAAATTTAGACTTTAGAGGAAATAACATAATTGCTATTTCCACTACTGGAGGTGCTATTGCAACGATAAGGGTTTCCGATACTCCAACATTCAATAGTTTGACGGTTTCTGGAATTTCTACATTTAATGGATTAGTAGAACTTGATAGTTCTTTAAGAGACTTTTATGGAAATGTAGGTGCTGCAGGTAGTGTTTTAATTGCTATTGGAGCTGGTGTTTCTTGGGCGGCGCCGGCATCTGTAGGAACGCAAGGTATTCAAGGAACTCAAGGCACTCAAGGTATTCAAGGCACTCAAGGACTTCAGGGTACTCAGGGAACTCAAGGTGTCCAAGGAACTCAAGGTATCCAAGGAACTCAAGGTATCCAAGGCATTCAAGGATCCACAGGCACTCAAGGTACTCAAGGAACCCAAGGCATCCAAGGAACTCAAGGTATCCAAGGAACTACTGGAACTCAAGGAACTGATGGAACTCAAGGAACCCAAGGTACTCAAGGTGTCCAAGGTACTCAAGGTATCCAAGGAACTACTGGAACTCAAGGAACTGATGGAACTCAAGGAACCCAAGGTACTCAAGGAACCCAAGGCATCCAAGGAACTCAAGGTATCCAAGGAACTACTGGAACTCAAGGAACTCAAGGAACCCAAGGTACTCAAGGTGTCCAAGGTACTCAAGGTATCCAAGGAACTACTGGAACTCAAGGAACTGATGGAACTCAAGGAACCCAAGGTACTCAAGGTGTCCAAGGTACTCAAGGTATCCAAGGTATCCAAGGAATTACTGGAACTCAAGGTGTTCAAGGAACTCAAGGTATTCAAGGTGTCCAAGGTACTCAAGGTATCCAAGGAACTACTGGAACTCAAGGAACTCAAGGAACTCAAGGAACTGATGGAACTCAAGGTACTCAAGGTACTCAAGGTATTCAAGGTGTCCAAGGTACTCAAGGTATTCAAGGTGTCACAGGTCCAGTAGCAGGTTCTGCCAATCAAATTGTTTATAAAGATGGATCAAATAATCCTACCGGGTCTACCAATTTAACTTTTGATGGTTCTAATCTTTATGTTGGTGGAAATATCACAATTGGGGGTACATCATCATATATTATATCTAACGAACTTAGAATCAAAGATAAGGATCTTGTAGTTGGTATTGTTACCGATGGTCTTGGTAATGATACCTCTACAGATACAACAGCTAACACGGGTGGTATTGCAATTGCATCCACAGAAGGTAGTCCATTAGTTAGTTTAAGTTCTGCTGGAGAAGTAACACCAGATACCTATAAGCAGTTAATGTGGTTTAAGTCTGGTTCCTTTACTGGTCTCAATACTGATGCTTGGATATTTAATTATGGTGTTGGTATTGGTTCTACACAAATTCCATTAGGAGTTAGACTTGCTGCTGGAGGAATGCAGGTTACTGATTCTACAGTAAGCACTCCACAATTGAGTGTTTCTGGGAGTTCTACATTCACTAACGGACCTGTATTAATAGGTTCAGCAACATCAACAGGAACAGCAGATCAAGATCTTCAAGTTACTGGTGGTGCTTATGTTTCTGGTTCTGTTGGAATAGGAACCACAAATGCAACAACAAAATTACAAGTTAATGGAACCACAAAGGTAGAAACTTCAATAGGAAGCACTCAATCAGTTTGGTTCAATACATTAGACAGTAAGAGTTATACTGCACAAAATGTTTCTTTATTAGTTCAACCAGAAACTGTATATAGTTTTGATGCTTCTCAAACTGCTTTTAGATCTTATGAACCAGCAATATTCAGTTCTGCATTAACTTCTGCAAATGGAAGTTATAATTCAACTCTATATGGACTTGATAACCTTACTAATGTTGCAGGAACTTCATCTGCTGCAAGACTTACTGGAATTGGATTTTATAATTATGTTGCTAGAAACAGCACCACTGATGTTTCTTCTTATGCATCTAATTTGCTTTATGGAATTTCTAACATCGTTTTTCAAGGATCTAATGTAGACCAATCTGTTGTAACTGGATTTGCGTATGGAAATCGTAATCTTGTAGGAGTCCAAAAAGCAACTGCAACTACCATTTATGGAAATTTTACTACAACAAATATTGGTGCAACAGCAAACTACTCTGCATCATCAACCAGTGCATATGGTCATTATAACCTTATGCAGGTTGGTGCTGCATCAGGAACTGGTATTGGAACTCTCACCAATTACTATGGATATTATGGAGCACCAACAGTAGCACTTACAGGACAACTTACAAATTATTATGGTGTATATCTAGCAACTCCAATTGTAAATGGAACTCTAACCAACCGTTATTCCATTTATAGTTCTGATACATCTTCACAGATGTATCACGCAGGTTCTATTGGAATAGGAACCACAAATCCAACATCAAAACTTACGGTTCAAGGTGATGTAAGAGTTTCTGGTGCTTCTACATTTGTTGGATTAGTAGAACTTGATAGTTCTTTAAGAGACTTTTATGGAAATGTAGGTGCTGCAGGTAGTGTTTTAATTGCTACTGGTGCTGGTGTTTCTTGGACAACTCCATTTGCTGCCGGAATTCAAGGTGTCCAAGGAACTCAAGGAATCCAAGGAATCCAAGGTGTCCAAGGAACTCAAGGAATCCAAGGTGTCCAAGGAATCCAAGGTGTCCAAGGAACTCAAGGAATCCAAGGTGTCCAAGGAACTCAAGGAATCCAAGGTGTCCAAGGTATTCTTGGAACTCAAGGAACTACGGGAACACAAGGTATCCAAGGTATTCTTGGAACTCAAGGAACTACGGGAACACAAGGTATCCAAGGTATTCTTGGAACTCAAGGAACTACGGGAACACAAGGTATCCAAGGTATTCTTGGAACTCAAGGAACTACAGGAACACAGGGCATCCAAGGTATTCTTGGAACTCAAGGAACCACAGGAACTCAAGGTATCCAAGGTATCACAGGCCCAGTAGCAGGATCTGCTAATCAAATCGTTTACAAGAATAGTTCAAATAATCCAGATGGTTCTACCAGTCTTACATATACTGGAGCAGTATCTGGTGTAGGTACTGTGGGAATCGGTACTATTATTGATATTGTTCATTATGACGCTTTAAATTCAGGCACTCTTTCTTTTGAAGGTTCTGCAGGGCAGTTATTCAGTATTACTAATAACCTTACCACTGGTTCTATTTTCTCTGTTAATGATGTTTCTGGCATTCCTAGTATTGATGTAGGTGCTGCGGGGACAGTTTCTCTTGCACCTTATGGTGGTGATGTTGTAGTAGGACAAGCAATTATTAATAGATGGGTAAGAAAAACTGCAAACTATACTGCAGTAAATGGTGATAGCATAATTGCAGACACTTCTGGAGGAACCTTTACAATTACACTTCCAGCAACACCATCAATAGGTCATAATATTAGAATTGCGGATGGTGCAGATTGGGCAACAACCAATCTAACATTAGGTAGAAATGGTTCAACAATTGAAGGTATTACTGATGATTTTACTTTTAATATCAAAGGCATTACTGCAGATATAGTTTATGATGGAAGTACTTGGGAAGTTTATGCTAATGCTGGTCCAAGTGGTCCTCAAGGTATTCAGGGTAGTGCTGGTTTTGTTGGTAGCAATGGTGCTCAAGGTACAGCAGGTACTACAGGTGCTCAAGGTACAGCAGGAACTAGCGGAAGTTCCTCAATTACAAATGACAATTCCACGAATGCAACAAGATATCCTACATTTGTTGATGTTACAACAGGAACACCTAGTGCAACAAATGTTTCATCATCAAAATTTACATTTAATCCATCTACAGGAACCTTATCTGCTACGATTTTTACATCATTATCTGATGAAACAGAAAAAACAAACATTAAAATCATACAAAATTCTATAGAAAAAATTAATAAACTTGACGGTGTAACATTTAACTGGGTAGATAATAATGCTCCTTCATCTGGTGTTATTGCTCAACAAGTTGAAAAAGTTTTACCAGAACTGATATTAAATATCAATGGCAAAAAGACAGTTAATTATAATGGTTTGATTGGTCTTTTAATTGAGGCATTTAAAGAATCTCAAAAAGAAATGCAAAAAATTAAAAATCATCTAAGTAATCTAAATAATCAATAAAATGCCTACTTCTCTTTCAAGTTTTTTAGGTACAACTTATCAAGGAGCCACAGGTGCTCAAGGAACCACAGGTGCTCAAGGAACCACAGGTGCTCAAGGAACCACAGGTGCTCAAGGTGCAACAGGTGCTCAAGGTGCAACAGGTGCTCAAGGAACCACAGGTGCTCAAGGAACCACAGGTGCTCAAGGAACCACAGGTGCTCAAGGACCATCAAATGTTCCTCAAAATGCAAAAACTACTTCGTATACATTAATTGCATCAGATGCTGGAAAACATATATCAATTACTACAGGCGGAGTAACCGTTCCTGCATCAGTTTTTAGTGTAGGTGACACAATTTCTGTTTATAATGATTCTGGTTCAAATCAGACAATCACTCAGGGTTCCGTAACTTTGAGAAATGCTGGCACTACTAGTACTGGAAATAGAACACTTGCCTCATATGGAATTTGTACTATTTTATGTGTTGCATCAAATACCTTTGTAATTTGTGGAGCTGGGTTATCTTAATTATGGTAATACATCAATTATTTTTTACTTCTATACAATTGGGATTATATCCATTTACAACTTTTACGTTTACAAATGGAACTCAAATTGGAAATATTGGACCCTCAACGGCAAATCTCCTAGCTTCATATGATACTGCATCTAATTCTTGGTTAAATAATGCATCATATTTTACCACATCAAGTGGAATTCAACTATGGACTGTTCCACGAACTGGAACCTATACTATAGAAGTTGCGGGAGCAGCTGGCGGGGGAACTGCTACTACTCCGGGATATGGTGCCAAAATGATTGGAACATTTTCACTAACTCAAGGAGATGTTATTAAAATTCTTGTAGGGCAATTAGGTCGTAACGGAACAGCTGATTGTGGCCAAGGTTTTGGTGGTGGAGGAGGAGGAACTTTTGTTGCAACAAATTCCAATGTCCCATTAATTGTAGCAGGTGGTGGAGGAGGTTCTTCTTCAGGAGTAATTACTGCTTCTAGATTAAATGGAACAACTTCCACATCAGGAAATCAAGGAGATGGTGGTTCTGGTGGAGCAGGAGGGACTGCTGGTGGTGGTGGGGGTGCTGGAACTGGATGTGTACCCGCAAGTTCTGGTGGCGGTGGATTTACTGGAAATGGTACTACAGCACAAGGAAATCCGGGGCTTTCCTTTATAAACGGAGGAACCGGAGGGACAGGGACAAGAGCAGATGGTGGATTTGGTGGAGGAAGTGGAACCGCTAACTACACTGGTGGCGCCGGCGGTGGATATAGTGGCGGCGGCGGCGGTGGATTAAATAGCTGTGCTTGCTCCGACTTGCAGGGTGGCGGTGGTGGTGGTTCGTACAATAATGGAACAAATCAATCTAATACTGGTGGAGTAAATACTAGTAATGGTTATTGTAAAATAACTCTCCAAGGAGCACCATCACCAGTGGTTCAGTACCTCGTTATTGCTGGCGGTGGTGGTGGGGGAGGATATATTGGAGGTGGCGGTGGTGCTGGTGGTTATAGAACTGCAACAGGATTTACTTTCAGTACTGCAACAAACTACACTGTAACAGTTGGTGCAGGTGGTGCTGGCGGTACATCCTCTGCAAACTTTAGTACTCCAGGAAATCAAGCAATCTCTAATGCAACTAATGGAGGAAATTCCGTCTTCTCAACTATTACTTCAACTGGTGGAGGAAAAGGTGCTAATGCATATTCCCTAAACGGTGCGAATGGTGGTTCTGGTGGTGGTGCTTCTCAAGAATATGTCGGTGCTGCAACTGCAGGTACTGGAACTTCTGGAGAAGGTAATAATGGTGGAAGAGGGTCAACATCAACAAACTATGGTTCAGGTGGTGGTGGTGGTGCTGGAACAGTTGGTGCAACAGCATCTGGATCTGGAACTGGTGGAAATGGTGGAGATGGATTATCTTCAAGTATAACAGGAACTGCAGTTACTCGTGCAGGAGGTGGTGCTGGTGCAAGTTATACATCTCAGGGCGGTGCTGGCGGGAGTGGCGGTGGCGGTCAGGGAGGCAGCGGTGGCGGAACTTCACCAACAAGAGCATCAATTTCAGGAACTACAAATACTGGCGGTGGCGGTGGTGGTGCTGCTGTAGGTGATGGAACTAATGGAGTTGGTTCTAATGGTGGTTCAGGTGTCGTTATTCTTAGTTATTCGACTACTTACACTATAAGTAATCCAGGAGGAGGTCTAACCTTCACCACACAAACTGTAGGAAGTAATAAAGTAACTACTTTCACTCTAGGAACTGGAAACATTCAATTTAATTAAGAAAAGTTATGGCCCATTATGCATTTTTAGACGAAAATAACATTGTAACTGAAGTTATCACTGGCAAAAATGAAGGTGAAGATGGAATTAATTGGGAAGAACACTATGGAAACTTTAGAGGTCAGGTTTGTAAAAGAACCTCATATAATACTATAGGAGGGAATCATAATAATGGTGGAACTCCCTTTAGAAAAAATTATGCTGGTGTTGGATATATTTACGACGATGAAAAAGATGCTTTTATTTCACCAAAACCATATGAAAGTTGGATATTAAATGAAGATACTTGTTTATGGGAATCACCAATTCCTTATCCAGAAGATACAGAAAACTTATATTTTTGGAATGAAGAGGAATATAAATGGGATAATATGAACAGTTCATTAGGTTGAATCTCACTCATAAATACAGTATCAAAGGATTTAATTGATAATTAAATTATGAATTTTGCAAAAATTGCTTTAGATAATGGTGGTTCAATTCATCCAATCATAATTCCATCTCATTTAAATGATGGGTTGGGTATTATGAACCCATCGGTTTATATTCATAAAGGTAAGGTTTTAGTTAATCTCAGAGCAGTCAATTACACATTTTATCATTCGGAAAAGAAACTTTTCCAGCATCCATATGGACCATTGACATATCTTCATCCAGAAGATGATATGCACCTGAGAACTAAAAATTATTATTTGGAACTCAATGATAAGTATGAAATCACTAGAATAAATGCAATAGATACTTCAAAATTTGATACATACGAACCCCAATGGGACTTTGTTGGTCTTGAAGATGCAAGACTCTTTGAATGGGAAGGGAAACTTTATACTTGTGGAGTTAGAAGAGATTTAGATACTGTTGGAACTGGCAGAATGGAACTTTGCGAAATCAAAGTTTCTGATAATAAAGTCGTAGAAACATCAAGATTTCGCATTCCAACTCCAGGAAATGATGACGAATATTGCTCAAAGAATTGGATGCCAATTCTAGACAAACCATATCATTTTATAAAGTGGAGTAATCCAACAGAAATTGTTAAAGTAAATCCAGAAGATAAAACCTGCGAAACAGTGTTCACTGGAGAATATAAATCAATTCCAAGAGATCTTAGAGGAGGTTCTCAGGTCATTCCTTGGAGAGATTATTATGTTGCAATTACTCATGAAGTTGATTTGTTCAAAAGTGGAACTGGAAGAAAAGATGCAATATATCGCCATAGAGTAGTATTCTGGGATAAAAATTTTAACCTAGTTAAATGGACAAATGACTTTTCCATTATGGGAGGGGATGTTGAATTTTGTGTTGGATTAATTCAACAAGGTTCTGATTTCCTAATGACTTATGGATTTCAAGACAATGCAGCATATCTTATTAAGTTTCCAGAAAAAGTGTTTGAGGATTTTATCAAATGAATGAACTACAAGAACTTCTAGATTATTATGTACATCATACTGAAGAACCAGAGATTAATTTCAAATTAGCAATTTATTATCATTCTATTGGGCAAACTGCATCTGCTATTTCTTATTATATCCGAACCGCAGAAAGAACAGAAGATAAAACTTTAATGTATGCTTGCCTGCTTTCTGCATCAGAATGCTTTGATTCTCAGGGATGTAGGAGCAATTCTGTCAAAGGACTTCTTCAAAGTGCAATTGCAGTAGATCCAAAGAGACCTGAAGGATATTATCTACTCTCAAGATTTTATGAAAGAGAAAAGAATTATCACGATTCATATTTGATTGCATCTATTGGGGAAAAAGTTTCTGATTTTAATGCAAAACCACTACCACTCAAGGTTGATTATTTTGGATATTGTGGAATTTTATTTGAAAGAGCAGTATCTGCTTGGTGGTGTGGACTTTGTGATGACAGCCATTTAATGTTTTTGGATCTCAAAACAAATTATTGGAATCAATTAAATGAATCGCATAAGCAAGCAGTTTTGAATAATTTAAAACTCTTCAAAAAAGAATTTGATTGGGGAGAAATTGAACAAAACAAATGGTTCAAAAAGGTTATAATCGATGAAGTCTTTACCAGAGATGTCTATCAAAAATTCTTTAAAGTGGATGAGGATGATTTGGTTGTAGATATTGGTGCAAGTGTTGGACCATTTACATATAAAATTTTAACACAAAATCCAAAGCAAGTTTATTGTTTTGAACCTCAGAGTTCTTTGTTCAAAACACTCAGTCAGAATTTAGAAAAGCATCAAAATGTAACTCTTATCAATAAAGGAATTGCATCAGTAAATGGTGAGTTTGAAACTGGTGGTCTTTATGATAAAGACTGTACAGAAACTTGGGAAAAGATTCAAACAACAAATGGACTTAGATTTGATACTTTCCTAAAAGAAAATGATATTGAAAAAATTGATTTTCTTAAGGTAGATTGTGAAGGTGGTGAGTATGATATTTTCAATGAAGAGAATCGTCCTTGGATTGTAAAAAATGTTCGTAAGATTGCTGGAGAGTTTCATCTAGCAACACCAGACCAAAAGAAAAGATTTGTTGAATTTAGAGATACTTATCTCAATGATTTTAATAAAGTTGAAATCTATTCTTGCGATGATGTTGATATTAAATGGAGTATGTGGGATGACTGGGCAGTAGAACGATATAATGAAATCATAATTTATATTGATAATACAGAAGTACTAGAAAACTTCTGGAACATCACTCCTTGGGCTACGATGGAATTTACTACATCAATTCCCAAGAAAGGATGTGTAGTAGATTGTGCATTCTGCCCTCAGAGAATTCTTGAGAAATCTTATGTGGATGAGACTAGATTTCTAACTCTAGACAACTTCAAAAAAATGGTAGATAAACTACCACAAGAAATTCGTGTAACCTTCGCAGGATTTACTGAACCTTGGTTGAATAAAGATTGTACTGATATGCTTCTATATGCTCACGAAAAGGGGCACAGAATAGCAGTCTTTACAACTGGAATTGGAATGAAAGTTGATGATGTTTATAGAATTAAAGATGTACCTTATGATTTGGGACCAAATGGTAAGTTCGTCCTACACCTACCTGATGCAGAAAGAATTGCAAAACATCCAATCACAGACAATTACATTAAAGTTCTAGAAGCATTCAAAGAAGTTCATAAGGATATTCGAGGTTTCTATACAATGGCAATGGGTGAAGTACATCCCGATGTTAAGCACATATTCCCCGAAGCAATTGTTCCTGCTTTCTGGAATCGTGCAGGAAATCTTGTTGGTGAAGCAATGCTAAAACCAGAACTTCTCAATCTTCAAGACCGCTATAAATCAGTCTATCACGGAGAGGAACCAAGAACTTGTGGTTGTGATGAACACCTATATCACAATATTGTTCTTCCTAATGGTGATGTATCTCTATGCTGTATGGATTATAGTTTGAAGTTTATTATCGGAAACCTATTGGACCAAGAGTATAAAGACATTGCACCTCAACCAAATACTTGTTTTGATATGTGTCGTTTCTGTGAAAATGGAGTAAAGCACAAATGATGTATTCTCTTCACGAACAAAAACTTGCAGAGAATCCAAAACCATCAGTATTTGTGGTGGATAATTTCTACAATGACCCAGATATCGTTCGTAGATTTGCATTATCGTTAGATTATGAGTTTTCTGATTACCACAGAGGTAGAAGAACTCAAGACCAATATTTTATTCCAGAAACTAAAGAAGCATTTGAAAGAATTATTGGTAAAAAGATTAGTGCTTGGGGAGAAACTTATGGAATGTGCGGAAGATTTCAGTATTGTACCGCAGAGGATGCACTTGTTTATCACGCAGATAGTCAGAAGTGGGCTGGAGTCGTTTATCTAACTCCAGATGCTCCTTATGAATCTGGTACATCATTACTTGCACATAAGAAAACTGGAGTAAGACATTGTGACCATCCCGACATTATGAATGTATGGGCAGAAGCAGCACCAACTGGAGTACATTTGGATGCAACACCTTGGGAAGAGATTGATAAAATTGCGAATGTTTATAATCGCTTGGTGATTTGGGATGGTCATTGTCCTCACGCTGCATCTAAATATTTTGGATTCACTAAAGAAACTTCAAGATTGTTTCATTTGTTCTTTTTTGATACGGAATTTTAATAAGGAAATAAAAGATGGCACTTGCTCACTCACCCTCTATAACTACATCAGGATTAGTCCTTTGTTTAGATGCAGGAAACACAAAGTCTTATCCTGGTTCTGGAACCACTTGGACTGATTTGAGTGGTAATGGTAATAATGGAACTTTTGTAAATACACCAACTTATAGTAGTTCTAATAAAGGAAGTATTATATTTGATAGTACAGACTATGTTACCACTTCCGCAGTTGTTGAATCAGCAACAAATTCAAACTTACAGACTTTTAGTGGATGGTTGGTGGGTGATGGAGCATTATTTGGAAGTAATGCGAGCGGAATAGGTCAGAATCATTTGCGAGCATCTTTAAGTGGAACAACTTTAACTTATCGAGTATCTTATTACGGCGGTGCCGCTGGAGAAATAGATGATACTACCACAGTTTCTCCATTTTCCATTAATAACATTGTAATCGTTAAAACAGCAGCAGAAAAATATGATGTTTATTTTAATGCTGTTAAAGTTATGAATCAAGTGACAAAAAAAGCATCAGTTAGCACTTCATTTTATCCTGGACTTTATTATAGTGGTTCATATAATAACGGAACTGTTTGTAACTATATGATATACAACAGAGCACTCACAGCATCAGAAATCCAACAAAACTTCAACGCACTCCGAGGTCGTTTCTCAATTTAACCTAAATACAAAAACGAAGAGGTATTGAGAGAGAATGGGAATTGCTTATAATCCACGCACAGTTACTGATGGATTAGTTCTGTGTCTTGATGCGGGCAATACAAAGTCTTATCCTGGTTCTGGAACCACTTGGACTGATTTGAGTGGTAATGGATATAATATGACTTTAACAGGCAGTCCAACATTTACATCAACAAATGGAGGTGTTCTTCAGTTTAATGGTTCAACACAGTATGGAACTTTAAGTTCTTTGAATTATTCTGGATCTACTTTCACTATTATTGCAGCAGCAAGATATTCTGGTGCAACTAGAGGAAGGATAATAACTTCAAATACTAATAACTGGTTATTAGGTCATTGGGGTTCTACTACAGAAAATTATTATGCCGAAGGTTGGATAAGTGCTGTTGGTGCTGGTGCTAATGATACAAACTGGAGAATACTTGCTGCAACAGAAAACTATGGTTCAGACTTAAGAAGTTTATATGTAAATAATGCTGTTAAAGTTTCAAACTCAACTTCAGGGTCAGCAGGATTTAATGGATTGAGTGTTGGTAGGTGGGGAGGAGGAGCATCAGAATATTCAACTTGCGAAGTTTCATTCATCTATGTTTATAATAGAATTTTATCTACAACTGAATTAACACAAAACTATAATGCATTAAGAGGGAGGTTTGGTCTTACCTAAATACTAATAAAATCTTAAAAATGGGTGCGTTCTCCGGTCCAGACATTTTAGAAAGTGGACTAGTTCTTGCATTAGACGCTGCAAATAAGAAATCATACTCTCAAAATGAGTTTCAGTATTCTACTGATATTTTTGCTTGGTATAATAGTAGTTCAGGAAACGCATCAACAATATCAAGAGATACTATAAGTTCTCCAGTTGGCAATACTCCATTGAAAATGGCAGTAACTGGAAATGATCCACATCTGGGAAGCTATAACTCTGGTGTTTGGAATATTGCACCTGCTGCAAATGGACAAACTTGGGTTGTAAGTGTATATGTGAAAGCAGATGTTGCTACTACAGGACAGATTTTTATTTTTGGTGCAAATAGTGCTGGAACTGGATTTGTTGGTGGTGCTTGGTTAGCAATATCTGCAGTTGGTTTTAATATAACGACTGAATGGACCAGAGTAAGTCATTATATTACTATGGCAAACGCAGATATTGCTTATATTCATACAAGATTAGACGGTCCAGATAGTGGAGGAACTGGTCAAAATATTTGGTGGGATGGACTACAAGTAGAAAGAGTACCTTCAGGAACTACAACACCAACGCCATTTACTTCATCTTATTATGGTGGAAGTGTTTATAAAGATTTGGTTGGTTCTAATAATGGAACTTTAGTAAATTATCCAACTTATAATGGGTCTAATGGAGGTTCTTTGGTTTTTGATGGTGTGAATGATTATGTAAATTTGGGGTCATTTTTTAATTATACCAATTTTACTATTTCTTTGTGGGTATATCCAGGTTCAACTCAAGTTCAATACGCGGATATTTTTGATAATAATCATACCGGAGGTCAAAATTTTGTTTGTCAACAAAACAGTACAACTACTAATCAATACAGTTTTTCTTGTATTAATGCAACAAATGGTAGTGGTACATCAGTATTTAATTTGACCGCAAATACTTGGACATTTCTTACATTTACTTGGAATAATAGTGTTGCAAGTGCTTATATTAATGGAGTATTTCACTCCAGTGGAGCAGCAGCAAATCCAATTAATTATTCATCTCAATATTTAAGATTAGGAACTTGGGGAGGTGGTGGTAGAAATTGGAATGGTAGAATATCTAATTTTATAGCGCATAATCGTGTCCTCACAGCATCAGAAATCCAACAAAATTACATAGCAACTAAATCCAGATACGGGCTCTGATCCACTTTAAAAACTGTCCACTGACCTCCCAAAACCGACTTGGGAGGTTTTATAGTAGGTGGAGACACACAAAGACCCTATGCGGTTCTCCAACCTAGACCGATTGATTTTTATTGGTAGTTTTATGGTGCTGATGAACTGGGGAGTTCGTCTTACTGATGTTACTTTGAACGCACTGTTCTGATGCTTACATTATACACCAGTGGATACAATTATAGCAAGCGTAGATGTAAACGCATTGTAGACTGGTTTATTTCCAAACACTTTCCTAGGCATAAACTAGAGATTTCTGTAAACCATCGTGGTTTAAGTCGTGAGAGTGTTTATGGTTGGGTATGGGTTTCTGATTGTGATTATCGTCCTCGTTCATTTGAGATTGAAATGCACAATCGGATGACACCAGAGCACTACACTAAGACGCTTCTACACGAACTCTGGCACGTCTATCAACACGTTAAGGGTGCTCTTAAGGATAAGTACGGTAAACGTCTCTGGAGGGGCATAGACCACACGGAGACAGACTATTCAGAGCAACCTTGGGAAGTACAAGCAAGACAGATGGAAGAAGTGCTCTATGAAGAATATCTAGAGCACTTGACAAACTCTCAAAACTCACTATAATACCTTTGTCGAGGTTAAACAAACTATGATCTCTATGAAAGCTCAGAAACCTGAATTTATCTGTGTATCTCCAAAGACTTCTGAAGCAAAAGAAGTTTTTGAGACTT